GCCCAACAATACTCAACGAAATTGGAGTAGTACAGATGGACGAACAATTCGCTAAAGACAACCTGCTGAATGCCAAGCTGGACCAAGTTTCCGTAGCCTTGGCATTGCGGGATGTCATTGGTGGTATCCAGGTTCTGCGCACACTGTTGCAGACCTCGAAGGAACGCTGGGCGCGCTTCACTAACGTTGAAACCGGTGAGCACCTGATCAAGGGCGTGGCGGTAAGTACGGTCAAGACCGATGCGGTCTATACCTACATCGCTTACATCATCAAAACCTACATGCAGTCGCGTGGTGTGCGTACTACTGCCTGGACCAAGAACACCATTAGCGGTGAAAACTTCACCAACAAGGCTATCAGCAACATCACTGCTGCTCATACCTTCGAGACCCATGAAGCACTGTTCAAGGTGATCGCTACTCGTCTGATCGGTTTCGACGACGCCCTGGTTGACATGGCGGTGTCCACCGACAACGAGAAGATTGCCGAAATGTTGGTGATTTACCTGGGTAGCCGTTTCGACCTAGGCGAGTCCGCGGAAGAACTGGTCGAGCGCTATGCGCAACAAGTCGGTTGCTTCCATGCATTGCTGGATGTACAAGGTTTCACCCCAGCGTTCTTCGAACAACGCCTGGTAGAAGCACAGCAACACTTCGACACCCCGGCCGACGATGACCACATCCACATCTTCGATCCGCTGCGCTTGCTGACTTACTACATCTAACAGTAAGAATATTTCAAGCCTATATCACTAGGATGACCAAACAGGCAAATGCCTGAGGGGACGTGTACGCACTCCTCTTCCTTTGGTAGTTTACTAAACCCTATTTTGTATAAGTGAGTCTCTTATGTCGCTGAATAACGAATACGCCAAACTGATGGGTAACGGTGTGGCCTCGCTGGTGGAGCACCATGATTACAACAAAGGCTCCAACCACGTAACGTTTGATGCATCCAAGGTCGAGTTCCCGGAGAACGTTACTGTCGAGTCGCTGCAGACTCACGTTAACTTCCTCAATGACACTTCCGGCCAGGTCCGCGAAGCGGTAGCTCAGATCGCTCGTAAGCAGTACGAAGAAAACAACAAGATCTCCACTGTCGACGGTACTCTGGAACTGGGCGGTGTGATCATCAACTCCCAGCACCACCTGCGCAACCAGATCGCCGACGATGTGTACATCTACGGCCACAGCACCACCCAGACCACCTATCAGCACTCCGGCGACCACGCCGCCTGGATGGCTGAGCAAGACCAGGTCAACGTTGACATGGCAACCAAGCTGTTCAGCTAAGCAGTAGTTGAGTCCTGCTCCTGGGGTAACACCTAGGAGCAGGGTCTATTCCGCATTTTCATTTTTAGGGTACGGCAATGGCTAACAACATTAAGTTTGAGAAAGTTCCTGGTGGGATCAAAGTTCCACTGTCTGAAGCTTTCCGTGAAATCGTTAAGGGCTATACCACCAGCACCTTCTGGTACCACTTGCGTGGTGTAGTAGACGTAGCGCGTGCTGATAACAACTTCTATATCCCTGGTGATGACGTAGAGACGTTCGTCACTGTAATGCGTATTTACTTTGAGCATAATGGTGTGCAAGAGCTGCTCGAAGATGAAACCAAGCAAGTGGATCTGATGATCTACTCGCATACCACCAAATACCACTTGGACAAGACGGTAAATGTAGCTGGGTTCTACAGCTTGCGTCCTATGTCTCCGTGGTCGTTGATTGTCAGCGACAAGGTGTCAGAATGTTCTGGGAAATAGTTCTTACTGTAGCAACAGTTATGCTTACGTTAAACTGCTTGTACAGACACCGTATGCTGACTTGGAGTTATGCTAAACTCCCTTATCATGATTGGCTTTGTCAGTTCGCCATGACTGCTTATATGCATTTTGCTATTAATTCCTTCTTCTTTGTAACTTCTATTTATAAACTTTTGGAGCATTAGTTATGAAACCTGTTTTCAATGATAGAGATAGCGAGCTGGTATTCGGCCTGTTCGAAGAGTGTGTCGTTGATATGTTCGGTGCTCCTACCTTTGGTATGCGCTATGGTGGTGGTCTACATCATCAACTGCTTGACGTCGGTATGTGCGGTGTTGCACGTGGCTACCTGGATAAGTTCACCACTATCGCACCGCTGGTAACTTACGGTATTACCGTTAAACAAATGCCTCCTTTGGACAGGCAAGGGCGTTACCAACTGGATGCAGACGAGCGTGATTACGTGCCTTCAGTAGCGGTATACAAACAAACCAAGACTGACAACGAAGGCAAAACCTACGAGGTACTGTCCATTGGAATCAGTGGTGACGTACTGCAAAACGACATCTGCGGTTATCCTGTGCAAGTGGATGAGTACTATCGTAAACAGTCTGGTCAGATCTGGGGTACTGAAACCCTGATGCATGCAGCTAAGCGTCAGTACCAAGCCAAGGTCGAAACTACACTCATGGCCATTGATTACGACAACGAGGCATTCCATAAGAACTTTACTCCGCCGATACATTTCCTGCGGGATGGTAAACGCAAGCCAGGCTACAACGGCGCGCCGCATGTAGCTGCTATTTACGCGGTACCTGTACCCGTGACAACTGTCATGGAATTCCTTGATGACAAGTACTCCATGATGGGTTGGGTTTCTCTGAGTGACTTGCAGAATCTCGGCTACCTCCAACGCGCTCGCGCTGAAGTATTAGAAGAAGATCCTAAGCTCGGCAGTATTGAATATGGTTTTGCTCTGGAGCCACTGCAAAAGCGAGTAGGTCACTTGATCAACATCCCTCTGGAACCGTGGTCTGCTGCTCTGGTTACTGATGACCACGACGAACTGGAACGTTACCTCCGTGGGGTGGTCTATAAGCAATCGTAATTAAAACTGACCAACCCATCTTACACCATAAACAGGTGTAAGGTGGGTTTACGATGTCTAAAGGATTTTTATTGGTAACGGAAGGGTTGGGTGGGAGCGGTAAAACCACCTTATGCGATCGCATCCAGGCATGGTTCACTGAGGAGCGTATTCCTTGTGTGCGTACCTTCGAGCCAGGTGGTACTCCAGCGGCTAACTTCTTGCGTAAGCTGTGCCGTGAGGGCATCCCTGATGCAGAGCCACTAACCCCTATGGCTGAGGCCCTGCTATTTAAAGCAGCTCGTGCTCAGCATGTGGAGACCGTTATCAAACCAGCACTGGAACGTGGTGACGTAGTACTGTGCGACCGTTATATGCTCAGTACCTTTGCTTTCCAAGGTATTGGTCGTGGGCTGTCGTTACACACACTAGACAAACTCCACCGTGATGCAATTGGTCTGGTCCCTGACATGACCATCATCATGGGCGGTGATCCCGAGACCTTTGCTGCACGGATCTCTGTTACCGAGAAAGGTAGTGACCAGTTTGATAACTGGACCATGGAGCGGAATAACCGTATCCAGAACTACTTTGAATCCGTAGCAAAACAAGATCCAGGTATTTACCATCTGGTAGATGCCGAGCAAAGTGCTGACAACGTGTTCTGGCAGGTAGAGTCTCTGCTGATGAAAATCAAAGGGGATCGTAATAAGCAGAAAGCCCATGCTCCAAGCATTAAGATTCCACCAAGCTTGCGTGGGGATAGTGTATTGTCCAAGATTGTTCCTGGGAAAGTACCTAATAACGGGATTTTCGATAAATGAGGTGCTAAATGGGTGTTACAACTAACCAGCCTAAATCGTTAGAAGAGCGAGTGGCTGCCGCTGTTAAAGCTGCCAATGAACGGAAAGTCGATTTCGACATCTGTTACATTGCCGGACGGGCTGAGTGGTCTACTAACTGGGGCGAAGGTTACGTCCGCTCCAATTTGTCCGATCTACTGGAGCTGATTGAGGAGGATATCCGTAATCCAGTACCTCCTGCTCCAGATCTCCCGGACGAACCAGAACCAGCTGGCTGGAAGTTGTAATCTGTTTACTATACCAGGTAGGGCGCAAGCCCTACCTGGTATAGTAGCAATTAATTCCTAGCAGCGGTTACATCTATATTACTACCATGATGAAGGTCAATCAATCAATTGTTCTAGGAGTTTTATCATGCGTAAATCTATCATCGCTGGTGTACTGTTCGGTCTGGTAGCTGTTAACGCGGTTGCCTCTCCTGAAGTCATTGTGAGCTGCGACACCCAGCAGGGTAAACAGCTCGAGGTAATCTTCAACAAGTCTGACGATGGTCTGGTCGTTAATTACGGAACGGATCTGGACACCCCGAAATACTCGGTGGTCAAAAAGACCAATGACATGTTCTGGAACTCGGAGTACAACTCTCCGCAGAAAGTCAAAGACACCATCATGTATTTCATCCAGGGCGACGAGCAGGGCAAGTTCACTGTCACCGATTACGGCGACCACACCCTGGTTACTCTGAGTGTTGACCGGGACAACCAGGTTATCCTGGAAGACGCTTGCCGCGACATCAAGCAATTCAATTTCAGTGATCAGCTGACCGCCAACATGGCCTGGGTCGACGACAACTGATTCATACCACCGCTGTAATACCTTTTATTAATCTGGAGTTTTGTAATGACCGATACCAATGTGAAGCCGGCTAACACTAAAGTGATTCCGGTGGAAGATCGTATTTTCCGCGTCAAGCGTTCGCTGCAAGAAGCAGTTAACGCCATGCGTACTTCCAAAGAGTCCGCTAAACCCGTGGGGGCGCGAGCAGTTGGTCGCGCCAACAAGTTGCTCGCTGATGCCTGCAAGCTGTTGGACGATATCTTTGACGACCATAAGGTCCTGGACGGTATCATCCTCAAGCTGAAAGAAGATCACCCACGCGAGATCGCTGAGTTGCGACGGTTGATCGAAGAACGTGAGGGTCAGTACAACACCTTCCGCAATGAAGTAGCCGAGAACTGTAATGCGCAAGATCGCGCGATGCGTGATAATGCAAATACGGTGTCTGACCTTCAAAGCAAACTCCTGTTGGCTGAAGAGCACATCAAGAAAGCTCAGAACACCGGAATGGAGCTGGCCGAGGAACTCGACCACGAGATTGCAAAGCACAAAGAAACCCAGTCCCGGCTCGATTCGCTCCAGATCAACTACTGCGAATGTCTGGAGCGGTTGTTCAAAGCTCACATCATGAAGCCTGACGAGCTTTACCGTGTGGCTGAAAAGTTCCTGCCGCAAGTTACGATCGCCGGTGACGATGGGTTCTACCAGGTTAACCCAGACTGGCACACCAAAGTCGTGGTCGATCTGGAGCTGCGTCTGGACACGATAGAACATCGTCGTAAATACGAACGCGTTCTGCTGGCATCGGTATGTGCTCTGTACACCAGGAACTTCCAAACCGAGGAGCGTAAAGAAATCACCATCATGGTGGCCTGGGACACGTTCTTCGCCGAGAGCCTTGTTTCGCCAATCTTCAGTGTAGGTACCGTGGAACTGTTCCCAAAACCTAAATCTGGGGCTGGTTATAAAGACGTTCTGTCACAATATAACGGCATAGAAGATTTGGCCGTAGTAGGCGATCATTGTGGTGATCAAACGACTCCTACACCGGGTGATGCCAAGGCACCGAGTGAAGAACCTTCCATCTTTGCCAAGGATCAAACCTGGGTTGATCGCGGCCTGTTCACCGTAAACCCGGAATGGGTATCCTGGGCTTACAACAACGCTGGTATTCCAAACGAAGTCCAAGACCTCTACAAGCGTAATGCTTTCCGTACCGTGCTGTCCGAACGTGTGCGTTGGTTGGTGAAAACTGAAGGCGCTCCAGTTGTAGTACTCGACTGGGATGGCTGTGCAATCATGGGTGGTTGCCTGAACTTCTCCTGTGTGGAGTTGACCGATCTGGCTGTCGCTGTTTCTAAAAGCGGCAGACAAGTTACTCCGCAAGAAGTAGTCGAAAACAACTTCTATCTCTAACCAAATACCACTACTCCTTCGGGGGTAGTGGTACCCAACCCCATCTTTTCAATTTTTTGGGGAGTTACACTAATTTAAGAGGTATTGTTTATGACGACACGGTTTACCATCCAAGACCGCAAGGACTTAGCTACTTTTAGGAGTATCTTGGATTCGGTAGCTGACGTATTGCCACTGGACTTCGTTATCGGCGTTTACAAGCACATTAAAGGTAACCCTAGGGGTTATGACACTGCATGGCTACAACATGCTCTAGTGACGGCTAAGGAGGTTGCAGAGGCACAACAATTGAATGTCGATAGTCAGGGCATTCTGTTGGCCAGTGTTATGCTCATGGAAACCGGTCGTGGCTTCGTAGGAACCGATCCCCAAGAAGGAGCTGTGGCATTTGCTATTGCTTTCATTAACAAAGTAGCTAGCACGTACTTTGACGACAACGAGATCAAAAGTATCTGTAACTGCCTGCGTTACAACCGACAACGGTTCAGACGCAGTATAGACGGTGCTTTTGTAATCATGGTGTCGGAAGTCAGTATCCTCACCAATGTGCGGTTCAATGACATCGATGCCGCGGTGATCTCGTACGTCAGGGAAAACAAATGTGGGGACAATGACGACGATGGGATTTGTCAAATAGACTCTTGGCACGAGTCGTTAGCAGCAGGGTTCAATGAACTGTACGGACACAATGGTTCTATCTGGACTCAGTTAACCAACGCCTCTAGAGCCTATTTCCAAGATTACATCTTATTGTTCAAACAACAGGCGTCTAATAAAACGATTATCAAATCGGTTATTAGTCAAAATCAACACAGAATATTTAGCAGGTGACCTTATGTTAGACGTAGCTCTGAATTTCATTGCGTGCGTTGTAACGTTACTGGCTTTGTTCTGCGTATGGAGTCGTTACCTGGAGCTGAAAGGATTCAAATACTCAGTAGTAAAAACCCCCACGGGGTTGGCGTTTGAGTACAAGTTAGGTATTTACGGTGGACGTATCGACTTAATACGCGATGACACAGCTGAGATCCCACAACTGTCCCAAGGCGTAAGGGGATGGGAGTGTAGGTTCCCGGTGTCATTAACGTTAAAGGAGATGTGTGGTTTCATCAGTTCTGCAGCGGTAAGCTTGAGCAGGAAAGGATCGCACTCTAAAGACTTGTTGATCTTTAACGAGGTCATCAATCTGAAGAATGATGCACTAATCAGTATGAATGGGAACATTTATACCTATGACAACAGCCAACACAAGCCTTTCCTATAACGCAGTCATAACCCCTACCCTAGCCCTTACAGGCTAGGGTAGGGGTATAACCACAACTTTACCGCTTAACCCAGGTAGGCCGGCTGATCGATGCGGGTCGATTGCTCAACCATGCGCTCGATGGTACCAGACGGCAGGTTCTCCAGGATCGCGGTACGCTGGCTGAAGCCGACCGGAGCAGTAACAGCATCCGGGTTGTACAGAGGCATCAGCTGGAGCATCTGGCGAGCGATCTCTTTCACCGCGTAGGTGTCGAATTCGATGACGCCAGTCATCTCCATTGCGATATCGCGGATCTGGTTCTCTTCGTCCTTGTTGCGACGGAGAGTGATCTGCACGTTTTGGGTAGGCTGGCCACCCACCAGGAGCGCGGCGTGGGCGATGTCCCGGAAGTTACGAGTCGGCTCGAAGTAGATAGCCGAGTAACCGGTTTCGTCCAGCAGCATGTCACCCGGATCGTCCAGGATGACCATCTTGGCGTTGAGGACTTCAGCGTCCATTACCAGCCACTGTTGCCATACCTTGAACATCTTGGTGAATGGTTCACCTTCGACGTCGTAACCGGTGTGGGTCACAGCACCCAGGGTACGCTGAGCACCAACGGCGATCGCCATACGGTGACCGGTCCAGCGCATATCAGCGAACTGAATTTGCGTCTGGTCGGACAGGCCGTCGAAGATCCGCGTACGGTTCTCGAAGAACGATTTGCACAGGGAGTGCAGTTGGTCACCGGCTGGCAGCCGGGAGAACCCGGCTGGAGTCGACAACACGATGCAGAACGCCTGTTGCGAAACGTGTGGTTGAGTGGAAACGTACTCGAAGATGTTACCAGCCCAGCCATACTGCCCACCTTGCGCTGGGTTGATGACCGGACGGTTACCGATATCGAGTGCCTGGACAAACGGGTCGCTGACGTTAAGCAGCGTCTCGGGCGTCCGGTGCGGCAGGTTAGTATCCGATGCCATGGTCTACACCCTCCTTTAGGCGTTGGCCAGATCTTCTTCGTTGTGGGCGAAGAGATCCATGGTCATTTGATATTTGCCCTTGTTGAAGTAAGCATCAACACGGGTGTTCATTACAGCACGGCTACCGACGGTGCCTTCCGAGTAGGAAGGGGTAACAGTGATGTTACGCGCCAGCGAACCCAGCGAGTCGCGGCACTTACGTTCGGCTTTGTCCTTGAACACAGCCACGTAGTTTGCCGCAGTCAGGTTGGTGTCGCCGCAGACGACGTTCCACATGTCCTGACAGATTTTCTCGATGCACACGCAGAGGAACGCAGTAACCTGGTCTTTGAGGACCGAGTCAACGTTGGGGTTGACGGTTACCAGAGCCGGGCGGAACAGACGGTCACCGGCGTCGTACGGACGCAGGGTGATGCAGCCACGGTTGAAGTTCTCTGCCGACTGTACGTCACCTTCGAACTCGATGTTCGGGGTGTGCATGGTGCGCAGAATACGGTTGTCCGCGTGCGATGGCGAGAACGCAGGGAAAATGATCCCCTGAGCGTTACCAGCGAACTGGGCGTAGGCGAATGCCAGGTCGATGTTACCGGAGAACAGGTCTGCGGTGACTTCGTCGATGATAAACGCTTCGATCAGGTTGATCGACGACCGGGTGGTCGGAGTGCCCCAGTACTCGGACTCAGGGAACATGCGCACAGCCGAGTTCAGCTGACCAGCACGGGCGTACAGCTGACCCATGTCGGTGGCCTTACCTGGAGCCCATACGGTAGCGCACGGGATTACCATGATGTCCTTACGGCTGCCCAGCAGGCGGATGGCCTGGTCTTTGACGTCTTGCTTGTAGCCGACGTCGTAGAAGAAGGACTGACGGTTACGCGTGTAGTTCGACTGTTCGATCGAGTCTACATACTGCTCCATGTCCGTTGCGATCAGGTGGTTGTTGATCGACCACGCATCGTTACGGTTGATCGGCGACTTGGTGTTCGCCAATACGTTGAACGGATCGTCCAGCGGAGCCGGAGTGATGTAGGACGGCAGTTTACCTGCGTTGTCCAGGAACGGCGAAACACCACCGGTGATCTTGACTGCCGCGGTCATGTCCCAGCTGACGGTGTCAACGGTAGCGATCGCGTAGTAAGGAGCACCATTGTGGTCCACACAGGTGAACGGGTTCATCTGGCGGTACGGCTGGTTCTTGACTTCAACCAGGCCGGTGTTGTTCGGCTGTTCGATGGCGTACATCGCTTGGCACAGCGCGGTGATGGAATCCTGGTACACGTGCACACCGGAGTACGGGGCAGGAGCAGGAACCACTTTACGGTTGACGTCGGTACCGGTGAACTCGCCGAAGGCACGACGCAGGCTGTAACGAGTCTTTTGGTACACGCACTCGAACAGGGTTGCTTCGACGTTCTCACGACCTTTGGAGGTCTTAGCGTTTACACGCTTACCAGCCGTGGTGTCGGTGAACTGACGCAGGGTGTACGGGAACACGCCGGTCTCTTTTACGAAGTTGGCGATGTCACCGTAAGCGAAGCCATCAGGACGAACACCAAAGTTCATACCACCTTTGTTGTACTCGTCACCGATGCCACCGATACCGTCGAACAGTGGGAACACTTCCTGAGCAGGAACCGCTGGGTTACCACCGGCAGCAGGTACTGCTGGAATAGTACGACGGGTCAGTGCACCAACACCCTTGGTAGCAGCATCCGGGTCGGGCTTGATCTCGATTACCAGACCGTTGAAGGTCTTCGAACCGTTGGGGATCAAGTCGCCGTTGGCATCGCGCTTGAAGCGGCCGTTGATGTCACGCTGGTAGTCCGGGATGGTCTTACGGCTAACGAAAGCCGACAGAGCAGTACGTGCTACCACGTTGTTGGCCGACAGACGGCGGATACCGACCGAAGCCTGGCCACCAGCAGCGAGTGCTTGCAGCAGCAGGGAGTTCGGGTTGTAGTACGGCGAAGTAGGATCAAAGATTTCTTGACCGAATACCGCGCCTACTTGGCTGGTGTTCACCCAGACCACACCATTTACGTCAGCCATTTGCCCCTTCGGGAAAACTCCATGGATGACTGGCAGGTGCAACGGGCGAGTGGATTGGGCAGGCGTGTACTCCGGGATCGATACGTCATTGATCCCGTTATTGATCACCTTCCCCGGGATGATGCTAGTCAAAGCAGTCATATGAACCTCTTAACGTTCAGAAGGGGGTCCTAAAACAATCGTATGCAAGCCTTTATGGGACTATGTGGTGTCTTTCCACACTGCACATAACATATTATTTTGATGAGGTTTACCGATGCAAATCGACGCGTATAACACAACTATCGGAAAACCATTCCGTGTTCTGAACAAGGTGGAGGCCACCATACAGGCTTTGCATATCAATCAAAGTCTCACGCCTACCAAGAAGGAAGGGGTGTTTGTAATCACCCACGAGAAAAAGTTACCAATCGAGATTTTCGCTTTCCCTATCACCTTGCAAGCTTACAACCGCAAGATGATTACCATTTATGACGAGCGTCCGTACCGTCATGAAAAGTCTGATGTGATCACCAACCCAAATGAGTTGACGATCATGCGTTTGGCTGCCTTCTTACAGCAAGACGTGGTAATGAACAACCTTACTCCGCTGAAGCAAGCCCGTAACGTGGCTACTAAAGCTTTTGCTGGGGCATTGGGTAACCTGATTATCAACCGGGGCAACTTGGGGGTAACCAGTTCGATTGGCCGTAACCCAATGGGTAGTAACGAGGCCATGACTCTGAAAATCCTGCTGGCGCATTACTTCATCGGTCTGGAAGAACCTGTTAACTCCGATCTGGAATTGGTGACTATCAACGTTACCCGGTCTATCTTCGGGGCTGACAAAGGTTTTGTACTGGGTGTTATCGAGAACGTCGGTCGTTTACCTACCCTGGTAGAGCTCCATGAGGCGATCATTGAAAACCCGGTACTGTACAAACTGAAAACTGTAACGTTCCGTGACTTCCTGCACTTGGTATCCACTTACACGTTTGCAGCGTTGGGTAAACACGTAGTAGGAGCTGCTACTGAAGCACCTTGCCTGTTCACTGCATTCGTTTATGGGGCCGTTGCTTTTAAAGCATACGACAAAACCCCGTTGGGCCTGGACCTGGATCCAAAGTACAACAAAGACACGCTCGCTACGTTTAAACTCAATCTGGATTACGCTTACGACTTACATGGGTGATATATGGCCGATAGATCTCCCGCAGACGACACTCCATTAGTGTTGCATGCCCAGCAACAAATCTGGGGTAACCCGGAAGAGAACAACCAGTACCAATGCAAATTGGTGCGGGCTACTCCTAATGACGGTGTGGTCCACAACTTTAACTTGATGGGCCGGTGGCGTACACTGCCTCGTCAAAACCATACGTTCCACATTTTCAGTGCTGCTGGTTTGGTACCTGGTTATTGGAACTTCCGTAACAACCTGCTGAACCGTAACCCGTTGGATCGCTGGATCAACATCGGGCGGCTGTGTCGTAAGCGTGGGGTACAGATCGACCTGTACAACGCCAAGGGTTTCCAGTACAGCCGTAGCCACGCTTGGATCATGCACACCTACGACGGGCTGGTGTTGTTTGCGTTTGAGAAATTCAAACAATACCCAATGCCTTACGCAGCAGACATGTGGTTCCGTTGCTACACCCCTAGCTCCCCTGTGGAGAAATGGGAGAACTCGGACGACACGCACAACCCATTTGTTTACGAGTCGATGACATACGCCAGCCAGCAAGAACTGGCTACGTTCGTCAGCATGTACAACAAGTGGAAAGCCAAACCTGGTTATACCGGGGTGTTCCACAACGGGGCTTTCTACAAGGGTAACTTGTCGGCTATCCCTGGATTGCAGATCGGGGACATTGTCGAGTTCTGGCACGACCCGACCGTACTGCGGGTAGAGACCTACTCGTACAGTAGCTTGCAGAACTTCTATTCCGATTTGGACCAGAAGCGCAAGGTGATCATCCACCCACCAAAGGTTAAGGGTGATTTCACTATTCGTTATTTCGACGATAACGACTACTACCTGACTGGTAAGAACAACCGCGGTCTGTTACTGCCCCGTAACGACGTCAGTGCGGTACGCCAGTTGACTCACTGTGACGTGGCTATTGCAGGTGAGTTCATTGACAATGCTGCTGGGTATCATCCGGATCTGGCAACAGTAGGCAACATCCAGATCACCGTACTGGTACGGAAGTCCGACTGGATCTACCAATGGCCTCACGAACATCATCGCATCCGTTACCTTTACCGGTTCAGTGACGCTAACATCTTGCGTGCCATGACTGGTGCACGGGCTACCGTACCTGAGTGGACCGCCAATGGTTTGGAGAAAGGGGCTACCATGTCCTTTACCCGTAGCCAGTGGCGGAACATTAGCAAAGCTAGTGCCATTGCCGGTATTGGTTACAACGCTGCTACCAGGGTACTCAGTGAGACTCCGTTGGCCGCTACGTATGCTCCAGGTGAGCGCGGGGTAGAAGTACCCTTCACTTATCGTGCACGGTTCACTGCATGGGAACACGACGTAAACGGTAAACTGATTGCTTTCTACAATCAGCAGAACCTCCAGTTCTACAGCCCTAAAAACGCCGCATGCAAAATGGTAGAGTTCACCCTGGGTGAAGCCGGGCGTACGGTAGACGTACAAATCGTTAACGTAGACACTGCGGTTGACGCTAACTATGATCTCCGGGTCTACGTGGTTAATTGGAACATTATCACCGGTAAGCCTTCTGGTGATTGGAAAGATGTTACCGACGATACCAAGATTTACAAAATCCAGAATGGTATGGTTTCCTGGGTAGGCTTGGACCGGGTTAACCAACGTGGTGTGCTGGTCACTAACAAGAAGTGCCTGGCTTACACATTCCAACTGGAACACATCGATCACAGCTTGGCATTCGCCCTTACTGAGATCTACACTGGTGGTGGTCAGATTTTCCCGTACAGTTTTGCCGAAGTGGATCTTTGGTTAAACGGTCATCCTTTGATCGAGAACGTCGATTGGGTGTGGGGAAACAACCAGTACTGCTACATCAACAACAAGGAGTTCATTGTTGATGGCCCGCAAACGATCACTGTACGAGCGCATGGTTTCCACGATAATCTGGTTAGACCTAACGCTGACACCGAGCTTGGGTTCGTGGACGGCGGGGTTATTGGCCGCTTTAGTCGTTACAACCTGCGTGGGGATCGAGTTACTCGTACGGTTATTAATGGCGCGTTATACCTTAGTGATTTGGTCCCTCGCGCTGAGCGGTTGGTACCTGACGACCAGTGGTCCATCCTTAACGGTCGCCCCTACTGTGTCAAGCACATCTATTGCCCAATCGGCAAGGTGGAGGACTACAAGTCTTATCCCCGGCGTAAGCTTAGTCGTGAAGTAGACCAGCGGGTAAGTGATTACCTGACCAAGTGGTTGCCGAAGCCTAAGACGGCGGCGGAAGAAATCCACTACGAGAAAGGTGACACTCCGGCGGGGGGTACTGTAGGTGCTCCAGTAGTACCTAACCTCCAGGATAAATACCGCTTGTACAGTCCGTTCATGAACGTGGTTACCAACGCTATCCTTAACCGGTTGCTGACAGTGCCTAAGTTCACTAACGGGATGACTACGTTCAGTGACCAGGAAGTGCGGGATCTGGTACAACCATACTTGTGGTGGTTGACTTACGACCCAATTATCTTGGATTACGATCGTCGGTATTTTGAGATCCAACCGTATGCGAATACAACGGTTCCTCTGGTTAACCCAACAGAGTTCGTGTTCATTCGTAAGGTAAACGAACTGTTCTTAAACTCCGTGTGCAAAATTGAAGGGAGCTACACGGTTAACTCCAGTGTGCGCCCCTAGGACATAGGTGAAAAATGGCAGGGTTATTTGATAGCACCCCCAATGCGGTAGTCAGTGGTGCGATTGCAGGCACCAGTGCCGATCCGCGTAACAGCAACGCGTTGATGTTCGTGTTGTATATCGAGGACATGTTCGATCCAGACATCCACCCACTGTCTGAACTCGAGCGTTATGTAGTACCTCGGGAAAACCAGTTGGTAGTGGACGTTCCCAACAAAGCCTGGTATCGGGTAAAGCGTGTCGACTACGAAGGTACGTTGAAAGCTGAACTCGAAGCCTGGTTCGCCATCAACTCGGATGAGGAAGCTACGGTCGAACAAGACTGGATCTTCGGTATCCGTGGTGGACCGATGATTGGTGAAGCTCTGTTGGCTGTAGACTTCAGTGTACGGCCTAACGTAGCGCGCGTAGATGCGACCATCATGCGTCCTGGTGCGAACTACGCTTTGCTGTACTTGGGTAATGCTCCTAACGAGGGCAAGATTATCTCGGCTGTGTACGACCAGGGTCTGGTAATGCAGACCAACAAGATCCCTACCCCACTGGCAGAGATCGTGGATCGTACTAACCTGGAGATCAAAACCACTGGTCCATTCAGTGTAACGGAGAACGAAGAAGCACTGCCTAACGGCAAGCAATGCTTCCTGGCGTTCTACGACGTCGACGGTAACTTCATCCCGCCTGGGCAGTTGGTGCGGGTACAACACTCCGCGTACATGAAAGATCACCGGGTTGGTATCAAGTACATCGACTCGATTCGTCTGCTTACACCATGGTTCAGCAACGCCAACAACCCTGATAAGGTTATGGTGCCGATCAACGTCAACTTGCTATCCTTGGAGTTGCGTGCGGAAGTACTGTACAGCGACGGTAGCAGCTCTGGTCCGTTGGCAGTCAACGGTACCAAGTTCTCTATCGAGGGCTTGCAGGAACACCGCCCTAGCTACCCAGGTCAGACTTCGCAAGTGGTACTGGTGTACAAGCTGGCGGCTAACGAGCAGTTCTACGTTGCCCGTCCCGGTAACCCTGAATTCGAGCGGGCTATCTACACGTTCGAAGCAGCGGCCAAGGAAGGTGCGTACAGCCCACGTCTGTTCACCTACCCACAGTGGGATTCGACGATCAACGGTTACCGTCTGCAGCACTTCCTGTATGACCTCGACCGTAAGACCTTTGTTGACGTGTCGGCAAAAGTCAAGATCAACAGTCAGTCCCCGGCATGGCGTCCGTCTACTTACGGCGTAGCACAGTCGATGATTTTCAACATCAACCTGCGTGATGTGTCGATTGATTACGAATCCGTAACGTTCATTCAGTATACCGAGATCACCTTGTTGCGCGATCTCAATACGGCTGGTCGTAAGTTCGAGGTTAGCTTCGTCTTCGACAAACCGACCTACCAGGGTGCTGAACTGAAAATCAAAGTCAACGATGGTGCCAACACCAAAGTTAGCTTGACCAACGCCATGGCTTCGCAGTCTGCTTGGCTGAACCTGCTGTACTGGGGTATCTACCCAAGCTTCGACTCGTTCAACGAAGACAAGGCACCTACACCTACCCACTTCTACTTGATGCACGAAGACGGGCGTAAGTGGATGTACCCACTGTCTGACTGGAACAAGGACTTGGCACTACCGATCTCGGTACAGACTGGCAAGACCTGGTTCGTGGTGTGGGTCAAACGGGATTCAGCTGGTAACGAAATCCAATTGGCTAACACTGGTGTCAGCGTCACTGCGTAAATACTACGTGATTACTAACCTACCGGCGTAAGCCGGTAGGTTAGCTCCTTTAAACCGCTTGGGGGATTTATAGTGTCTTCTGATTATTCCAAGCTCCTCGAGTCAGCTAAGAAGCTGCAGGAATACCTGGGTGCTCACACATTACCTAAGGAACTGATCGACGATCAGGCCAAACGGATCGACAGCCACTCACGTACTGATGATGAGACCTTAATGGCTCATTTCAACGAGGACAGTCTGCACAGTATTAAGACGGTGAGGTTCCTCAAGGACTTTCCTCGTTACGGTGCAATCCCTGACAACAAGACTAAGAACCATAGTTTCCTGCGTACTGCCGAGATTTTCAAACGGCAAGGTATCAAGAACTATTTCTTCTGTCTGCAATTGAACAACCCAATGTTGCGTGGTGTGGACCCTTATGCCGAGGATCTCACTAACGAACAACGTCAGTGGATCATGGAGGAGTGCCGGGCTAACTTCTGGTATTTCCTACGTGAAGTCTGTAAGGTACGGGCGGATCGTTATTTCCAGGCTAACCGGGGTAACATCAGTTTTATCTGGAACTACCTGAACCACATTACTAGTTACATGATCATGCCCCGTCAGCAGGGCAAGTACCAACCGAATACCAAGAAAGTCCGTAAGAAGCGTAAAGAAAATGCTTACGGTCGTCCGCAAGACCATTGGGTTAATATCGGTGACCTGCGGGTTGGTGATGAGATCATTGACCGCTATGGTAACGAGACCACGGTCATTGGTGTACACCCACAAGGTAAGAAACGTACCTACTTGGTTACCTGCTCGGATGGACGTACCACGGAAGCTGGGGCAGAACACCTGTGGTCGGTTGGCGACCATAACCGTAAGGTCAACGTAGACCCTATCTGGGATGAGTACACCACGTCCCAGATTAAACGACGTATCAATAAAGGTATCAAGATTGAACTACCGCTGATCGAGCCTGAAGAAGGACCACCCAAAAAGAAACGTATGATCCGTCCTTATGTGATGGGTCTGCTGTTTGCTGCGCCTAACGATGGTAAGTTAATCCATCTGGGTAAGATCAGTCAGAAAGCTACTTGGTACCTGAGCAACAAGTTGCCTAAACACCTGAAACTGGTGATCCAAGGTGACAGTGCCTACCTGCGCATGTCCAATGATAACGACCTGAGCATCACTCACGCACAGGGTCTGCCACAGGACTACCTGGAAGGCTGTATAGAGGACCGCAGTGACGTGTTACACGCGTTTCTGGATCTAGCCCACCCTACCCCAAAGGGTTTGCTGTATAAGACCTCTAACCGGGTAATCGTAAATCAACTCCAATATCTGGCACGGGGACTCGGTGGTACTGCTACCGCCACTGATGAAGGTGTGGTAATCACTCTGCCAGAAGGTTGCAAGTACTACAAGTTCAACGAGGCTGAAGAACCTAACGTACCCAACCAGCTTTTCATCACCAAGATTGAATTTAGTGGTGATCAAGAGTGTACCTGCATTGAGGTGGATAACGAACAGCACCTGTATATCACCGATGACTTTATCGTCACCCACAACACGGTGTCGGTCCAGGTCATTAACTTCTGGTTAACGTATATCAACGGTCGTGGCTACAAGACCCATGTGATTACGCTGAAGTCGGATAACCGTGCGCAGTTCATTGACGCAGTTAAACGGATGCGGAGTTGTATTCCGAACTACCTGGTTAACTCGACGTACAAGGACAAAGACGCAGGTACCTACTTAACTTACCGGGCGTTTGGTGAGGACAAGGTAAACGTACTAACGATTAACGTTCCACAGATCGGCCAGGATGCCGCGGGTGACGTTGGTCGTGGTTTAACGGTAGGCACCACGTTCCTCGATGAACCAGGGTATATCTCCTGGATTGAGGCGATCATCAACGGCGCGATGCCATCTGCACTTACTGAGATGGAACTGTGTCGGGAGAACGGCCAGCCATACGGTATTGGATATATCACTACTCCGAACACGACCCTGCATCCAAGTGGTGCATTCATGTTCGAGAAGTTAATGTCTGCTACCGAGTGGCGTGAGAAGTTCTTTGACTCGTACAGTGAGTCCCACCTCAAAGACCGCTTGATTCGTGCTAGCCCAACTAAGACTACCGCACCGTCGGTGTCCATGGTTTACAACTACATGCAGTTGGGTAAAAACAAAGACTGGGTCAAACGGACAATCGACGAGCTCAACCTCAGTCTTGCTAAGGCCAAGATCGACTTGTTGTTAATGTGGGTGGAGGACGGTGAGAACCGGCTGTTCGATGACTTGACTCGTGAAGCCATCAACAACGTTAAGCGGGAGAAACTCTGGAGTAAGGAATACCGTGACAGTGGTCTGTTCGTAGACTTCTTTGTTACGCAAGAGCAGTTGATGGAAATGTCCAAGAAGGAACACAACGACCACTTCATCATTGGGGTGGATACGTCGTCGGCCATCAACAAGGACGCCTGTACACTGATTATCCGCTCGATGAAGACCGGCAAGGTCGTTGGGGTAGGTCGTTACCCACTGGCTATGCTGGACGACGTTACAGCGATTATCGTGGACATGCTGCAAGTGTTGCAGAACAGTGTGCTGGTAATCGAGCGTAACTATGCTCACCACATGATCGACAGCTTACTTATCCTGCTGCCGTCCAAAGGGATGGACCCATTCCAGCGGATATTCAACCAGGTCTACCACGAACCCGCATTGCACTCCAAGGAACTGGAAGCAGTGCAGAACACCAAGTTCTCGTACCGGGACAAAAACTTCTACCTGAAATACAAACACTTGTTCGGCTTCAACACTTCGGCGTCGTCGCGTAAGGTGCTGTATGGTTTGATTCAGGAAGCAGTTGCTGTAACGGGGTATGGCATTGCTTACGACAAACTGGCTGATGAGTTGATCAACCTGCGGACTAAGGGCGATCGCATTGACCACGACTCTAAGCAACACGATGACTTGGTAATTGCTTGGTTGCTGACGTACTGGTTCATCAAGTTGGGTGGTAACAAACCGTACTACGGGATCATGCCTGCACTGGCTCTTACTGACACGCAAAACCTACTGGACGTAGGTAAGCAGAAAGAAGAGACCAAGATGGACCCGAGTATTGTGGCGTTCTTTGACAACATTAGGTTGAAAATCAACGGGCTTACTGAAGAACTGCTGAAAACCAATGACAACATCCTGGCATTGCGTCTGGAAGCTGAGATCCGTAAGTTAACTAAGTTGCTCCCAGCAGAAACCGCGAAGCTGCTTACTGTCGACAGCCTGCTTGAAGGGGCCAAGATCGAACGCGCTAAACGGATGCTTGAACGTAAACTTGCAGCATAAGGGCTATACCCTCCTGGCCTTGACGGCCAGGAGGGTATATGATCGCTTACTTAAAGTTCTTGACCAGATGGGCTTGCATGGCACCCAGGTCGCGACCGATGAACGCTGGGGTGAGCACTACGTTATTCGACAAGTCGTCGAAGTTGGTATGCGCGATCATTGGGCTGGAGAAATAACGCGCACTGGCATCGAGCTCTGGGCTGCCGTGCGGGTCGAAACCTTCCACTGGCTTCGGTGCTACAAAGCGCACTTCTTCGGTGCCTTTCGAGTGGGTCAACTCCGCTACACCCAGGATGTGGGTTTCGTTGTAGCGTTCGATTTTAGCGTTGGCGATGGTCATGGTCTTACCTTAGTCGTAGAGGTCTTTGGAAAGGATTCGGATAACGATGTACAGACTGAGTCCAGCACGCAAGGATTGTACCGCCATCGGGGTTTTGATACCCGTCAGTTTACGGACGACTTCTTCCCCTTCCTGGCGTACCACCTTAACGGTGTTGTTGTTGGACTTGGGTGCCCCATATGCACCACGCAGTCTAACAAGGACTTCCGACACGTTGGTCTTCTTGATGCCGTTCGAGTGCAGGTATTCCCACATGTGTTCGATTACGGCATCGACAAACACCTTAGCATGTTTGTCTTTGGGGTTCTTGTAGGCCCCAGGTAACTGCTGTACCAAGTAAGCGAGTTTCTCGGTATTGGGGTGCTCCAAAACGGAGGAGGCATAGTTAACCAGCTCGGGCTTGTAAAACGACGTTTCCTCTGTGAGGATCCGGTCAATATACAAGTTGTTCTGGGTAACTTCCTTGGACACCGACTTGATGGTAATCTCGTCCTGGAGGTTTACCTTTGCTCCTTCAATGGAGACGATGTTGGTCTTGTTCTTTACTTCGTGGAATACCTTGTTGATATCGTTGATTACCCGGCGGAACCGGTTTTGGATATCCCCGACCATGTAGACGATCTTTTTATCGTCGTCCATTTTGGTGAACGCATCGAAGTGGATGCCAGTCTTGGGATCCAGGATGAAGTTCGCTCGGGCTTCAATCAGTGCACGCCAGCTACCGTACTGCTTGATGTCGTATTTCTTCGACAAGCGATTGTAGGTTTCCAGGACCACTTCCTTACGTGCTTGGTAAGGGTAGTCGTTGTGAATGATGCTGGTGAAGCACTTGTAGTGATACATGCAGACGATATCCACCATTGCTTGGTGTTTCGTCTTGGGGTCTAGCTTGGAGTGGTACGTGCGGTACAGCAGATAAGGGATGGTCATGTTGAACACATCCCCTACTACGTTCCACTCTTTCTGAATGGACTTGACTTCGTGCAGGTTCTCTTTGAGTTCTTCTTCGTCGACGTCGAAGATCTCGCTGAACCATAAGTTACGGTCCCCAGTGGTAAAGGTAATTTTCTGGAGTCCCAGGTAAGGGCTACCGAAGAAGTCCAGATAGTTGACCATGCCCACTGTACGGGTGGTGAAACCATAAACATAGCGTCGCAGTGACATAGCCCATTGTGGGGTGATGTCTAGGTACTCACCAAACTTGTTACACACGGCCAGGATGGCTTGGTCACTCTTGTAGTTAATATCACTAAAGAGTTCCTCCATCCCAGCAATACAACCGATACCGTGTTCCGATAGCGGCTCGAACCAACTGAAGGGGACAAAAGCTGTCATAGGGTTACCTTACATTCGTCTAGGGATCGCCGACTTGATAGTCTCGTGTACAGTCAGACGATCACTCCAAGCCATGGCATTGGTCCAAGTGGTCTTGACCATTTCCTTATAGTCATCCCATGCCGAGCGATAGTTAGCGATATCGTCTTTGATATCGTCCAGGGCGACCCCTGCGCGCTTTACAGCGTCACTGGTAGGTCTACGGCAGGTACGGTAAATATAAGCCTTCACAGCGAGCTCTACGAGGTCTGCAAACAGCTCGTGGTGCCGTGAGCTGATACTGGACAACCCTTCATCGTACTCCAAGGTCATTTTGGCTGACATGGAGAACGTACCGGAGTTCATACCAAAGATCACGAAACTGTTGTTACCAGTCATGTGGATGTTGGTAAAGGTAACCGGGAACATACGACTAGGGGTAATCGAGTCCAACAGCGACTGCGTCATGTCACTGATAGCACCCTGGCCACACAGTGCGTTATCGTTGATACCGATACCCAGCATACCAGAAGCAGAGGTCATGGAACCCAAGTAGACTTCAGCCACACTAATGATCTTCCGACCACCGGTGATAATGTCTGGCACGTTGACCTCAATACAACCATTACCTAAATCACGGATACGGCTGCTAGAGATATCGATGTACTCAGTCTTACCACCCCGTGCATTACAGGCTGGCAATACCGTACGGTGGATTACTTTCTCCAGTACCCCTTGGTCTATCGTAGTGGCATTAACAGTGTTGTACCAGTTACCTGACCAGTTGGTATTTGGATTTTGCTCAAAGGCTAGCTTGAGCAAATACTCATCGATGTCACTTCCGTGTAATCGATTGATTGCATATTGAACCGCGTTCATGTCTGTTTACCTCTAAGTAGGTCTATAGCATCTCTTAATTTTTATCTGGTTTGTATGTTATGTTAATTGCCACTTTCTCATTTCAGATTTTTGAAGGAGGGGTGGTAAGGTTATGAACGTAGTGAAGTGAGCCTTCGGCGAACGGAACGGAGTGAATAGCCTTACCGGGGAGGATGCTTAGGCCGAGGAATCTACGTTAGTAGATGACGAGACTCATAGCCTTTATGCTTTAGCATAGATGACTAGTAAAGGGGGCGCAGCCCCCTTTACTATATTACTAAATTTAAATAGACATAGAATGTGTCAAAAATTAGAAAAATATATATTAATTATTATACTTCTATCTTCCTTAGGGAGGGTAGGGTAAGGGTTATATTTGCATTACCTAAGAAATACTTAAACCTACATTACCAGTATGAGTAACACCGGATTATTTATTTGCTAGAGTGTTATGTTATTGCTTACTACTGGTTAGTTAGGCAGACGATCATTATTTGGTACCTAAGGGGTTTATAGTAAATGACTACTATCGCAGTTAGCGACGGAATGATGGCAAGTGATGGTCAGGCTACTAAAGGCTGGATGGCCATGCCAGGTAACTTCAAGAAGATCCACAAGCCAGACGCAGCTACCGAGTACTGGGAAGCAGCTGGCGTACGCATCATCGCATTCGGCGTGTGTGGCCAGGCACATGCCATCGAGTACATCAAGGAGTACCTGCGTAAGGGTATCGACTACCGTACACGGGTAACGCACGACGAGGAACTGGACTTCGAGGCGATCCTCATTACTGAGCGCCACGAGGTACTGGCCTGGAGCATCTACGCCAACAAAGAGAAGCGTGGTGAAGAGCAGTTCCTGCTGCCGGTAAACGTTCCATACTCCAGCGGTAGCGGTAGCCGTTTTGCACTGGCTGCTATGTGCGTGGGGCAGAATGCGGCTAAGGCGGTTAAAACTGCCTGTAAGCTGGATGTGATGTCCGGTGGTGACGTGGACGTATTCGTGTTCCCGCCAGTACCAGAAGTGAAATCGGTACGGCCTGCCCACCTGGTGATCAAAGATCCGAAGGACGCCAAGGATGAAGCGGTTAAGCCGGAGACTACTCCTGGTGAAGCTTCCACCCATCCGAAGCCAGAAGTCGAAGACCCGATCGTAGTAGAAGCCGTTTAATGGTACCCCTACCTAGCTATAAGCTAGGTAGGGTTTATACACGCATTTTAATAATTGGAGTAAGTATGAGTCAGTTGGCAATGTTGGTAATCGTTAAGAACAGCAAAGGCGTTGTGAAAAACGTACTGACGGTTAAAGTTGGCGAGCGTATTGAATTCGGTCGGTACACCAATTCCGATCCACATGTACGTATCCCTTCAGTTAATGGATCTAGTAACAGCATTACCGCCTACGGCTTTGATGGGGAAGTGGAGATCTGTAATGCAAACGGTGAAGTAATCCAAACTGTCACGGCCTATAGTGTAGAGGGCGCGTCATGAGTCTTATCGTAACGTTGTTTACTAGCTATGGTTCAGTAGGTACTGTCCTCCAAGTGGGTAGTCAAGAGGTCATGAAGTTTGGCCGAGGTCATGCTACCTTGACTATCCAGAAAGGGGTTGTTGAAATAGACGGGGTGTTGGAGGAAAATACCGCCGTTTACCAACTGCGTGGTGACGTAGAGATCAAGTCTCACACAGGTGCCTTGATCCAGTTAGTGAAACTTTCCGATCTGGTGTACCCTCCCACTCCCACCGCACCAGGAAGCAAAGAGTTCTGGATGGAGCTGTTGGAAAAACGACTGACTGTCTCTACAAATGGCATCTGGAAAGTAAGAACCCGCGCCACCCTCTACTGCGGAAACCCTATTTCGGTATTTATCCCCAAGCCGCACATGGGTGAAGAAAGTCCAATAGTGCTCCTAGGATCCGATCAGGCTTTCTACGCATCGTGCCATGACCACGAAATCTTTATCGACCCATCCACTCCGGAGTTAGCTTACTCATTTATCGGGGTGAACAGAAAGACTCGCGAACCAGTAGCAACTAATTTCGGTTTTACATTTAACTTGTCTGAAGAAGAAGCTAAGAAATTGATAGGGGAGCCCGCGTAATGATTAAACCAGTAACTATTATCAAGGTAATGCACTCGGATAAAGTCGGGTTCCATTTGATCCCTGTGCTACATGCTGGTCGTGTGACTGTATTTGCTGCGACCAAGTCTAATACCCCATTGGTGGTAGTCGAGGGTTTTGGTGACTTCCGTTCTGAAGTCATTCCGGTAACTGGTGACGTCACCATCATGAATCCTGACGGGTTGGTGTTAAGTGAAGTAAGCTATGAAAAGCTTATGGCTCCGGTGCGTATTGAAGAACAGACCGAAGCAGTATTACAACCTATCCGGGAAGCAATGAGTGGCGACCGCCCCATTGACTGGGAAGAGTTGAATAAGCGTAGTGAGATACCTAAGCAGTTCCCTCCATTGAATCCAGGTGGGAGTGTCCAGGGGAGTGATCCAGCTACCGTTTGGAATAGTGCTAAAGATTTACGTGCAGCTTCACCGACTCTTTACTTGGGTCTTGGTAAATTGCAATTCCTCCCTAGCAACAGCCTTGATCAGTTGAACGAATTGATTAGCGCAGATCATGTTGATCCATTTACCCAAATGTTCCAGTGGATGATAGATTTGCCACCTAATGGACCATGGATTTTGTATGTAAATCCTCATTTTGACAAAACGTTAGGTATCATGGAGTGTGCATCTCAGCCGCATATCGTAGTTACTGAACTAGGGTGCCGTACAGTCGATACACTTTCGGCCAAAGAAAAAGAGTCCCATGGGCTTGAGTATATTCCAGACAAAGGCTGGAGAGTCGACAGCCTTCTTAACAAACAAGCCTTTACCGTCAATTTGGATAATGAAGTTTTTGATATCCGACCGGTTACCTTTAGTTAATTTACACCGAGCAAAACAATACTAAGGTCAGGGGCGGCTCTGACCTTAGGCAACATAGCACGTACGCAATACCAGTAAGACAAACCACTAACTAATACGAGTAGTTTACATGAACCTCATTATCAAAATGATGGACCGCGACAACAAGAGTTTCCGCATGCTGGTTGTAGAAGAACCGGTTGACATCAAAGTCAACTTAGGTACCCCACCAAATGGAAACCACGGGCTGGTAATCCAACATGCACTGCCAGGTAAGAATCGGTCTTATCCGATCACTGGCAACGTTTACATCATGAACGCATCCGGGGACACTATCTCCAAGATCACGGAGAAAGACCTCGAGTACCCTGGTATGGGTGGTCTCTACAAAGAGTCCCTCACTGACGACCCAGGTGCGGTAGATTTTGATCTGCCCGCATTGCTGAACGGCGCTGATCCAGTTCGCATCGCGGCAATGGCACGTGAGATTATGTTCAGTGCTAACCCTAACCTGCGCGAAGCATTGGCTAAAGCAGGCCTGGCCCCAGGTGGCGTGGCTGAGTCAGAAGAAGAGTACGACTCCGGTACCATCCTGGCTAATTTCCATGGTAACGTTGGTGCGTACCTGGACGGTAGCTTCTTCGACGCTTACTCGTTAACCGCCAAACGTATTCAGCAATACAACGTTTACGCCACAAAGGAAATGATCAAAGAGCTTCGCGAAGGTGGGCTGATACCAGAAAGCAAACTGGCGATGTTGGAAGCTAACTATGTTAAGGCTAATGCTAAGCCTGCAAGGGACCCAGGACCAGAAGAAGATATCCCTAGCGTCAAACGCCCTTTTGTACTGGATGACCCGGATCAGCTCAAGTACTATAACACAGTTTTCGGCAATTTCAGCAAAACTACCAAAAACCTTATTCGTGAAGAGATCACCAAAACTGGTAATCGCTACCCAGGTAAAGTAATCATCCTGTCGCATCGCAAGTGGCTTATCAACGGCCTGTCGACGTTGGTTGTTTTGGTAGATGATAATTTCATTGCTGAGTTCAGTGAGCACGCCAACCCCGTCTATGTTGAAAACGTTAGTTCAGCTATCACACAAGAACACCTTACAGCAATGATCTCTGCTGAGTCTAGCGATCAGTGTGAAATGCAGTACTACGGCATCGGCTATAACGGCACCGGTCTCTACTACCTGGGCAACACTTTCAAAGAAGCCAATAAATACATCGTTGAGTCCAAAGGTGATTTGATCATAAGAGCTGGTGAGGCCCCAGTAAACGGCATGCAGTCTGCCACTGGTAGTCCGATTGGTTAATTTGTTACTGCAATAATCCATTATATACAACAGGTGTGATTGTTAACGCCTAAACCGAATTCTCCCATTGAGGAGATCAGCCGGAACCTTAAGGTGGAGCCGGTGGTTGTATGATGCAACGAATCGCGATGACAAGCTTTTCTGAGCAGAACCTATGAGTGGAACGTCAAACCCACTAAGTCACCCAAACTTTCCTACTGGGCTTCTTCTGTGCTGACCGCCCTGGGATTTCGATCTGGCCGGCAGCATGGTTGTGAGCAGAGAGTTTGATGAGGCGGGCCTTTACGGCGGTAAAAGGGTTAACACTATTACCGAGGTCTAGGTGACAGAGGGATTGTGAAGGATGTCGCAATCTGGAGCAGTTCCTCTTATCTTTTTACTACACATGGTTATGATATGTAACGGTGTGTTCTGCGAGTGTGGTGGAATTGGTATACACAACAGACTTAAAATCTGTCGGCTTCTGGCCATACGGGTTCGATGCCCGTCTCTCGCACCATATTTGGATAAACCCGGGTCGCGGTTAACTCTCTAGCCTAACGGCCGTCAGGGTTGGCTAGACTTAGGGAAGAAAAGCCTCAAGACGGAGGGCGATCCAGAATGCGTCGTATACTTACGGCGTAAGACCAGGGCTCTACCCTGGGATCCGTCCCGATTTCCTATGTTATACAAAGTTAACAGAGAGTTGTCCGAGTGGTTTAAGGAGTCTGGAGGATTGTGGGCGTACCCTAGGGCGGCCTTACATGAAACCGGATGTGCTCAGGGTGTCGGCCAACGACACTTATGGGCCCACACGTTCGAATCGTGTACTCTCTACCAAATGTGTGTCCCTCAGCAAAGGTGGTGCGCTGTGGGCGGCGAAGGGCGCTGAGGAACACACACCTAGTCCGGCAACAAGGTTCGTCACGGTACCTTGTTGCTGGCATTTAGCCGACGGTCAGGTTGGCTCGCAGGGCGGCTTTGCATTGCGCAAGCAGCCCACACAAGAAGTCCTAGGGGGACTCTTTCCCGTGCTAGCGCGCTGAGCGCTTTGCTGTGATCCGTGGCAACGGGAATGTAAGTACATGACGCGCTTGCGGAATGCGAATAGCGCGGGTGTGGCGAACGGATACTTTATTCAAGAGTTTGTTTGATCTGGTGGAAAGACGGTAGGGTACAGCCGGGCTACACTAAAAGGAGCCGCCCAGTAGTCCATACGGTGCATGGGTCCAAGTCGGGGGATAAAACGAGCCTCCCTTCCCCCTTACCAGGTCGAACAACATATTAACCTACAAAGGACCATTGATCAAGGAACCCTGGTAGGTAAAGAAAGCACTCGGCGCCCGGACGGTCGGGCCCCCTTGAGCCGCAAGCTCATGAGTAAGTGCGGTAAAAGCCCGAATGGACCGTCAATATTTCTTCCACGTTAGCTCAGTCGGTAGAGCAGCAGACTGTTAATCTGTTGGTCCCTGGTTCGAATCCAGGACGTGGAGCCAAATCAAAGGTGTTCTCCCAAGGTCCACTTTGAGAAAGCCGTTACAGGTCTGGAGGCCGGCCTGTTACTCACGACGTACGGTAAAAGCCCGTAGACCACCCCAGTTACAGAGGTATAGCCAAGCCCGGTAAGGCAACAGGTTTTGATCCTGTCATGCGATGGTTCGAATCCATCTACCTCTTCCAAACATGGACCTAGCGGCCGTGTAGACTAAGCTTGCCCTCGCTTGCCTAGTCAGAGTGATGTACCCGTTGTCAGGTTTGCTGGCCGGTGTGCCTCTCAATTGGTACGTCACTCTTCCTTTGTATCTTCGACCCATGCTGTAGCCCCTGCCCCTGCCAAAGGTTAGGAGGTCCTAAGGCAACAACCAGTAATCGTCTGCCTAGTTATTCGCTGGTTGGGTTGTGCTGTTGAGGCAACCAAAGAAAACCTCCCCCTGCTCAATGCCCTGATCCTAGCCGACACTGTCGCCTGGTCTAGGGGTATTGGGTGGGGTTATACTTTATTTTTTGTAACTGCACTTTATATTGTATTGCTCAATCACATACCTGGTCGTTGTAGGGTTCGACCTAGTTAGTTGATAGCATCCCAGTGTAGTTAAGCTTAGCCTACCAGTCCTTGCCCATGTGGTTTAGGTACTGGTAGGTAATGCTTTTCTTTTTTGCATTTATACTGGATAACCTTTTTATGTAGGGTAATAAATTTACAAGCCTATATTACCTACGTGTATGGATCTACAGATCTTTTACATAAATGATTTCGCAATACACTTCCACTTGGTAAAGAGAGTAATTTATGTCGACTAAACCAGAGCTGAACATCATCGTCTGCGGCGGCGCCGGTATCAACATCGCTAAGCTGTTGAAAGCCAGCACCTACTCGGACAAGGTGGCCAAGGCAACTTACCTGGCACTCGACGCCTCCGGTAACAACCGCCTGCCAGAAGAACTGGGCATCCCGCTGGAACGCGTCCCACTGAGCGGTGATCCGAAGAAGCTCGCCAACGGTTCCGGTAAGGTCAAAGCTACCAACTACGCCGAGGCTGTACCGTTCGTTGACCGCACCATGAACAAGTACACCCCAGGCGTGTTCAACATCGTTGCCTGCTCCGGCGCTGGTGGTTCTGGTGCCCTGCTGGCTACCCTGGTGATCCGCTGGCTGAAACAGAACGGCCACTCGGCAGTACTGGCGATCATCACCGACCACACCTCCCAGGTCGAAATGGAAAACTCCATCAAGACTCTGCAGTCGATGGCGATTCAAACCCAACCGAACCAGCTCAACGCTCCGATCAACTACATGGAGTTCCGCAACGAGCCAGGTAAGACCCGCGGCCAAGTCGACCGCGACGTCGTTCAGAAGATCTCGCTGTTCTCGCTGTTCGCCAACGGTGACAACGAAGAGCAAGACTTCCAAGACCTGCTCAACGTGCTGGACTACTCCAAGCACTACGGCGTTCCACCAGCACTGTCGCGCATCAGCTTCTACGACAACCCGGAAAACTACAAGGGCCCAATCCCGGTAGCTACCGTCAGCCTGTTCGACAAGTCCGAGAACATCACTGCTGCTTTCTCCGGCACTGTGATCCGTTCCACCGGCATCTTCGGCAAGGGCATCCAAACCCCAGCCGACACCACCCAGCTGCACATGCTGCTGGACCACGGTGAATCCGTAGCCGACCTGGAGCAACAACTGGAAAAACTGACCAAGGTCAAGTCCACCAACCAGGGCGTCTACGTACAACAGAAAGACATGTCCGTCGGTGCTGATTCCAACGGCGTCTTGCTGTAAGCTATGATGTAACCTAAGGGTAGGAGCTAATGCTCCTACCCTTAGGGTTATAGTTGTTTTTAACTGGTTGACCATATATATGCGATACTATGTTTAACGAGAGGGGTCGTAAAGGTGTCTAGAAGCTTCTCTATTAACCTTGAACGGTTTACCCTTGGCCGTCCTATCGGCGACGGCAAAAAGCTCTTAGAACGCAAAATAGACGTTACAGACGTTATTTCCGTTTTGATGGATGAAGGGTTTACTGAATTTAACGAGCAACGTATTTACCATCGCATGCATGGGCATGACTTCGAGGGGCTACGGGAAGGGATATTGGAAAAGATAGCGGGTGTACCTCGTGATGCTTACGTCAATATTAGCGCCTATGGTAAAGCCAACGCTTTTCTATTAATAACACTGGAATATTAACCGAGGTACCCTGTGGTTAAGATCGACATAATGGCATTAGCCAATGACTTCATCTTGGAAGCCGACACTACCTTGATGGTCAGACTGGAGATTGCCAGAGCGTTAGTAACGGCTGCAGTGGAATACATTAACGAATCTAGCGGTAAGCGTAAAAACAAAATCGCCGAAGATATCGAAGACTTTGCTGACACTTATGGTATGTCCGTACCAGATAAAGTGTTCTCGTCGTATGTAGCAATGATCCAGCGCATGATTCGTGGTAATGGCTGGGATCCACGATTGGTGGTTAAAGTGGATTACTCGGTAATCGGCGTGGTATATACTACAGCCGTTATCGTGATGGATCTGGAAGCTACCGCAGAGCGACTAGGGTGGAACATCACTCCTCCAGTGCGGGAAGAAGAAGATATCATGGATGTGGTAACTGACACACCAAGTATGGACGATATCAATGAGTTCAATAAATCTGATGGTGCTAGGGCTCAGTCAATCCCTCCGCTTTCATCAAATCGACGCGCAGAGTTTGTACGAAAAGATCAGCGAAGAAACATCCAGAATTATCGTGGGTAACCTACCACCTAAACGCTGGCCTGATCTAGCCAAAGGTTTGTGGGAAGCAAGCATCGAAGCTGCATTTGAAGGTTACCCTGGTGGGGTGCGGTTTGACGAACAGCACTACGACCAGATTATCTGTCGCAAGAACCTGTTAGAGGATGACATTAAAGATATCATCCAGGATGGTGCCGCACACATCTATCGACAGGTAATTGATCTAACACCTAAGTCTGTGCTGGATTATAAGTGCGGCTATAAGCTAATGCCCAATATGAACATCTTGGTAGCAATAGATGAACGAGATTTTTTAATACCATCCGAGCTATCACCATTGGAGGAGTTTTGCTTTGGAACCCAAGACTAAAGTAGTAACCGTTCCTCTGGGGATGGTAAAAGACATTTTCACCAACCATGGTTTGGGTGTCGCCGAGATCGACACCCTGTTAAACTTCCTGGTGCAGATCTGGTTGGCAAACGAGCCAGACATACAAGAAGACCTGACCAAAGATACCATCGAGTTGCTGAAACTAGATCCAGCGGTGTTCCAGCTCCTACTGCTGGAAGTAATCCCGCACTTGGTACAAATTGGTATTCTGGTACATAGTGCTATCAAAGACGCAACCCTTTCGTCTTTCAGCATTAAAGATCACGTAATTTATCTGGAGCTTTTTGATGACTGAGCAAGCAAAACAAAAGCAGGTCTTTACCTACGTGGTGCAACTGCCACCTAACACCGACGTCCACGAAATGCTCGGTGCGTACAAGAACCTGTTCTCGATCCAGGGTGTAGACATTACCCTGATGAACATGATCCCGACTAATACCCAGGGCTTTAGCCACCCGATCCCTGAGTGCCAACAAATCCTGCAAACAGACTTCTTCCGCACCATGGAGTCTATCCAGGCAGCAGTAACGGATCATACCAGCGTATACTTGGAGAACTTCACCGTTAATGGCAAGACGGTGGTGTTTACTTTCTACTACTTGGAATAGTTCTCATGTACAAGCGTATCCTAGACATTGATTACGATGCGCTGCTCAATTACCTGGCGTCATTACCAGAAGTAGCGGACGATCAAACGTTCTTTGAGTTTGATAATCTGCAAAGCTACCTGGCGCGGGAAGTCGAATTAATGATGACCTGCGACGACCCAGACACTGCGGCAGACCAGTGTTTGATTGACATTATGATTGAGGACCTGGAAGACGAAAGCGTAGTTGATTACGTAGTCACGTCTACCCCCGGACGGGTTGTAACCTTCGATGGCCATCCTTTGATGATACCACTAGTGTTAATTGTGGTCCAACGGAGGACACCATGGCAATCAATCCCAAAAAGGGAGACGTAGTAAGTTTCCAGTTCGAGCGCAACGGTTTAATCGGTGATGGCAAACAAGGTGTGCGGGTAGACGGTGAGTTAACCTACAACGTCGCTCGCTCACTGGATCCGGAATTGAATGTGAAGCATCGCATGCTTTACCCTTATTTCCAGAACAAAGTCAACAACATCGACGACCCAACCGCTTACGGTTACATCGTAGTGGCCAATGCCGATGGTCGTCCTGAGGTGATTGGTATTCCTTGGATCAAGGATGCCACCTTCCAGTTCGTGCAGTCCATGCGCAACGTGGTGAACATCACCAACTGGCAAGAGTCCTGGGAAGCCCCATTGAAGACCTTCATGACCAGCCTGGGGGCCAACTACACCAGCAACAAGTTTACCAACGAGTAGTTAAGTTAACACCAAGTCTCCTATTAAGTTAGGGGACTTGGTGCCACCTTTTTATTTTTTGTGTCTTTAATTTTTAGATTGCATAAACAGGTCGCTTATGACTGCTCAAGTAACTAACCTAAAACCAGCCAAGGAAGTGAAGAACCCCTTCATGGCTGAGCAGTACAAGCCTAATCGTGATATCATCAAGTCGTATCACATTCAGGCTGCGATGTACCTTAGCGTGCTTTACGGGTACGATTACAACGTAGTACTCGAGTTATGTGAGAAAGTCTTTATCCCGAACGAGAACGGCTTCAAGGAAGTCAAGTTCGGTGTATTCAAAAAGAATAAGTATGGTGATCGTGTTCCGACGGTCATGCCAGCAAGTGAGTTCTTCCAGACAGTAGAACATAATAACTGGATCCTCAGCCCGTCCTTTGTAGCGTACAAGCACACCGATGATGAACAATCGGTAAACGCCATTGGTACAGACACCTTTATTGAATTCCGTCGTCTGTACAAGGGTAAGAAAAAAGAAGCACTTGGCGTTAACGACCAAGAAGCAGCAAAAGCATTCGACGAGATCCAGAACGCACTGAAGATTTTCAACAACGCCCAGTCGGGTGGTATGTCTTCGTCTGGTACTCCGCTGTACAACAAATCTGGTCACACTACTCTGACCAGTACTTGCCGGACTGTAACCTCGACCGCTAACTTGCTGAACGAGCGTCTGATTACCGGTAACCGTTTGTTGGTTAGCTTCGACGCAACAATGGAACTGTTCCTCAGTACTTTGGCGTTTGCTGACCGTAAGTTGATCCATCGTGTGATCAACGAGTACTCAATGAATTATGCGACAGTCGACCAAGTCATGGACATGGTTCGTCGTTGCGCTCGTTACTACTGGAAGAACCCGACTCGTTTGGGTGCTATCCAGTTGTTCTTGGAAGGTCTGAGCCCACTGGAGCTGACCATCCTGCTGTGCACCATGGACTTGCGTGGTCTGTACACTACCAACCGGGAACTGATGCAACGGTTCTTCAACGATTGGTGTGCTCTGCCAGAGATGCCAGAGGACTACGATCCGTCTACTGGTGTCAAGCCGGCTAACTCGGACTACGAGATCCTCTGTATTACCAAGTTGGGTAAGAAACCCGACAGCAAGCAGATGACGTTCCTCAACACCCACCACTTGTCGTTGGAAGAGAAGTGGAGTACATTCATTAACGCATTCTTCCGTGCAGACATTCCACCAAGTGGTGTGTTCAGTGCGAAAGAGCTGGTGCGTGAGAACGTACTGACGTCTGACACTGACTCGATGATCTACTCGGTAGACATGATTATCGACGACTACGTAGAAGACGAGCAGGGTGGTATCTGCTTCAACGCCGCACTGACGTATTTCATCCGTTGCATCGCAGTAGACCAGCACGCACGTCTCAGTAAGAACATGAACGTGTCTAATCGGTACATGTACCGATTGAACATGAAAAACGAGTACTTGTTCAGTTCGTACGTGACGACCTCCATGTCCAAGCACTACTATGCAATGCAGTTGATGCTGGAAGGTATCTTGCACCCCAAACCTAAGTTAGAGCTCAAAGGCGTGCACTTGCGTGGGGTTAAGATCGCACTTAAGGTACGTGAGTTCACCAACACGCTTATGCGTAAAGTGCTCGATGCTATCTACAACAAGAAGCAGTTGGATGCTGCTGAACTGTTGGCTGAGATCGCTGACATTGAACGTGCCCTGTTCCAAGATATTGACGAGGGTGGTTACACCTGGCTGACTAAGAACGGTATCAAAGCTGAGAATGCTTACTCTAACCCAGAGTCGAGCATCTACTACTACCACGAGTTGTGGGAGAGTGTGTTTGCGCCTAAGTACGGCAAAGCACCAGAACTGCCATACCGGGCTTACAAGGTCAACTTGGCGTTGCACAACAAGTCTAAGATGCGACAGTATTTCGATTCGGTAGAAGACAAAGTGTGGGGAGAGAACTTCCATGCTTACATCGAAACCCGTCCTAAGTTGACATCGGTTTATATCCCAGTAGACATGATCGATGAGATGGGCGGCATACCGAAAGAGCTACTACCTATCGTGGACTCGCGTCTGTTGATCCAGCAGAACTTTAAATCCATTTACGCAATCCTTGAGTCGCTCGGATTGTACTTCCTTAACAGCAAAGCTACACGACTGGTGTCCGATGAACATTGATCCATCGCTGGCGTACTACAAACATAAGGGGTCTGGACTAGAGTTCGCTGCTGAAGGCGCTTTCAATTATGAAGACGCCCTCAACGAATATTTTCTTGATCCCTCCGCAGAGAAGCTTGAATACGGTTTTGAGGTAACCAAGGAAACTTACTTGGAGTACTACGAATGTGATCAAGATCACCAACTTTACTTTAAGAGAGAAGAGGACATCGAGGAATTCCTCAAACTCATAAACGGTAAATTAGGTGCAGTTATTGTGGTAACTCCAGAACGTTATTGGAGTATGCTCGAGGACAAGCGTTCGGCCCGGTCGGATGGAACTTACTAGGGTTTAACTTCTAGGGAGTCTTGGGTCTATATAACTAGGGTGTATAAGGTCAGTAAACCATTTGGTTCACTACACTAACACCCTAGGAGTTCACCATGTCCATTTTCGACTTTGAAGTAAACACTGTTGCTAACCTGATCAAAGAACGCGAAGCACTGAATGCTAAACGTAGTGCTTGGTTCCGGGAAGAAGGTCCAGGTGTATGCTTGGATAAAGAGTACCGGTTGCTGTGCAAAGAGATGAACAAGTTGACTGCAAAGATCAATGCTCTGAGCACTGTTGTGAAGGTAGCAGCATGAATAATTGGTATAACCTACCCTAGCCCTTGACGGGGCTAGGGTAGGTTATATTAAACAACTTTTTATTTGTTTTTTAGTATTAAGCGGTGCAGTTCCAAGGATTCCCTTTTGAAACTTTCCCTACATAAGGTGGAAGGGCACTTATTGAAGCCTTCGTGCACAATCGGTAGGGTACGCTTCAATCGAGCCTTAACATCGCCCACAGGATGCCCTAGAGCGTTACAGATGGCAAAGTAAATACTGTACCACCTGATCGAGTTAGGTTCCCATAACCAGCGGGTTTGGGATAACAACTTATTGCGTCCACCGTCCTCATAGTTGAAGTAATTCGGATGGTATATGTTATCCACACTGGCTACCAGATGACCGATATCCACCAGCTTACGGCTAGTCAGGAAATCCACTCGGAAACTGAAATACTCTTTATATAGCTTCTCCTCACCCAGCGTAGTAAACTTGACTTGCTCCATCTCCCACAAGTCCTTTAAAGGAACCCCACGGACAAAGAACTCGTACAGATAGTTTACCGTTAACCCCTGGTTGTGCATCAGTTGCGCGTAATAAAGAGGATACTTACACAGGTACGCATGGATCCCCGTGTCACGATCACGGTCTTCCCGCATGTACAGCCACCAGCCAATGGCTAGCTCTACCAGGTTCAACCCAATGACGGCCATATCAAAACCACGATGGGTGGGATTGAGTGATCGCTCAACAGTAAGTTTATACCCACGTTTCAGTATATTGGTGTAAACTGGAACGACAGGTCGCAGGTCTTCCAAACGGATAGTCTGCGGATAAACCTTATCGTGTTCCAGTAAACCCCACAGCTCAGTGGTACCCTCACGGTACAGGCCGTCCTTTATAGGTTCGCCTACACCACTGATGGAATTAATTTTAAACACGGTTGCTAAGCTATTAGAACGGAACCGCGTATAGCTGACAACGTAGTCTAGATCCCACTCAGGATCGATTGCCAGCTGCTGGAGGATCCCCACCAACAAGTGTTGGTTCTCCAGGTTGAACGGGTTCTGATCAACGTAACCACGGAACGCACGCTCATTGAAAGTAGTAACCCTGCGCAGGTTGTTCATCCCAGGGTAATGCTTCATTGGGTAAATGTAACTACCTGCAGTCGGAAACGTTAGAGTTTGCATGTAGGTATAATCTCAGTGTGTTTCCATTATATAGGAAAGTACTCCTGGAGGAAACTCCAGGAGGGACCCCCACGCAGTTTGGAAATTTGGTGATATAGTTTGGTGTCTAAACCTATAGCATTTGCTTAGGCCAAGAATATTTCAAACCTGTATTACTACAATGAATCACAGTAAAGATTATCTTTATGTGATATAACCGCTAGCAAATCTTCGAAGATAGTAAAAGGAAAAACTTCCATGGCTCTTGATAAAGAAAACGAATACGGTGGCTGGGCCGACAACAACGGTGGTAGCAAGCCATCGGGCCCGTCCAACAATGCGAGCGGTCTTCTGGCTCAACTCTTCGGTATGAACTCCCTGGTTTCGGACACCCGGAACCTCAAGATCGTTACCGAAGTATATGAGGTCCTGACCGACCACATCTACAAGAACATTAACACTTCCACCACTGACGCCAAGCAACGTCAGATCGTACCAACCATCGAACACCTGACCACCAACATCTCGGCACAACTGCCAGGCCTGGGCTTCTACACCGTCATCGAAGGTGTGATGTACATCATGGCGGCGCTGTTCTCGGACCGTGACAACTCGATCGGTACCGAGCACATCACCATCAACGTCGCCGCCGGCCAGCAGCAACGCGTTTCGATTCCGATCACTCCTTCGGCACAGATCAACAAGCAGTTCGTTGATCGCCTGAAAGAGCACTACGACTCGGCCGCCAAGACCAAGGGCGCCAACGCCGTTGAAATCGTCAACCTGGTGGTTGTCGACATGGAAATGCTCAAGCATCCACAAGCCGGCGAAACCAAGGACCAACCGCACTACCTGGCCATGTACCTGGCCCGTCAGTGGGAGAAGGCCCTGCTGGTATACGGTGCTGAGAAAATCGTCGAAATGGGCATGGACATTCCGTCCCCATGGCTGGAACCTGATTCCCCTTACGGCAAAGACCGTACTGCGGAAGCTCGCGTACAAGCCATCCAGGAACGTCTGACCGACGGCAAGACCCTGTCGCCAGCCAACATGGAAGTCATCGTGACTACCATGAACGCCAACGGCAACAACACCCAGCAGTACAACCCGGTCAACACCCGCGAGATCGCTCGTGTTACCGCAACCGTGTCGCTGATCGGTACCGCGTACGAAGAATACGCTGCTCGCATGATGGCCCGCGCTCAAAGCAACGACTACATGCAGGCCCTGCAAAGCTTCATGGGTTCCAGCGTGTTCGCTCTGGGTCAGAACATCTGGCCAGGTGCCTACCGTCCGCTGCAGCCGGAAATCACCATCGACACCGTCACTGCCGGTGAAATGATGCGTGGTAACGGCGGTCTGTATCCGTTCTTCTTCGGCCTGTTCGCGCTGATGACCACCAACAACCAGTACGTCTTCGCCGACGCACTGCGTAAGCAACACGTAGGTGGTCGTGGTTCGCTGGCCGGTCTGGAGACCCGGATCCAGATGATGGTGCAGAACATGCCTGGCGCAGCGCAGATCCTGAACCCTCAGATCCGTCCGCCGCTGAACGAGAAGAACATCAACGACACCGACTTCGTCACCAACTGGATCCGTCAGAACGTGGCGGCCCACGCGGTGTTCAAGATCAACCTGATCTCGAACGGTCCGGATGCTCCGATCATCAACTTCATGCGCAAGCTGGTGGGTTCGGACAACGCCAAGGCTGTCAAGGTTGTTGTGGCACTGATCGACTCGATGACCAACAAGCGCTTCTCGGAAGTCATCGCGAAGAACCGTGCAGCCGATCGCGGCTGGTTCCCGGCTCAAACCAAGCCGATCCTGATCCAGTCCAACTCCATCGTTGTCAACGGTCTGGCCGTTACCCCTGGTGGCAAGGACGACCGCGAGCGTCACATCAACACCCAAGAAGTGGACGAAATGTTCATCTGCAACGCCAAGCCTGGCAACTCGGCTGCCGCGAAAGCGTCGATCGAGAACTACCTGGGTCTGGTCTACGGCAACGCACAGCAGGAAGACTTCAAGCAACGTTCGCAGAAACTGCGGATCGAGCAATCGTCCTCGCTGTTCGACGGTCACAACCACATCAACGCCTTCGGCAACTCGGCGATCTTCGCTCCGGACTTCATGGCTGCCATGGCCGAAGCGATGAACGGTATCGGCAACCTGAACGCCGCCAACAACCTGGGTAGCTTCCAGACCAACCGCCTGGCGTTCGCGCCTGGTATCGGCCTGGCTACTACTGTGGCTGCTGGTAGCAACAGCCCGATCGTCCAAGCCGGTCAGTCGGTGAACTTCTTCACCCCGCTGTACTAATAAGGTTTTGGCCTTTAACTGAATAAAGGCTAGGGGGGTTCGCGCCTCCCTAGCCTCTATTCTGCTTTTTAGTTTTTAGGGGTTCGCCATGGAACTACCTGCTATTAATGAGTCAAACGCCAAAGCCATTGCGTTACTGACAAGTTACAGTGAAGAACGCATCGATCCGATGCCTTTCTTTAATAAGTTTGCTGCTCCCTTCGGTGGGATCGTAACGGATGACCCGCGGTACTCCAAGCCCCTTTATCCGGACTTCGAGAACTACGACTACCTGCACGACACCAGCAAGCTGCGGCCGATCTACCTGAATGACCTGGACCTCAAGCTGGAAGAACACCGGGAAACCCTGGGACGTTTAACCCGCATGGAGTTCAGTGGTAATAGCTTCGAAACTATTGCCAAGTGTTCGTGTGGACATTTGCGTGGTAACTTCCGCTTGCGCGAAGACCGCCCGCAGATCTGTGATCGATGTGGTGATCCACCAGAGAAATTCCTTAATAAAGGAGATAAAACCAAACTCTGGCTGAAAGCACCAGAAGGGGTAGACCGTTTCGTCAACCTCGGGTTTCTGGCAACGTTTTTCAGCAACATCGCAATAGGTAGCCCTAAAGTCTGTGTGCCGTGGTATTTCCTAGATAAGGATTACCGTCGAGAAGTCGACAAGAACCGCAACACGACCGGTATCGTTCTGCGCAACATGTTCGAAACCTTGGGTATTTCCGAGTTCAACATCAACACGTTCTACCGTAATGCTGATGCCTTGATGGAGTACATCCTGATAGGCCCGGGTCGTAAGTATTTCAAGGATACCAAAGAGGGTCCTGCTTACATGGAAGTGTGGGAGCGCAATAAAGACATTGCCTTCCCGTATTACATGAAAGTGCCAAACCGCTACAGCACCATCCTGGAGAAATCTGGTAAAGATACGTTCTCGTATTCGTATCAGCCAATCACGGCGGCTATGTATGTCACGTTGGTGGACTCTCTCAAGTCCAACATCTGCCATCAGCTGACCGAAGCGGAACTCCAGAAGAACGCCGAGACGGTAGGCAAGACTCTGGTAATGTTGTCCGAGCAGTACCGGTCGACGAACAACCCGAAAGGGCTGTTTGAGAAACATGGCTTAAACCGGAAACACTGCGCGTCTGGATCGGTTCCTTTCACTGGCCGGTCTATTATTACGTCGCAAACTGGTGTAATTGATCCTGACTTGCTGATAGTGCCGTGGAAAATGGCAATCTCGATGTTGGAAATCCACATCAAGAACTATCTGTACCGTCGTGGTCACACCCCGTATCAAGCACTGGCCCGCATTAAGCAGGCGGCTTATCATATCGATCCGTTGATTGATGAGTTCTTCCGCGACATGGAAGAGAACAACAAGTGCTTGATTCAGGCAGGTCGAAATCCATCGATCGAATACCTGAGTTGCCGTACCTTTAAGTTTGGGGTAAACCGGGACCTCGAAGACGAATCGTTCAAACTCCCAATCTTGGGTGTTAAGATCCAGAACGCCGACTTCGATGGTGACCAAATCTATGCGGTTGTATTGGTGGATAACGAATCCAAAGCAAAAGCGTATGGTGGTTGGGGTCATCACCAGACGTTGGATCGGAACAATCCGTTCAAGGTAGGTGACTATGCCTCGCAAACGGCTACCAACCTGATGAACTTGAACACACTGATGCATACGCATGCCATTATTGATTAATCCGTACTAGGGAGGCTTAGGCAATGAACAGCGCTCATGCATTTGCATATGCGATGTCGGGTAGCTTTACCGATCAGCAGATTGCGCAGAATGCTGCTTACGTCAACCAAAATGTCGCCGCTGTACAAGCTGCTGGTGGCTGGCTGGCCGGACAGGCTACGAAGATTCTGGATGGTTTCAATAACTTCCTGAACTCGCGTGCCTGGGAATTCGGTCGTCGCTTGCTATCGCAGGGTGGGCGTGCCCACATTGGTCGTTTCGACATCGGTTTCATTGGTTACGCAAACGACATCATGTCAGCTCAGGGACTGATGGCCAACTACATCATGGCTAACCCGCTTCACATGCAGGCTAAGCTGGATGGGTTGATCGAAGGTCTGACAGACACTCATGCCACTTGTAAAGGTGTGGGTATTGCCAACCCGTTCTATCGTAAAGCGATGCACGGGATCCTGGACTTGCAAACAGTAGACGGCAAACACACGTTGTCGCACAGTCACTTCTTCGACACTGGTGGTACTCAGGTGTCGTTCAGTGACCTCGACTCGATCCACCGCACCTGGAAGGCAACTGACTACCATCGTGCGCAAGGGTTGTTCAATGTTAAGTCGGAAGACGACGACGTAGTTAGCGAGCAGTAAGTTGTAAAGCTAGGGGGTGGCAACACCCCTTAGCCCAACTGTTTATTTTTTTTTCGATTTTACGATAACCACTAGCGGGTATAGCGTAATGTCTACTTTTTGTTTAGGTTCGATGGATTCCAGTGTTGGTTGGGAAACCCAGTCGGTAGAGACTGCGTTAGCCAAACATTTTACCTACTGGTTAGAGAGTCGCCGTAACCAGGGTAAAGTAATCGGACAGGTGCCAAGTTTCTTTTACCTGTTCATGAAATACGGTAACACCCCAGAGAAACTGGTTGAGAAAGCCAACCAGGAGCTCAAGAGCTACATGGACGAGATGTTCCCAGGGTCTGAGGTAACTGTGACCTACAAGTACATCAGAGAGTCCAGGTCACTGTACACTGTCCAGTTGGACATAAGAGTATTTGTTGACGGCAAGGTCTATGATTTAGGGCGCACCATTGAGAAAACCGGTGAACAATACCGCATCCTTGACGAAGAGAGATTAGCACGATGACTCAACCAATGACCACCAAACAGCGCATCATCGAAGAGTCCTTCGGGTGGCTGAAAGATTACACCGTATCCGAAGTAGACGGCAAGCGCATGATGACCGCCAAAGGTGAGACCGTGCCCTTCAACGTCTCCACGGTCATGGACGAAGACGAGTTCAAGGCCAAGTGGCTGATCCAGTTTGCTCTGGGTCGTCGTAACGGTCGCAACTACTTCAACACCCAAGAGTGGCTGGACCTGTCGGCTGACGGTCTGCAATCGGTGATGATCATCGACAAAGACAACAAACCAATGCTGATCATTCCCCCGCTGGTTTCCAACAACTTGGGCCCTGAGCAGTACCGCATGTTCCGTCACATCGAGCAGGCGATCAAACAGATCTCGGCTGACTCGCAACGTTCGGCTGACCCGATGGCTTCGGCGCAGTTGGCAGAACTCTCCGAGAACTCCCTGGCTAACGTTAAGCCACGGACTATCACCGACATGGTGTCTGACTGGTACTACGCCAAAAACAACATCATCCCGGACGTAGAAGGTCAGATCTGGTTCATCCGTGACAACATTCACAACGAACAGATCGATGAGTCGCTGCTGACCCGTGCTCGTCCTATTCTTTATGCTGCTTTCCGTAATGAGCACGTGTCCAACGAGGACAAAGAGTTCATCAACAAGCTGGTTAAAGAGCAGTGGAATATCGACTTCGGCACTGGTGCGGCTAAATCCGAAACCAAAGTAAATGATACTCCCGGTGCGCAACAAGATTACGACCCGCTGGAGTGCTAAGTAAATAAGGAACTACAATGCGTTTGTTATGGAGCAGTGATCACCACACCTTCCACCAAAATACGCCGACCACACACGTACTGAATAACCTCACTACGTTTCTGCGTAAAGATCATGACCTTGCTAAAGTGGACATGATCACCTTCGGTGGTGATTTCTTTGAACGCATGGTAGAGTTACCGCACCAAGATACCCATGTGGTATTCGATTGGGCTAAGGATTTCCTGCATCATCTTTATAAGGTTAATCCTAAAGCCACTGTGGTGTGGTTAGAAGGGACTTCGTCGCACGACTGGTGTCAGCCACGACATTTCCTTAATCTCGCTCCACCGGGCCTAGATGTGCGTTATATCGATACTCTGAGTATCGTTACCTACGAACACCTCGATGGTCTGACAGTGATGTACGTTCCAGACAACATGGGAGCCTTAACTCCTGATGAGGTCTGGGACCTTGCTTTAAAGGTACTGCAAGACGCCGGTCTAGATATGGTGGACCAAATCCACTTCCACGGTGCATTTGAGTTCCAGTTAGTTGCCAAAATGCGACACAAGTGCCACAACCTAGAACGCTGGGAGTCCATTACTCGGTACTGCATCCTGGCTGGCCATATCCACACCCCCGTCCGTAGAGGTAAGCTAGCGACGTCTGGCTCCTTCGACCGTGGTGGGCATGGCGAAGAACACCCTAAGGGTGGATTGGTTGTGGACTTCGATTTGAAAGCCGGTAAGTGTGATATCAATTTCTGGGAGAATAAAGGTGCCTTACCCTACCTCACCATGGAAGTGTCACCTGATATCACCGCTGGCGACCTGATTACAGACCTGCACGATTTCATCCAGAAGCGCAAGTTACCACACCACTCCCAGATCCGGGTTATGGGTGGTAGCGCAATGGTGGTCAACCCTGTAATCAGCATGCTCAGTAAAGAGTACCCGTACTTCCACATCAAGGCTAAGAACGAAAAGAATGACGATGAGTTGATTGACGAGGACCTGTTTACCACCAAGGTTTACACTGGTACATCGTTGACCAAAGAGTCGCTGCCTAAGTCACTGGCAGCTGATCAGTCGTTCAAAGACAACTTGGCCAAACACAACATATCAAACGCCGAAGCAATGGCCGTACTGGAGGAATTCTCATGAGCCGTACCGTCGGTACATTAGGAATCTCGGTAGGGACATCCTTGGCATTGGAACAAGGGGCTTTGTCGGTGCTTAAAAACACCGACTCTATCCTGTTCAATCTGCGTACTTTGGTGCGCAATGCTCAAGAGTCCTACACAAAGGAAGACTCCGAGTATCATGATCCAAGCGTGTTGGCTAAGGAAGTAGCAGAAGATATTGCCTACTTAGCCAAATACGTTGAAACTCATCGTAATGGCAAACCCGTGAAGTTTGTCATCTATTACCCGTCTTACAAGAGCCTGTCTAGTAAGTACCCTAAGGCTGATATCAAAGATCATACTAAGGGGACTGCTAAACAGCAGGCCATTGCAAAGACAATCAAAGCCACGTGTGATCGGGTCTTTGAGAAATACCAAAAGCTTATAGTAGAAACCGACGTAGGTATGCCAGTGTTTAGTGGTAACGGTATTGTATTGACACACCACCCAGTGGATCTGTGCGAAACCAATGGCACTACGCGGCTAAAACTATTAGAGTCTTATACGGGGGTGTTGAAGGCTTATCCTGATTGGAACACAAAACTGACAGGCGGTAGTAAACTGTACAACATTCCGTTGAACAGGCTTACTATTCAGGTATTTGGTGATAAGTCTACGGACTTCCAAGCTAGTATCGCTGGGATCCGCGAGGTAGTAAAACGCATCGCCGATGAATCCAACTGGACAACAGCTACTAGTACCGCTCGGGTTCGGTCTACAATCATGAACCTACCCCAAGGGGTAGAGCGGGCTGGATTGATCTCCATGCTTTAAGGAGCCTTTATGACTCTTGACTTCCAAGGCAAGTGCCTGTACCCACCGGCAGATAACGCAACTCTTAAAGAGAAGCTACACGCGTTAGGTGTGGGTTTGGAAGATATGACCAATACGGCTGAAGGTCATGACATCCCCACTGGGGATTTCCGGCTGGCCGCAGAGGTGATCAAACTGATCCCCGAATTGTTTAGCAAAATCGCACACGGTGAGTCTGGACATAGACAGTGGTTGGAAGAAGCCATTGAGAACCACTTCACCGGTAAACCCATGCCTGAGTACAAAGCTAAGTAGCAATGTAATCTCACCGTAGATCCAATCTATACCAGGCGTATCCATTTTTTCAAGGATTTAATAATGAGCTACCAGCAAAACAACAATGGCGGTCGTCCACAAGGCACTCCTCGCAAGAAGAGCTTCCTGAACGACTGGCGTCAGCCTCACCCTGCAACGGATGCACCGCTGGAAGGTGGCAAGTACCCTGCACAGTTCATGTGGGAAGTTACCAACGCCGGCAAGATCGTTCTGAAGATCTCCGACGGCATTTTCAAAGAAGGTGCGAAATCTCCGCACAAAGAAGTGGAGATGTCCGGCTACGACCGCAACATTCTCTTCGAAGCTCTGCTGGAAGCTTCGAACATGTCGATCGAGTTCCCGGCTCGTCAGTTCTACGTTAAGAAGCACGACTTCGTTCGTGTCGGCGGTCAGTCGCGTCTGTCGGAACAACCGATCACCAAGGTCATGTTCTCGATCTCGCGTGACGAGAAAGGTGTGATCAACCTGGTCTACACCAAAGGCGACTACAAAGTCAAGACCCGCTTCAAAGGCCCGAACTCCTCGGTGGTCATGGTACGCAACGACGCCGGCGAGATCGTGGAAGATAGCGGCTTCATGTCGCGCATGTACACCCGTTCGTGGGTCAACTTCCACAAGGAAGTCCTGGACCGCATGGAACGTGATGGTTGGGAGCCACCGAAGCCGAAGGGTGACTTCAACGGCGGCGGTAGCGGTGGTGGTGGTGGCTACCGTCAGGGCACTCAACAGGGTGGCAATGGCGGCGGTAACCCGAACCAGTCGAACAGCAACTTCGACGACTTCGAAGATGACATTCCGTTCTAAGGACTGATTAACTGTAATGGACTACAAAACCTAGGAGGGTGATCCCCTCCTAGGTTTAAATTATAGCTGTCTAAGATAATTTCAGACCTAAATTATCAGGGTAGTGAGTAGCCAAGGTATTAAAAATATGTTCTCTATTGACATCAAGCGTACGGGTAAAAAGGGCATTAAGGCGATCGAAGTATCTCTTAATGAACAAACGTTAAAGTTCCATGGACGTGCTAAGGTACAGTTGGAGAAAGTACTCAAGGACAAGTCTGACGTCGAGAACAATTTGTTCAGTTGCATGAACGAGTACGTTGATGCGGTACTGACCACTGAACAGAAAATCGAATTGTTCAAACTTTTCGATCGGGCGCACTCAATCGTAGAGCACGGCAAGTTCCTCGACTACAATACCGAGATCGCCAGGCTCAAGCCAATCTGTGACGGTGTGTGGGATCTGATCAATATCAAGAAGTACTGCGCGTTCATCGAGAACTCCAAGTACCTCAAGATTCCAAAGAACCTGAGTGAGGCAGCTAGCAAGGGTGATTACCCAGCTCAGACGACGATCACTGACATCGACTACGTCAACATGGTGAAATTCCTGTTCGTAGTACGTTGTGTATATCCGATCATCTTTGGTGTGCTGCAACGCTTCGAAGGCCGGATGGGCGCAGGGTTCAGTGAGATCGTAGCAGGCGAGTTGCTCAAGGACAACTTGCAGATCACACAAATGCCTGGTTGGGAGAAACTCAACAGTTACTTCCAGTTCTCGTTCAACAAGCGTGACGTACCTACGCAGATCGACGGCGGTGGTAGTGGCGACACTTTCATCGACAAGGTACTGTATAGCGCAATCTTCAATCGACTGTGCTGTGCGGTAATCCCTGAAACCGAATACGACAAGAACATCGCCAACAGTATCAACGGTGCGGTTAAGCAGCATGAGACCAGCGCCACATTCAAACCCAAGGAAGACCGTCCAGGAGTAGACGAGGAAGACAAGCGTTCTAACTTTGACAAATACGGTATCACCGAAGACGTCAAAGAGTCCGACCAGGAATCCGAAGCAGAGTTCTTTAGCTTTGGCTTGTTCGACGAAACCGATGCACCACGTTACAAAGATCGGTTCAAATACCAGTGCATTGCATTGGAGATCAAGAACGAACAGTTAGTCGAGAAGGTTTATGACAACCTGCCGATCAACTGGGACTTCGATACCCACAACCATATCCTGCGACTGCTGGAACTGGTTTATATGAACGTAGTTAGTTCGTTCATCTGGGAAGCTTGTAACTATACACAGTTGATGGCCGCTATCGCCCTCGCTCAAGTTAAACTGAGCGAACAAGGATATAAGTACCTACCATCGGTCTTGGGTGCAATCCACGATCCGAATGGCGTGCGCAGTTTGGCCGAGGGGCTTAAGCTGAGCGACGATGACAAGAACTATTTGGCATCGATTTGTGACGTACAGTCACGCAATAGTGAGAACCGAGGTTATAATGAAGCACTGTTAGCCGCAGATGACTTCCTTACTCAGTTTGGTAATGGCACCTGGCAGTCCAACCTCGAGTACGGGGTACTGGATGACCTGGTAATCTACGATCGAGTCTCCGCTGGTGATTTGTTCCCAATCGATATCGAGAACGATATCCGGAATGAATTCATGGCTCTGGTCAAACAAGTAAATAGTTAATTAAAGTAGTAAGGGGTTAGAAATGGCAGACATTATGATGACCATGGCGCGTATCGGCATGGGCAACCCGGTGCATCCGCACGTACACCGCCACAATAAGCTTAACCTGGAATCGCAAAACATCGACCAAATGCTGATGGCCACAGCACAAGGCGGTATCGTCGAGTCCATGCTCAACAACATCGCCGGTCAGTCTGGTGGTCTCACTGTCAACCCACGCGGTCAGGTAAACATCGAAGAGACTTACAACCAACGTTGTGGTCTGGCGATGCTCAAGTTCTCGGTAATGATGGACGCGCTGAAAGAGGAGGAACTGACCGTACTCTTCTACTGCGCAGGCGGCGGTCTGATGGAAGATGGTGGTATTGACCCAGCTACTATGCTGGTACCAATCCGTAGCTACACTGTAGCCAAAGAGTCGATCACCAATCTGTACGACGGCATGCCGATGGTCAAGCAAGCAGTAAGTGCTTCTGACCAGTTCCTGTTGGGTGACCCTACTCAACAGCGTCAGCTCCGCGCCGTACGTCCTGAGGACATGGCCAACGAAGTATTGGGTTACATGTCCACTGAGCAGGAGAACCGTCAGGATCACTACCACGGTAACGTTGGCGCTAGCCTCGGCAAGCATACCCTGGTATCCAAGACGCAGAACCTGGACTCCACGTTCCATGCCAAGCAGTTGCTGAAAATTGCTGGTAACGTGCTGCATGACCAAGACTTCAACATGTCGTTGCAGGACTCGGTTGCTGGTAGCCTGTACAGCAGCAGCATGAAGGAAACGATTATCTCGCAGAACCCGTTCTTCAAGGCAATGGCAATTGGTGCTGGCCATTACAGCTGGAATGGTTTCCAGGGTTATACCTTGGGTGAGATCTGTGACGTGTTCCCTGCCCTGCCGGACGTGCTCGACTTGAGCATGCTGGACGAAGCGCGGTTCCCGATGCGTGATGAGATAGCTAACTCCAGTGCTTATGGTGCGTCCAATATGGTCGAAACCACGGCACAAGAGATCGCTATGCTGACTACCGACCTGTTGATCCGTACTGGTCTGACTCACATCGTGTTTGCAGCATCCAACAACGTACACGAGTTCGGCGGGCTCAGTGACAACGGTGGTGTGGAAATGGTAGTTGGTGAGTGGATGTCTATCACCGACCAAGATCAGAACTCTATCAACCGTCTGGAACGCTTCAAGCAGCTGTTCAAAGACAAGTTCTACACCAAGTACAACAACGCCTACGCACACCTGTGCACCGTGGTTAACATCGTAGTTAACTGCTCGCTGTTCGGTGAAACCTCCGTCGAAGTGTACTTCAATGGTGAAACCGAAGCTAAAGAGCGCTACGTGAATGCTACGTATTACTTGGCTCGTACCAGCACCAACATCGCCAGTAACGAAAACGGTGTAACCGAGTCCGTCAATTTCCTGAATAACCTGCGCGAATACTTCATCGAGCAGAAGTAAGCGAGAGACCAATATGAACGATCTGAACAAACTGTATAAAGCAATGCTGTGCTCGTGGGGCTGTGTCATCAAGCCTGACAGTCGTATTGTGCTTAAGCTGGGTGATAAGGAAATCGACGTTAAGATCGATGACATGTCCGTTTACCTGCCGGTGTCGGAAGTCCTGGACTCCAAGGACACCATGGACAAAGTGTTCTTCCACCCAGCGTGTGAGAACATCGTCAGCAAGGAGACTGAAGTCTTCAAGATCATTCGTCGTATGGCAGTGATCCACCTGCTGGAACTGTTCAAGAAATACCCGATCGTACTGTTGGGTGTCGCTGGTACTGGTAAAGAGAAATCCAGCTGGAAACAGAACACCCTGGATATCATCGAGCCACTGCGCGGTGTCAAGAAGACCGTGATCCAAGAGATCAAGGATCTGATGGAACGCTTCCAGGTGGAAGTTGATGACAAGGGCCACGACAACCGTTTCATCCACATCAAGGTGTCGCGTGCTCAGGGTCGGTCGTCCAGCGGTAGCGGCGAGCGCGTGTACTACAAGGCCAAACCGTCGTTCCCGATCTACAACGAGATCGTCAAGCGTCTGGCACAGTCGGAAGGTGAATCCGATAACCAGTCTGTAGAGCTCAATGGTCGTTCGATCTCGCGTGCAGCGCTCAAGCTGATGGCGCATCTGTTCCGTTCGATCATCCCTGGTGTGGTAGATCCTGATAGCATCAGCAGCGAGTCCACTACTTCGGTAGCTTCGCGTCTGATTGCCTTCTGTGGTTGCTACGAGCAAGTAGCCGAACAGATGAACCGCATCCAGAACTTGTTCCGCGCGGACTTCAACAAGCTCGGCATCTACGCGATCGATCTCAGCTGGACCGAACAACTGGAAGAGCTGCCTGACATCTATCGACAAGTACCGGCGATGGATTACAACACCAACAACACCCAAGACGAGTCTGCTGCTAACTCGAACCTGGGTGCTCTCGGTGGTATTCTGTCGGTGAACTCTTCTGGTGCTGGTCAACAGGTAGCGGTACTGCCACAAAACCAACAAGCGCAGCTGATCCAGCAATCGCAGATCGCTCAGCCAATGGCTGGTACTGTGCTCGCTGGATTCAACGTAACTCCGCCACCAATGGCGAGTGGTGACCGTTGGCTGAAATACGAGATCGACTTCGGTTCCAACCAAGTGATCCACCATGCAATCAACACCCTGACCAACGCAGCAGTGATCTACTACTGCACCAAGTCTGGTACGTTCTTGCAGCGTGTGGAAAACCAAGGTGCCTTCCCGGGCGGTATTCCGGGCATGCCTACTCCAGGCATGGGCGCGTTGGCAGCACTGGGTAACCCGATGTCTGCAATGATGAACCCAGCTATGCTGGCCATGATGCAGATGAACCCGGCGCTGGCAGCAATGTCTGGTATCCAGGTTCCAACTGTAGCAACAACTGCCGGTCAGTCGAGCGTTGTCGTAGATAACAACAACGCTAACTTCACCTGGTAAAAGCCCCGTAATACTAGTACCTCCGGCTAACGCCGGAGGTACTAGCTTACAGTTATTTTTTAACCTCGACGCGTATTACTTCGGGATATTGCGGAGAGAATTACTGATTCATTGATGTTCAGTATTTCTATCTTTTTACTATTATCAGCAAATGGGTCGGTCACGTCGTTTAGGAACGCGACGGTCCAATGCAGATGGGATTCAACCCCGAGTTCACGTAGCAGTCGATAAAAGTCATACCGATATGCATAACGATCATTCGGGTTGGGGATTGGTAAAGCCTGTGCTTGTTTTAGCAAGACTTCTTTCAAGGAACGCACCATGATTTTGTATCTGTCGGTGTAAAAGATATCCTTGGTTGCGTTAACGTTAAGACCACCAATGGGCATGGAACATACCTCTTGTGCGAAGGGGTGATAAATAATCTCGAACCTATATCATCTGAATGTAGATGGTAATAGTAATTGGAGTAAACTGATGGGTAAGATAGATCTAAGCCAGGCTAAGTATCAATACCTTTGGCGTGAAAACGAAATGATCCCCGAGTTACAAGGGGTTGGTATTAACCTGGTAGTGTTCCCGTGGGTATCTTCTCCGACTCGTATGTACATGGTCGGTAACATGATTCCGAAGTCGGTGGATACCAACGGTCGTAGTGAGCGCGCACTGATTTCGGGGGCTGAGTACAATTACTCGGAAGGCGCTCGTCGCATTGAAGCGCCATCTAACATGATCGTAGAAGAAGTTTTCTACGTACATAGTCCTAACCCAGGTGGGGAGATCACTGACAAGTGGAGTTCGATGTGGTTGCTGTTTAAGAACGATGAGCTTAACGCTTATGACATTCTGGAGTTGCCTAAGTACAACACACAGAACACTTATATCGGCTTCGAGTACGTTTACGATCCAGCGGTAATGGCACGGATCGAGAAAGGTGCACGATTTGCCAAGGGTACTATTTTCGGTCAGTCACCTCGGGTCAGTAAGACCGGTGAGTGGATGTTCGGTATGAACCTCAAGGTTTGTGCTGGTAGCTTCCACTACAACGAGGAGGACGGTATTGCGATCACCGACTGGGCTGCAACTGAAAAGCTCAAGTGCATGTTCAAGCACACTCGTGGCTTCAGTTATAATGAGGACGAGTACGTACCGCTGCTGTTGAACGGTACTGACGAGAACCCGAAGGTGCTGCCAGAGTCTGGTGAGCGTATCCGTCCTGACGGCATCGTGATGGGCTTCCGTAAGCGCAATAGCAAGACCGCACTTACCACGTTGACCAAGAAGGCACTGCGTACGCCAGACCTTAACCACGACGTTCTGTTCCGCGCACCGATTAACTCGGAAGTAATGGCGGTAGAAGTAATCAGTGAGCGTATGAAAGACCGTAGTAACAATCGGTCTACTGATTACATCGAGCAGACTCATACCAAACAGTTGGATCGGTATGAGCGCCGTCAGAACGACATGTGGAACGCGGTAATCCGTTGGTACCATAATAAGCTGTCGACTAACGCCGGTGTAGACATTCCGGTGTCCAACACACTTGACACTTTCGTGCGCTTTGCATTTGCCAACTATACCCGTAGTGTCATGGGTAAAATCAACCCACTGTTCCGTGGGTACAAGCGCGTTAAACTGAAAGACTGGAATATCAACATCACCTTGCGTGAAATGGTTCCAGGTCGTGTCAAGTTCAAGATGACCGGTATGAACGGTGACAAAGGGGTAATCGTTCGGATCATCCCACGTCATATGGCGCCTCGTTATGCAGACGGGACCATTGCCGACATCGTGGTAAACAACATCCCAGCATTCCGTCGTCAGATTTTCTCGATGTTGCTGGAGCAGTCGGTCAACTTTATCAGCATGCGCCTGCAGCAAGATGTCATCAAGCTGCGTAAAGTTGGTAACTACGGCGAAGCATTCCTCAAGCTGCAAGAGTTCTTCGACACAGGTTTCCCAGAGTTCGGGGACCTGGTACGGGATGCAATCATTGACCCGGCGGTCATCGAAGAGTTCGTTGACCACGTCTGCAAGACACAGATCAGTGTTGAAGTAGTATCCGACACTAAACTGTATGGCGTAGCGATCATCCGCGCATTGCGCGAGGTATATAGCTACAAACCAGAACGCATTATCTTTACAGACTCACTCAATGAGGAAGTGATGTCTGACCAACCGGTACTCATTACCAACCAGCACTTCATGTTGCTGGATAAGTTTGGTACTGATATGTCTGCACAGTCTCTACCGTTGTCGAACATCTACGGTATGCCGACTAAGCCGAATGACATGCACAAGTATTCGGATATCCTGCAGAACAAGCCGAACCGTAACAAAGGTGAAACCGAAGCGCGTCTGACCAACAGCCAGTCTGGTCCGCAAGAGATCAACAAGAACCTGGCGTTGGCAAACTCTCCGGAGTTGCGTACTCGTGCTACCCGTCGTATCTTGCGGGCAGATGATCCGTTTGACATTGATTACATCGTCAAGCCGGATGAGTACGATATGAACGTGGCGGTACAGATGTCAGCGAGTATGATGTCTGACTCTGGTTATGCACTGCGTGAAGAACTGGCTTCTGACCGTTCGCTGGATGTCTTCGACGTTAATGCGAGTAACATGATCAAGGATCAGGTACTGGAAGAAATGCTCCAACGTGCCGACGAACAACCTAACACTTAAGGAGCCCCCGTATGGGAATGCATGTTAATCTACGGGATTTCGCCAACCTTACTGAGATGGATGTACTTCGTTTCAGGAATCACCGTAAAGCTATCGATGTAACTGATGACAATGGCAAAACGGTAAAGTCCGACGCATATGCAATGATGCTGTCGTGGCAAGGGATGAACGTCCACCGTCGGTATCCAGAGATTCCTTACACAGTCGACGAACTGATCCCGTCGATTCGTGAGGAGAAGCACCGCAACATTGTCTATAATGACAAGGTGTTGAAAATCCCTCTGGATCATATCCTGGGTATTATCGGTCCATTGATCGATGATCCACTCGAGATGGATGCAATCAAGCGGTTGATCCACTCGTGGCAAGCTAAGCTCAACAACATGATCACCGTGATGTCGGAACGGTCGATTATCTCTGCGACGGCAGAGTCTGTTGATGAGTTCATGCTTAACCCAGGTATTTGTGAGATTCGTCGGAAAGTCCACGCGAATGAAGTAACAGTGGACGAAGGCGAGGAACTGTTCAGTCATTACGTACGGAACGACGACTCGCTGAAAGAAAATATCGTGGCGCTGATGGCGCGTACCGGTGGGGTGTCGATCAACCAGGCTTATCAGCTGGCGATTGCACGTGGTGCGGTATTTGACCTACCCAACGTCATCCTGCCTAACGTCATCTACTCCAACTACGGGGAAGGCATCACTAACCAGGTAGACGTGCTTGGTGACGGTAAGTCCTCGGGCATGTCGTTGATCTCTAACGGTCGTGGCCTGAAAGACTCCGAGTGGTTCCACCGTAAGACTCACCTGGCAACAGCGGTACTGCAAGGTATCCTGCACACGTATGACTGTGGGTCGCAAGACCTGGCAGAGATCCGTGTGTCTACAACCGAGATGGCTGTAGCGTTGCTCGGTAAGCACCGGATGTTGGATGACGGCACACTGGAGCTGATCGACCACAAGACCGTCAAGAAAATCAAGGCTGGTGAGACAGTTGCATTCCGCAGTATTGCATTCTGTAACGCCGGTCAAGACGGTATGGTGTGTGGTAAGTGCTACGGAGCCATGAAAGCTTCGATCCCTTACAACGCAATGATGCGACGTGATGCCAACATTGGTATGTTCGCTGCAACTACCATCTGTAACCCGCTTGGTCAGAAAATGCTGTCGACCAAGCACTTTATCCGTAACGCTGTAACCCGTCGCTTTGATGTGGCAGCACGTGACCGTCAGATCTTTACCTCGAACGGCAACGAGATCTTCTTGAAGCCAGAGATGTGTGTTGACGGTACTCGTCTGATCCTGAAGTCGTCGATCCAACGGGATCTGTCTGACCTACGGTCGCTGGACGTATTGGATGAGGTCAGTATGGATAAACTTCCGTACTTGACTGACGTAACCTTCCAGTATGAGATCGAAGACGTGATGGTCGGTGGTAAGACCATTCAGCAGCACTCGGCGCAAACCTCGGTAGCGTCGCGTACATCCAGGTTCTCTTTGGGCTTCCTCCAGTACCTCTTGGAGAAAGGCTGGGAGATCATGGACAAGAAGCATATCGCAGTGGACCTCAAAGACTGGAACTGGGAAGACGCAATCTTTGTACTGCCGTTTACTCGTGAATCCCTGGATGCCCACCGTGGGCGTGTAGAGAACTTCATGACGTTCAATAAACGTAACAGTGCCTGGAAGTCACAACCAGTTACACCGAAGATCTTTGGCGAGGTACTCGGTGAATTCTGGACCCTGATCAACCAAGAAACCAAGGGTATCAACATCGTACATGCGGAGTCTATGCTCGCATCGTTGCTGTGTAAAGACCCTGCTAACTTGTCGTATAAGTTAGCCTTGGGTAGTGGTCCTAAGTACTTTGAGAACTTTATGGTGTGTGTCAAGAACCGAGGCGCAGGCGGTCTGATGATCGCGGAAGGCCAACAAGGGGTATTGTCCAACATCAAAACCTTCCTGGTTAAAGACAGGCAACCAAGTCCGCTGGAGACCTACTTCCAACACGCGGTGTCGTAAAAGGGTACCTCCCGTAAGGGAGGGTCACCCCTCCCCTACCGTATTAGAGGTATTAGATGCGTTCCGTTGCTACGATAAGCGTCGCTAATAACTACATACGCATATTTGATTTCGGAGATGGTTTCGAGAACTTAGTACTGCGTAAGTACTGCAAAATGGAGTTAACGAAGTACGGTCAAGAACCAATCCCTGGTACACGCAAGAAACGCTGGGTGCCCACACATGTGTTTGCCCGCACTAGCAATGACCGTTCTGAGTACCGCATGCCTAAGTCGGTATTGGAGCCCCTGTTACGCTTAGCTGCGTCGCAGGGCTTCAACCGTGCTCGTATCCAAGTCAAAGACGAACCAGTCATTGAAGGAGCGCATGCTGAATTTAGTATTAAGGAGAAATACAACACACCACGCGAAAACCAGAAGGAGTGGATCGAATACAAAATGGGTCCTGGGGCCCTCAAAGTAAACGAAGCCTCCACGGGTCTAGGTAAGACGTACATGGCTCTGTACTGCATGATGTTGATGCAGAAGCGGACGATCATTACTATCCAACCACGTTACATTCCCATCTGGCAGAAAGACTTGGCAGAGATGTTCAATATCTCGCCGAAAGATGTATTGGTTTGGGAGTACACTGACCTGCCTAGGTTGGGTGAGCTCTGTAAGGAAGGTAAGATCGATCCTAAGATCATTATCCTCCCTACGACTCGTATAAGCACGTATATGCGTTCCCGTCGCAAGAATGGTAACTTACCTTGCCTGGACGAGATCATCGCTAATATCAACCCTGGGTTGCGTATTATCGACGAAGCACACGAGTCGTTCCACGAAGTTACATTGTCGATGTTCTACGGCAACGTGGCCAAGACGTTCATGCTGTCTGCTACTATGAAAGGGGACGATCCGTTCCTCAACAAAATGTATCAGGCGATGGCGCCTAAAGAGACCAGGCTTAAAGAGGCAGAGCCTGAGAACTACATCGACATCTTTGCGTATCTCTACCAAATGGATATACGTAAGTACAAAATCCAGACAATGCAGGGCGGTACTTACAACGACATTGCATTGGAAAAGTCCATCTTGCGAAGTAAGGAGGCAACAGACTTCTACTTCCAGTTGGCAGATGACATTTATCAACGCTACTACCTCGACGCTAAGGAGGAGGGAACTAAATGTATCTTCTTCTTTACTCTGATCGAGATGTGCTTAGTAATGAAGGAAAAGTTCAGGGAAAAGTATCCTGGTGCAGACTTTGATACGTTCTTGGGTACCCTGGACAAGAAAACACCTAAGAAGTATTTAGAGCACGAGAACCTGGTAACCACTCCAGGTAGTTGCGGTACTGGTAAAGATATCCCTGGTGCTATTACTTGTATATCTTTCCACACTGTGTTCTCTATACAACGTAACAAACAAATGATTGGCCGCCTGCGTAACCTGTTAGGTAAGTTCGGTGGTCGGATCACTCCACGTTTCATATTCCCCGTATGTGTGGATATCGCTAAGCATGGCGATTGCTACCATAAACGTAAGCTGGCTTTTGCTCCCAAGCAGAAGTCGTGGAAAACAATTACATCGGGTCTCGCGCTGCAATAGTAGCGCGTTGTACCTTATTAAGGCTCTGTCATGAGCGACGAACAATGGAAAAAGAATAGGTTGATCATGCCTAGTCTACTAAATCCAGAAGGGTCGTTTAGCCTTATCCTGCCAACGCCGGAAGGATTAAGCGGTTATAGCGACCTTGTATTACAAACACTCACGGACAGTCTGGAGTCGTTCATATTAGCTTACGCTGATCCGGATGAAGCCAATGACGATACCTGGTATTACACCAAGCTCAAGGATTACATCTACGAGCTAGAACAAATGCCCTTCATTATGGGCAGCGCCGGGCGTGCAGATCTGGAACGGTACCAACACGATCCTGATCGAACGATAGCTTTACTCTGTGAGGCTATCGGGACGTTCTTTGAGGAAGTAGTGACGTTAAACAGGGAGGCTATCGACGCTCTATATGAAGCAGTTGTCATAAAGAGTGTCACTGTTCAAATACACGCAACCCACATTGCCGTGGCTATCCGAGGATTACAAGCATGACCACCACCAGCCCTATCGCCCGCTCCATTATTCCGGAATACGGTACCCTGTTCATTGCCACTCCAGGTATCGAGGAACTCCGCAACTATTTCCTCGTCCAGAAACTCTTGGAGCACCGTGTGCGCTCCATGATGACCGGGATTCCGTTTGACAACATCGCACGTACCCTGGTAGAGCAGTATATCACTCCACCGATCACCATGCAGACTGTTGACCAGCTCAACAACTTCTACTCGCTGGAAGCCCAAGAGTTGTACAACTCGTTTGCCATGTATGAACAGACCCCTAAGTTCCAGGAAGCTTTGCACACCCTGGTGCCGTACAAGGGTAAACCGTTCACGATCAATGGTCTGACCAACATGGGTCTGCAACTGATCATCACATTGAGTGAAGGATCATGATGAATGCACAACTTCATAATACGCCTGGATCCAGAGACTAGGGACGAGCTCTATTCCGATGCCAGTGAGTCCTTTATGGGCTTCCTGGTGTTGGAGGCGATCTATTCCATACTGTCAGTCTTGCGGGTAGGCAAAATAGGTACGTTCGAGACCATGGATGATTGTGACCTCGAACAACCCGATGACGTCTGTCAGTATGATTTGTCCATTGATTATCTGCTGGATATCAATAAGCAACTCAATGAAGAATGTGGGATCTTCCTCGACGAGAAAGAGTACGGGTTCAACTCCGACGCCCACGAACAGATCGCAGACAAACTAGGTATCGCGATTATCTCCATTGAAGAGTTTAACGATCCTGGTGAGATTCATTCGCTGGATGAAGTATTCCAAGATCCACAGATAGCAAAGGGGTTCCGTTTTAATGCACTCCATTTGCCTGACCGTATCGCGTTTTGTGTTATGCCTAAGGACATCCCAGATACCAGACCAGTCAGTTTGGCTGATTTGATATTTGACCAAGATCCTGGAGTTGCAGAACTCAAGGCATTGTTTGACCCGAGCAAGCTGTCGTTCCAGAACGCTTTGTTCAATCAGCGTAGTTAATTCCTGCACTACTCCTAGTCCCGCAAGGGACTAGGAGTAGGTAAGGTTTATTTTTTGTTATTTGATCGCAGTAGCCAGGTTTAGCCGAGTAGTCTTACCACCAGCCACGTGAGCAGCTTTCATGCGCCCCAGCATCATGTTGGTAGGGATACGTACGACCTCAGCAGACAGACGAGTGGCCAGTTTACCCAAGCCAGTACCACAGCAAGTAGCGCAGTAGTTACCCTCAGGGTTACGGCAACCATTAGGGGTACGAATAACCAGACGTTTGCCGAAGCTAGCCAGTGCCACCTCTTTGGTTAACTGTTCGGTCTTACCATTAACAATGTAGAAGCTACCAGCCCATTTCTGAGCAGTAAGTTCATGCATCTGGATTGGCTCACCAACAGTAGTGCCGCAGTCAGCCAGATCTACCTTACGGCGACCTACGAGTTTCAGTACCTCTTTAACCTGTGCACCGCCTTCACCAGTAGATTTCGAACGGCTATACGAACCAGCAATAGCTGTGTTGATATACGCCACGATCTCATCTGGATCCATGCCCTCATCCAGGGACATGTTGAGGAACACCCAACCGTCACCTTTAGGTTCAATACCAAAGGCGATGAACATACGTTTACGGGCGTTACTGATGAAGCCATCGTTAATGATAAACGTAGCCCCAGGACCGTTCATGATCTCCTCACGGTCCATTTTGACGAGCTCATCAATAGCCTTAGTTACAGCTACTGGGTCGTTCATTTTGCCGTCGGCTTTCAGCTTAGCCATCAGCTCGTCTTTACGCTTGAGGATAGCAGGACTGATGGTGAGCATCTCAATCCCACCAGGCCTCACGAAGTAGGTACCCAGACCTTCCAGGAAGTTACAGTGGCGGGTAAACTTCATGCAGTCATCTACCGAGGCTTTACCCTCAGGCACCTGCTCACCTTCCTTGGGGTTGTCTACCATCAGGTCAGACAAAAACCCTTGGATAAGCTTAGGAGTAAACTCCTCGTTAACGTAAGGCACCTTGGTACCGAACACTTCCCAGAACAGGATGATGTTGAACAGCAACAGACCGAAGGTAGTGTCGGTCTTAGCTCCACGTAGTACCGGATGGAAGTCGCCAGGCAGATCGATGTAATCGTCGTTAACAAACAACGGACGATCTACCTTACCATCAATGGTTACATCCGAACCATCAATGTGGCATTTATACACACCGCCTTCAACCCAGACAGCCCAAGGGACTTTACGGAAAGCACCAGCAGAGTCCTCGTCTTCGAACTGAATCGAGATCACTGACTGTACAGCAGCCTTCTCAGCATAGCCCTGGTTAGCTAACCAGATCTTTAGGAATTCTAATTTAGTCATTAGCGAGTACCAGCTTATTGATCAGTGCTTCTGCCTTGTTAAGAATAACCATGTCATCCACCAGATCATACACTGCCTTGTTCAGGTGGTTACGGATGGCGTGGTCATTAACCTCACTGATCAGATAGAAACCAATCAGTTCTTTGAGGTATGGCAAGACGTTGTCACCAGTAAGGTTATCTACCAGTGGACGAAGCTCTTGTTGGAAGAAGTTCAAGAAGCTCTCTACAGAGCCCCCAAGCTGCCCATTGGAGCGAATGTGCGTGTAGGCTATCGTACCTTCGAGTGAAGGGATGTTCGCCTTCACACGCTTGATCAGAGACTCTGGGAGCCCTACTGATGGGTCGTCACCTTCCAACCCGTCTTTGATAGCTTTGAGTGTTACTTCCGAGACGTCCGACACCAGTAGTTCGTAGTTGGTCATGTCGGTTTCTTCACCCAAATAACGTTGCATCACCAGCAGGAAACGATCTACTGGGGCTACGTCATATGACTCCAACGAAGAAGCTAAACCAATCAGGTCTTGGTAGCCCTGCATCTCATAGAAGAAGTACCCTATCTTACAGATGAACGGCAGCATTTCTGCTGTGGTGTACTTCTCATCTAGGGTGATACCAATGCCTTGTAATAAAGACATTGTATTGTCAATCATGAACTCGTACATATGCGCTTTCTTGTTAGGGGTGGACACCGCCTCATCCACTAACAGGTTCTGCACCATGACTGGTAGGAGTGATCCGGTACGTCCCATGATCGAGTCTTCATCGATCTCTTCGGGTTCACTGGTCGCGCCATCAGTCAGCAGAATTAAATTAAACGCATTGACCAATATTTTAGCCTGTGCCTCAGGGATGGTTTGCTTAAACAGCAACCATGGGCCGCCGATGACATTTGCCGCTAGGTCTTCATCGTCAGCTAGCAAAATGGCTTCTTCAGCATTGATTAACATATAAACTCCACGACCAGGTCAAAGGGAACATAGCATTCATGGGCACTAAAAATCAAGCCATGGCAGCAAAACGTCAACAACGCGCTAAGAAGCGTAAAGGTGGCAAGAAGACTGAAGTCCGTCGGGTTTCCAATTCCAAGCTCCAGTTCGAACTGGCCAGCAAGGGTATCATGGCTACCGTCGGAAAGTACAAGGATCTTCTGGTCGACAAGAAGCAAGGCAAGAAACTGCCGGATAACCTGGAGGTCACTAAACAGATCCTGGGCATCGTGGAAATGTTCGCACCTATCCACTCCGCTGTGGAAGTTGCCGAGATCCTCAAGAACGAGGGCAAGATCGAGTTCACGCCAGCTATTCAGGAACTGGTAGACAACTTCGACCGTCTGATCGTGCAAATCGCCGAAGACATGACTGCGATCCGCATCCTGATGGATGAAGGCCAGACCATGGACGACTTCGTCGAGATCTACGTCCACCTGTTCGACAACGTGACCGAGTGCATGCACTTCCACGCCCGTCCGGTATTCGAAGAACTGCTGAAGCCTAACCAGGCAATGATCGAAGAGTACACCAAAGAACACAAAGAACCTGGTACTACCGACATGAACTACGCGTTCGAGTTGCACGACCAGCGTATCGCCCGTATTCAACACCTGTATCGTACTATCGCCCAGGTAGAAGTACCTGAGTCGCCTGCCGATGAAGAAGACGACCTTCCCGCCGAGTTCATCGAAGCTGGTGACATCTCCATGGCTGAACTCACCCCGATGGGTGACGAGCCTCGCGTGATCAAAGATATCAACTAAGGGTTTGTTTTATGTCTAATGACGAACTGAACGAAGGACAACCAGTACCAGAGCGCCCGAAGGCTAGCTATAGCCAGGTGCACGAGGCTGGCAACACCACCATGAATACCCGGGTAGAGCCAAAGAACAGCTTTATCCGTCAGCTTACTGAAGACGAGCGGGCACAGGGCTTCATCACGGTATTTCTTGGAAACAGTAAAGAAAGCCGTGACCACGATGCTAAGCTGATGTCTCCGTACATCCAGAAGCTTACCGTCGAGCGCTATGCGCAGGAAGACCCACAACGTTATGCCCTGGCTGCTGAAAAGCAGAACCAAGACTGGGCTCGCTTCGTCGAAGACAACTATCCAGACCTGACTCTGGAAGAAGCCGAAGACAAAGCACAGCGCATGGTGGCGTTCTACACCGAATACCTGGACGACGTCCGTAGTCGGTCCAATGCGATCCGTGAACTCGGAATCTCCAACGTCTCCGACCGTGGCGGTCTGGTAACTCCAGATATCTCCGGTCGTAAGCCTGGTAACGGCGGTAAGGGTCTGAAAGACTCTGAGATCATGCGTCGTCGTTCCCTGAAGGCCGAAGACGGCCGCTTGATGTTCGACATCGAGCTGCGCAACTCGTTCACCAAGCTGGTAATGGCTCGTCCGTCCAAGATGGACATGGGTCAGCTGATCAACGACATCAAAGCGTCGATCAAAGGCTACGTGCGTCAAGTGAACAACAATAGCGTAGTACTGGCCCGTGTGGCTGCTGCTCGCGTTATCTGGAACTTCATTGCCGAGCGTCTGACCTATTCCAGTATCAGCGACATCGGTGACTACCGTCAGCTGGCCTCGATCATTCGTTGGTCGGATATCGATGCACTGACCATGGCTCTGCTGCGCGCTTACACCAGCAAAGGTGTTGGCATGCAACTGATCTGCTCCAAGCCTGGTTGCGATTGGAAGGACTTCCAGCTGGTAGACCCTGAACTCCTGGTACACCACCGTGACTACCACACCACGGATGAAGAGGCTGCTATCTACGCCAACCTCTTCAACCATAAGGTCACCTACACCAGCGAAGAAACCCTGGCGCTGATCAATGCCGCACACTTCGGCTTGGACACCAACAAGGTGTACAACGAAGACCAGTCGCTGTACCTGGAGCTGGCTTCGCCGTCGTTGGCCGATGCGTTCATGACCTTCGACTACTACGCCGGTCGGATCTCGCCTAAGCTGGCTGAACTGCGTACCAGCATCATCGATCCGGAAGAGTACGACACCCAGCGCAATATGCTGTACACTGACCTGGGCGCCACCGAATACATCCACTGGATCTCGAAGTTCGTGGCTGTGGCAGCACCTGACTCCGATGACAAGGACCACATCCTGGATCGGCAGAATGCCAAAGACATGAACGACTTCAACGGCGGCCTATTGGAGGTTATCAAGGACAGCCCATGGCTCAACCGTGCGCTGACCCGAGATATCATCAACAAGGTACCGTTCCTGTCGAAGACCTTCGTCGGCCTGCAGAACTTCGACTGTCCGAAGTGCAAGACCAACCAAGGTCATCTGGAAGATCCGGACAACATCAAGCTGCGTAAGCTGGGCTACACCCCGATCGATCCGATCATGGCTTTTTTTACCCACATCCAGTTGCTGATGATTCAGAGCGCCGCGGAAAACCACGACGTACGGGCAGAAGCCCTCTCCGAATAGGTAAAGTGGGACCGGGGGGTAAGGTAACGTTTAATACGGTTCATGAAGGTATCACTCGTAGCCTGTTGGGCAAGTCTGTCAAACAGATGCTACCGGAGACCTTGCTGCTCAATGAGAAAATGATGGTAGACATCAACTTCGAGCGCTATGATCCTAAAACACGTACACCTTACTCCTCGATCGCCTACAACCCTGCTGAGAACGCTTTCTTCCACCCATGGTCGACGGAACAGGTAGGTGAGTACTTCGGATACCATAAGCTAGGTGAGTTAATGACTCCTAAGGACTACCTGGAAATGCCGTCTGCTGTAGTGGATGAGTTTCTAGAGGCTGTTAGTAAAGGCCTCAACAAACGCGATAAGGCTGAAGAAGCCCGTCGTAAAGCAGAAGAACAGCGACAAGGGTTACCGAAAGAGCAACAGGAAGATCTCCGTAAAGCTGGCTTTGATCCACGATTAGTAAAACCCCGTTAGCGTTTAATACCCCCTAGCCTTAACGGGCTAGGGGGTATTTTATGCTGATCAGCAACAGCTTATTCTATTTCGAAATAGAGGTTTGTGACATGGCAAAGGAAGATAAGACTCCTACCGCTACTACTACCGCAGTGGCCGCTGCTGTGGCAGCAGCAACCGCAGCTCCAAAAGAAGGTGATGTAATCCTCAAAGGCGAACCGATCACTCCGATCGACGCAGTTGAGCCCGAACCAGAACCAGAACCGGACTGGACTCCCCCAGTAATCGACGAGGTAGGCCCAGTGACCGAACAACCAGTTACTCCAGATCCAACCGAACCCACCGAACCAGCACCAGGTCCCGACGTAAGCCTGGAAGTGGAAAAGGGCGAAGCTAGCCTGGACGAAGTACCAAACGTCGTGCCTGGTCCTGAAATGGTAGCAGATGGCGGCAGCGCTGTTACCAACATCATGCTGCGTCGCATCGAGAAGCACCTGCGCCACCTGAAAGGTGAAGTGGGCTTTGCCAGTATCGAAGAACAGCGTCTGGAACAAGTGAGCTTCATCGAAACCGTCGGTGAGTCCACCAGCCTGGACTTCGAGAAATTCAAGATCGTTACAGATGCCCTGATCCGCATGATTGTGGACAACAAGGAACTGTTCCGTTCCGGCGAAGCGCTGCGCTTCCTCAAGAACCTGCAGGGGCACTACTCCCAGCAGTCCATCAACCGTTACACCGATTACGTGACCTTCCTCACCAAGATCGCAGTGAACTGGACCAACCGCGCGCGGCTGCGTCAGCAAACTGATATCGCTACCGTGATCGCAGATCTCCGTGAAGTCGGTAAACAAAACGTTACCATGTATTTCAACACACTGGTAGCGGCTCGCTAAGGACCGTCATGGATAACACCGACGAGTACAGTACGGACTACGTACAAGCTGTACCGGACCTCCCAGAAGTCAACGTAATGTTGGATGCCCTGGAAGACTCCGTGGATCAAATGGATGCAGTGGCTGGCGGTGAGTCCATCAGCCTTACTGCTAACCAGCGTTACTTTGCTGGCGTGCTGTTCGCCAACGGTGTGATCAGTCACAGCCAGCTGGCCGGTAACGAAGAAGGTGGTGTGTTCTCTGCCATTGGCAACGGCTTTGCTGCTGCCTGGAAATGGCTGTGCGACATGTTCAAGTCGGTGTGGGGTTTCTTCTTTGGTCGTGACAACGCTGAGGAAGCGGATAAGACCAAGAAAGAGATCGACGAGCAGAACAAGGACGCTACTGCTGCCGAGAACGGGACCCAGTCTGACGAGGACGCCAAGAAGCAAGCCAGTGCCATGGCTAGCGTCGCAGCGGAAAACGGTGACCAGGCCCTGGCAGATGAGCTCCGTGCTGCGCGCACACCTCAGGAAGTCAAAGCGGCTGTTAAGGTGGCTCTGAAAAAGATCCACAAGCTTAACAAGAAAGCCAAACTCAAGGCCGCCGAGGCGATCAAAGCTGCTGTTACCGCCAAAAACGGTTTCAACAAGATCGTTACCGACGAGAAAAACCGCAAGTACTCTGAAGCCAACGATCGTCTCATGCAATCCAACCATGCTGCTGTGGATGTATTGATCGATATCGAAGCTGAAGTAAACAAGGTTATCGTCAAAGACCGCACCTTCATCCCCATGCTTGATAAAGCAATGGAGCTGGACACTGTAGGCAAAGTAGTAGCCTTCGGCCGTGCTATCCAGGCCAACGTCGATGCGATGAAAACCCTGGGTGAATCCTTCAATCAGAAGAAGTCGAAGATGCAGTCGATCTTCAACGATACTGAGAAGCAAATGAAGGAAGCCAAAGAAGGTAAAGACAAAGAGCGTCTCAAGTTGCTGTTGGGCACTCTGCGTGTGGTAATGAACCAGGCTATCAAAGTAGCCAAGCTGATCGAGATCTCCAACGTGCGTCTGCGTGCAGCACACGTGGCACTGATCAAGATCTACGCGATCTAATTGCGTGCATAGTCCCTACCCTAGCCCCGCTAAGGGCTAGGGTAGGGTTATGTCTGTTATGCTGCCATTGGCAGGTCTGGGTTAAGGGTTTCGTCAACAACAGGAGCAGGTTTCGGTTTAGCATTCTGCAGCGTGTACAGCTGTGCTTCCATACCGCGCTCACCCAGGCAACGCTCGAACACATCTTTGAGTTCGGAGATACGTGGGAAGCCATACAGTTTGTTAGCCAGACTGATTGCGTTAGCCGCTGGACTACTTGCGTAGTTAACAGCAATCTCACGCAGCTGCATCGAGTCAGCACCTTGGATACGATATACTTCCATCATGGTAGTAGTGTTAGACACGTTACCAGTCAGTGTACCAGTTGGGTATGCACCCTCCACGTCCAAGTCAGATGTAGCAGCACGACCTTGAGACTGTACGTCTTCCAGACCAGCAAACAGGAAGCTACCCTGACTCGAGTTTTTCTCGGTGTCAAGCAGAGCAATCCAGTCACCCAGTGTAGGCAGACGCGAAGTAAAGAAGTCATCACGACGAGGTGGTGTACTACCCCATACATAACCGTGCTCTTTAGCCACGAACGACAAGGTATCCGAGATCAGTGTCGGTTGTGACACAAAGTTGAAGTACTCAGAGTACCTTAACAGCATCGGTAACGACAGTGTGAAGTCGAACGTCTTCTCGTTGATCTCTTCAATCGGCCAGTTATCGGCAATGTTGTAGATCGAGTACAGGTACTTCTGCTGACGCTGCATGTTCCGGTGCCACTGTGGCGATCCGTTACCCCACCCGCGGCCTTCCTCGGTGTACAGTTTACCAGGCACTTCCTCACGAGTAGCAATCGCTTCCAGTGAGTACGATTCCAACTTACCGAACGGGAAGCGTTTAATGGCGTATACCGACATGGCATCTGCCCACTTCCAAGTAGCCTGACATCTGACACTTGGGAATTTCTCTTGTGGCTCGAGTGGTGTGCGATCACCGTTCTCTTTAACCTTGTGGGTACGACCAGGGTTGTACTCGTACGAGCGGAACTCTTTAGGTACACGTGGGTCGCAGTAGATATCGGCTAGGTTGTACCCTTCCTTGATAAGCGCCTTCTCGCAAGCTTCCATATCGTAAGCTGCGTTCCAGCTAGCTACCCAGTCTGGTTCCCACTCGTGGAACTTACCGATACAAGCCGCTACTACTTGACCAGGTGTGTCGAACAGTTCGTAAACAATCTTGCACTTACGACGCTCAACGTGTTCCTTAACGTACTTGTCTTCAGCCGCTTTAAGTTTACTGAGAATAGTCTCATCACTATCCTCTTTATACCAGCTACGCACCCCAGCGAAATATGCCTTGTCCTTCATGGTGACCGAAGCACAGATAATCGGCTGGTCCGGCTTATCCATGTCGGCTTCGACGTCGAACGCTGCTAAGGTGTAAGGTTCTTTCTCTTGGATCTCCCCGTATTTCTCAAAGAACCGACGCTTGAAGTGTACTGGCGGGGTCTGGTCTAAACCAAATACAAACTGTTCAGACTTAACATCACGCATACTAGCTTTATAGTCTGCCGCTCCATAAAGCTGTTTCTTGACCTCAAACGGGATACGGCACCGTGGTGACCGGTACTCGCGAACCATTGTTTCTTTGATGTAATCCTTGTGTTGCTCGAACTTACGGTGTACATCTTTTACAATCCAGAACGGTTGTTTGTAGTTCTTGATTGCAATGAAAGAATTGGTACGGCTACCGTCTTCGTGGATGTTGGTGATCTTTGCACACAACAAGTCTTGACTACGGTCGCTTTGATGCAGACTATAGCCAGCACTTTTACAAACTCTAGCTACAATTGGTGAATTCGTAGTGGTCATTATTTGGCCTGCATTTTATGCCGATTTTGCGCTATATCCATAGCGACTCAGTTAAAAATATAGGGGTGGTAGCCATGCTTTCCATGTCGTTCCTGACCATGCAACGGGGAGGTCTGGAATTCATCGATTTTCAAAGCGATGATTTTCACAGAAAATTATCTAGCCATTTGGCAGAGATGATAAACGGGCAACTGGTTTTGTCCAAGGATGCTTACCAAGGCATCAAAGACATTATCAAAGAGTATATTGGTTTTCGTAATATCAAGATAGAACTCGTGGAAGATGGCAACCTCTCGGTCAACGTCGGCTACTTTTCTCCCAAACACGTACTCAACTCCAAAGGGCTGGACGAGTTCCTAAAGCCTGCGGAAACCACTCTTTACAAGTGGTTCGTAAAGAACAAAGAGAAAGTCTTTGAAGGTGGTGTTGATTTCCGTACTGGTCGGGTCACTGGTAGTTTCCAGGACCTGCCTATTACCATGAAAATTAACGTCAACCTCAAGCTAACTTTCCCTAGTGATAAAATCGAAAAGTACGAAGTGCCGATGCACGAAGTACTGAGCGGTGCTATCACACACGAGATGGGTCACTGCTACGGTGGTTGTGCGCTGATGGCTACCATGGCCGCAGACAACGTTATCGCTCGTGCTGCACTGAACCACTATCGTGGGGGTCAGTCTCGTGAAGAACGTATTACTGTGCTGAAAGACACAGCGCAGCTCCTGGAGCTACCTGCACCTAAGCAGCAAGAACTCCAGGAGATCGCTCAAGACGAAAGCGACGCTGCTATGCTGTTGTTCTTCAACAAGCTGGTAGCGCAACGTAATACCTCCCGGGCATTGTCGCTCGGTGTAGAAGAGATGTCTAGTGAGGTCATCGCTGACGTCTATGCCATCCGTATGGGTTGCGGTAAGGCTGTAGTAGCAGCAATCGGCGCATTGGTAGACCACGGTTGCATCATGACTGTGATGAACGCAATGATGTTCGGCATTGTCTATACCCTGATCAGTGCTATGCTGTTTGCCGGGTCTCTGCTGACCTTAGCATTGGCCGGTGTGCCACTCAGTGTACTGGCAGCAGGTGGGTTGCTTATTTTCCTGGTAGCCACGGTTATCGGGTATTTCATGCCTGGCTTCCATGGGGTGTACAACTCCAACCATCGTCGCTTCGAAGACGCTGTGCGACAATTGATCGCCAAGCTGAAAGAAGTAGAAATGCCAGTTGCCGATAAAGCCGAATTGCTCAAAGATATCGAGAAACTCCTCGAGATCAACAAGACCATCAAGCCATGGTACGAGGGTACTGCCCTTAAGCGCATGCTTGGCTGGTTGCTGAAAGGTTCTGATTTCAAGAAGTCCGAACACGAGCACTTTACTCAAGCACTTGTCAATAACGAAATGACGGTCTTCGCTGAGCGTCTAAAAACCCTCGCATAAGGAGTTAACCCTATGTCGCATCTCGTCCACGTATTGCCTATCAAGAACTTCCTGACCGAGAAAGGTGTGCTCTGCCCAATGGAGCAGTCCCACCTGCTCAACGAGGCTTACATCCGCGCAGCGCTGATGGTCAACTACAGCCACCCAGGTCATAACGTAGAAGCGTTCAAAGCCAAGCTGTGGAAGCAGCTGGAATGCTGGAACCGCGTGTCGCCAGTTAACGCTCCCTACATCCACAACTCGGTGTTCAGCCGTACCAACCTGATTGCTGGCGCCCTGGCTACTTCGGGTACTCTGCCTTGCGCCAAGCAGTTCAATACCTGGCCGCAAGAAGAAGGCTTGGAAGTGAACGTCGCCGAAGCACCTGGTTTCAACGAACTGGTACAGTACCTGTCCAAAGAACTGGAGCACGGCAATGAGTGATGAAGCTGGGGAACAAATCGATTCCTACAAGCAGGTAGGTAACTCGAGCCCCACTGATTCATATCAGCCAGGTTCGGGTAAACAGCGAGTCGACCTGGACGAATACTTCAAAGAGACCAACCAGCAAGAAGGCACTGTAATGATGCAGGGCTTCGAGCAGTTGTCTATGGGTAAGTTGTCCCGCGATATCGCTAAGCAGTTAGACCTCGATGGTGCTAACCGCTATGATCCTTTCCCATCGGAGCGTAACGCTCGTACCGGTGCAGAAGGGTTCTTTGGCTACGTAGCTGAGAAATTCAAGGAAGGTGTTGCAGCTGTTATCCGTTATATCCGTATGGCTATTGACTGGGTAGTGGACATCGTCAAGACCTTCTTCGGTTTCCGTAAGTCTGCGCGTATCAATAAGGAGATCGATGACTCCTTGGATGATCTGAAACAACAGTTTGCTGAGACTCTCAAAGGTCTGGGCTTCCCTGCGGCTACGTACAACGTAGAGGCTTATCTGGGCGAGATGGCTCCAGGCAAGTCTCCGGTCACCCAGCTCCACATCCTTAAATCCAAAATGGAAAAGGATATGGACTCGATCAAGGGCCTGCACACCGCACTGCCTTTGCTCAAGGATGCCGTGTCCAAACTGAATCAGGCTAGCAACAAAGCCGACCAGGCTGCTCGTCGATTCAAGAAGACCTTGAAAGAAGAGCACAAACAGTTTGTGGCGCGTCGTAGCCGTGGTGAGCAACTGAGCATGGGGGATTCCCCTGAAGCCGTGCGTGTAGTTAAAGGCATCGAGGAAGTCAAGGCTAGCCTGGACGTCCAGCCTATTACTGTCGTAGTCGGTAAGGTCTACGAAGAACTCTACAAAGTCAGCTTCACTAATGAAGAACTGACCGAAGGGTTTGACAAAGTCCGTGCTAAGCTCAAGCAGGATATCCACACGCAAACCATTCAGTTGGCTCCGCAGGATATCCCACAACTGTTCGTTAACATCCAGGCACTCAACAAGCGCTACCAAGAGATCTCCGACAAACAGTTGGACCTCAGCGGTATCAATTGGAAAGAACTGGGTGAGTTGATCGACAAGTCTGATGCAGACAAAATCGAAGACATGAACAGTTTCTACGGTTACACCAAACTGCCTAAGCAGCACCAGCTTACTGCTGAGTACCAGCGTATGACCATGGAAGTGCGGAACTTTACCCAGTTCTGCTACAGTGTGTCGCAGTCGCTGAACGTGGTGCAGAAGCAGATCATCAACCTGGTGGAATGGCACAACCGTACCTATGCTTACTACATGGGTGGGGTAATCGGTGACCTGGACATCATGATGGCCGCAGTTGCTGATGCCAAGGCACACGGGCACAAGCCGTTGCTGGATAAGAAGGGTCGTCCACAGCCTTTGATGTTTATCAAGGATGCGGATGCTAAAACCTTCATGGAACGGGCTAGCGGTACACTGCATGCAGTGATTGAGCCCAACCTGAAGGAACTCAAAGAAACCTACAACAACTTCGCCCGTCAGGTCGGATGGAGAAAAGCATGATCTGGGATACCTTGAGTACCAAGAAAGGTATTGCCGACACTCGTATTCGTGAAGCTCAAGAATCAATGGGCATGATCAAAGAAGAGTTAGGCCGTGGTGTAAGCATGCCCATTGCTCGCACCATTATCAAGACCATCTGGGGCGAGTCTAGCGATGCCAAGAAGTTACTGGCGCGCCTGGTAGTTAACTTCCCCCGCGAGAACTCCAACACCATCATGTACGCACCGCTGCCGCCTTATGCAGTGGCTAACCTGCTCGGCGATATGAAACCCGCTGTGGAGTACGTACTGGAAGCGCACGAGTATATCGAGCGCACCGTAGGCGTGGTGTTGGCCAAGCTTAACCAATTCGACATCAATGACCCAATCGGTCTGGATGCTGTGAATGAGTTCCGTAAAAACGTACTCACTTACATTGAAGGCGTTAAGTATTGCTCGTTCGAGCTTAGTGTTGAAGAAGTAGCCGAGACCCCTACCTGGAAAGACTACATTGTCAATTCCCAGTGTATTGAAGACGGCGACTACCTGATGCTGACTGAGTTCGATACCGATCTCAAAGCAGCTCATAATCGCTTCCTGGAACGTCGCAACAAGGACGTGCATTACACCGATGACTACACCAGTCTGCACGGCGTGAAGTGGGAAGCTGACCGTTACCTGGCAGAGCTTAACATTACCCAGCTGTTTGCTGAGTATTTGAACGAGCTCGTAGTCAAGCTGGAAATCGTGTTGGAAATGTAATCCTTACCTACCCCTACTCCCTTGCGGGAGTAGGGGTAGTAGGGGTTGCTATTTGATTGTTACCATATTTACGTCGTGAGGCATGAACGTTACATCTACCGCTTCTTGTACCGAGATCAACTGGTCACTAGTAAGACGCAAGACTTTACGCACACCGAAACCGGTAAGCGCGTCTTCGTTACTGATGATGTCAATCGTGGAGTCACCAGCCAGTGCCGACAGTTTGAGACCACGTACGTCTTCTGGCGCATCCGCCAACAGAATAGTAGTAAGCTCAGCAGTCGAGATCTGAGTAGCCCCAGCAAGTGTCTGGTTAATCAAGCGCGGGCTTGCAGCCAGTAAGGACTCTTTGAGGTTCTGGTTCTTGTAGCCAGTCTCCGAAAGGTAGTACACCAACACGAAGCTAAGGTCTTGCTTGAGCGCCATCTGGTAGTTACTGTTAACAACGACCTCCTGCGATCCGATCTTGCTACGTGGTTGATAGAACAGGCCGGTACGGTCCAACATCAGTGTGTCGAAATACTGCATGTCGACGTTAATGACGTTGATGAAGTGGTCCTTGGTCTCTTGGGCGAACTCCTTATCGTAATCATCACGACTGAAGTAGTAAGCACCATCGAAACCAATGAAGTCGAAGTGGTATAGGAGATCACGAGGAGCCAGTGGAACTGGGTTACCGTTCTCGTCCATGACGATATCGTTCTTCAGGTACTTCAGACGTGGCTGACCGTTAGGAGCGTATTCGATGTCACCTGCACGATGCAGGATAATCACTTTGCCCTGGGAGTCAAACACCAAGTTACCAGTTTCTGGGTCGCGCTTAAGCTCATCGACTTCATAACGCTGTGGGATATCGGTCTCATAGCGTTTGTACTGACCCTCACCAACCAGTGGCCGGATACGGCTGTACAGGTTACCCAAACGTTTACCCAGGGTTACCGAGTAGGAGGTCTCAATGATAGCCAGCTGCAGGTCTTCAAACATTGGCTGTTCGATTTTTCGGTCGCTAGGCGTGTCAGTACTAGCAGGGTCGCCATCCATTGTGAAAATGAACGACATGTTCAGATCCAGTGGAGTACCTACACTGTACTGCTTCTGACCAAACATCCACAGGTTGGTGAAATAGATTACGTCGTTAACATCAACGTCGTAGTTGGTATCCAGCTTGAATTGCCAAATACGTTCGTCGTTCTCATTCAACCCGAAGAATGTACCACGCACACTAGCCAACGAGATCGAGTCAGTGATATTCGTGCACAGCTGGATTCCGACCGAGTCGTTCTCCAGTTGTTTGTACGACTGACTGGACTGAGTAACCAGGGTAATGAGGTAGCCATCATCCTGGTGTTCGATATCAATAGAACCTACACCGACCTCGATACCCAACGCTTCGTTCTCAGATACGAAGGTCTGGTAGTTAAGCTTTGGTTCATCCAGGTGGTAAGTACGCAGCACCGCTTGGTTGTTGGTAAGGTCCATCACGTAGTAGAACGGGGTGTACACCAACGTACGGTTAGCAATGAGTTCTACCAGTTCCTCGTTGGTAAGACCCAGGTAACGGTTCTTGACCACACTGGTTACCAGCTGTGTAGTGTAGTCGGTCACGTCAAACAGCACGTTGTGTGGAATGGTGATACGCTTACCGTTGTCCAGTACCACACCACTGTTCACCAGTTGGTTAGCCGAAGCCAAGTGGCTACCAACAAAGCAAGACATGGCACTGTAGAAACTTTTGTTCTCCTGGATAGGCAACTCTTTAGTAATCGAGTACTGACGACCGGTGAGGTAGTCGATTACCTTAACCGAGTTATAGCCAGAAGCTTCTACGGTACCTTCCAGGTTATTGTTGGTGATCGGCAACGTACGCAGGCGGCGACCCAACAGGAAACTACGCTTGATCTCCAGGAATGGAGGAGGTGTAGTACCACCGCGGGTAGGAGTCATTGCACCCCAGGCAATCGCACCAGAGTTACGGATACCTTCCGAGTACTCGCCCAGACGACCAGCGCCATAACGGTAGTCTTGGTAGTTAACCTTGACTTCCTTCAATGGGATCGAGCGGTAGTCTTTGTTCAGTTCCCCCAGCGTGGTGTAAGTGTAAATACTGATAGTACCAACACCACTACCATCCTGGATGTAAACGTCCGGGATCTCGTAGTTGAAGGTCTTATTAGTAGTGTCAATGTTCAACGCCAGCGTGATACTGTTCTGGTCGAACACGTCTTGGTCGAACACTACCTTGATCTCTTGCTTAACGTTACTGTTGGCACGTTGGATAAACGCACGTACGTTATACAAGTTATCGGAGTAGGTGATCTGCCCACGGCAACCAGACGAGGCGTTGGAGGTCAGACCTTCAGTTGGGTTACAAGCCAGCTGACGAGCAGGCACTTGGATAGTCAGGAAGTTAACACCGTTCTCGGTCTTGAAATCCCGTTGCAAGATATTCTGTTGAACAGGCGCTTGTGGGTTAGGGACCTTCTCGTCGTAAACCACCTGGTAGCCTGACGAGTCACGGAAACGAATCTCGATACCGTTCTCGATAGCAAAAGGAATACCGTTGAAGTAAACCTCGGTGTCTTTTGGGAACAACAGCACACGGTACTTGTTGGTGATTTTCCCTACCGTTACGGTTTCTTCTTTTGCTAGCTTATTAAAGGCATCAATCTGAATACCCAGTAGCAGCGTACAACTACTAGGCATACCAAACAGACCAATCTTTTCCTCGTCACCCATGTGCTTGGCCAGCTCGGAGATATTCCGCGCATGGTCGGGGAAAGACTTGCTGATCGAATCGTCGATACGGTTCAGCACACCGTGGGTGGTACCGAGGATCAAGTCGTATGCCAGAATAGCCGGGTGGGTCTTGCTGTTCAGCTGGACACGCTTGTTAAAGAAGTTGTTCTCGACATCGTTGATCAGGATGTCAATACCACGTTCGGGGTTATCCGCTAACGCGGTTAACTGGTCTTGGGTGATCGGCATTATTTAGCGCTCCAGTATTCCATTTCCATGTTCAGTGGGTTGATCCATGGATAGGCGTGGTAACCGCCCGCAAAGTACTCGGCCACATCTAACTTCTTGTAGTTCTGCTCCCGCAGGTCGGGACTCATGTTAGGATTGAACGCCAGAGTAATACGGTTGAACCGGTCCACTACTTTAAGGTTGTTATACCGGAACCCAACACTAGGGAACCGGATCTCGAGTTCGTCCTGCCCCTGACCACGCAAGGTGTCTTGGGTACGGTCTACCGCACTGAATGCCCCACTCGGGAAAGTGTTAGGCCAGCAATAGAAGTTGTTATAAATGCCCTCAACGTTACGCATGTTTTTATTCATGATAACGGTAAAGATAGTACAGTCGTAATCTCGGTAGTTCTGAATCAGTGCTTCCGAGTAAGGCTCCATCCCAGTGTCACCTGTAGACACACCATCAATGTAGTGGTTCCACACATCGAAGATAGTAGCCAGCAGGTTATGCTTTAATGGATAGAACGACAACGACATATCGAAGTCACCGTTGACAGCTAAGATGCCGTCGACGTATTGGTAGACCTCTTTACGAATACCTGGCGTGCTACGAGCTACGTTAAGACTAACGTCTGGGAAGCCACTGCACACTTTAACCAAATTACTAACTGGAGCGATCCATGGATAAAGTGGGTCAAGCCACTCCACCAGACCACTGTTGCCCTTAGCCCAGTTAGGATCCAACAAGCCTTTAATGTACGAGTTGAGACTGTTTTGTGGCGGGCTGATATAAGACAGTAATTGCGGGTGTTCTTCGATGTTACTGTCCGATAAATTCAAGCACGGACGGTTCATGAAGACTAATCCTATGGTGTCGTCGGGGATGGGGGCCTGTTGGTTCCCAGGGCCCAAAATCCTAGCTCCGCGCAACAAGTTAACGAGGACTGACCGATAACCAGGCCCTCCGTTCTCTCGCAGTGCAAAGTCCATGTAGTCTTCGAAAGACTGTGGAGTTAAATTACTGGCAGGTTTTGCGTTACCTGGTGTTCCGTCAAACCAACCACTCGTTGGATTATCTGCCATAAACGATTCTCTTAAAAATAGAGGTAAACCCAATGATCTCCGCAGCGTTGAACCTGGGATCGATGTTTCTGGGCCTGGCTTCCAGAATCTACCCCGACAACAAAGATATCGGGGCCGTAGTAGAGGCTACTGGTCAAGCCAGACAAGCATACAATGTGGTAAGTACGCGCTCGGTACACGAGAGCGCAAACCGTGCAATTATCGCCCCTATGGTGGTAATTGAGGCCGCTAGCATCCACCAAGAATACATGAACGATCTCATCCAGATCGTTAACCTGCGCGACATCGTCGCTACCCTGACCCACCTGTCGCTGGAGTCTTCGGTAGCCATGGGTGTCAAGGTTTCCAACCTCATCGGTTCGGTAAACCCTAAGCGTGCTGGTCTCATGGCATTGGCCGGTATTGAAGCGTACGACAAAAATATCAAGACCAAAGAGCAGAAGGAAGAGGAAGAGAAAAACTTCGTTCCTACTATCTCGGTCAACGGTAAGAACATGCCCGACCTGAGTGAGTACACTCCGCTGGCTGTTGGTCGTACGGTAATCGCTACCCTGCCTACCGCTAGTGGTAAGGACATCGAGTTCCCACTGACCTTCCGTCAGATCCCGGTACCGGTGAACTCCAGTGACCTGACTCGTATTTTCTCCTCTGCCAAAAATGACGATTCCTTCTGGGGTCGCTTCACCATGGTAGAAACCAAGGAGATCACCATTCCTGATCTGCTCTCTGGTAAGGACATTATCAAAGAGCGCTTCAAGATCAAGAACGAGGACATGTCCGGGTATTACCGCGAGGCCATGAAAAACGAAGCAGGCAACCGTATGGAAGCCGTGCGTACCGGTGTGATCTCGGTTAACTCGTTGGCCAACTCGTTCATTTTCTCGCAGGACACTGCCAACCAACTGGAACTGTCCATTGGTCGCCGGTTCTCCGATGCGAACTCGCGTAATGAAATCTTCAAGGCCGTCAAAGCCAACACCATCGTAGTGTGCAACGAAGACCGCGGCATTTTCACTTTCTACACGCACGGTCAGTCGCGTCCTGAGGTTTACACCCGCAAGGACATCGCGCTGAAGAGCAAAAAAGATATGGGCTCGAGCAGCTTCGCTGATCTCGTCAAGCTGCTGAACGGGGGTATGTAATGGATATTCTGTCTTACACTGGTAAGGTGAAAACCTTCACCGAGTCGGAACTGTACGGTCTGCTGGCCGCTATCAGCGTAAGCGTAAACGATCTGCTCGGCAACATCGACCAGCTCAAAGCCAACAACATGGATGGCGTGATCAACGGTATCGCCGACGAGTGGTACCTGACCAAGGCTATCCACCGCTACACCCAGGACAAGGGTTTCCGTGGTTCATCGTTCCTGCACAACCTGGAGTTCGGTCTGTCGGCTATCAAGATCGGGGTGATGGCGGTTGAGAAAATGGTTCGTCATTACAACACCAAGGTGTGGGATGGCAAGCTGGTTACCCTCAAGCAGGCTAACATCCTCAACCTGGTAGAACACTTCTATTTCTGGGGTGAGTACACCAGCAAGATCCTCGATGTCCTGCTGACCATTCAGCTGAACAAGGTAGACCCAGCCAAGTACCTGAGCGGCCACGACCAGAAATGGTTGAACGGCACCCAGGAGTTCTACAAGCACTTCACCGTCGAGCTCCTGAAAGGCAGCAAGATGATGATCTCCACCCTGGAGAAAGTTCCAGACGCAGAGATCTCCGAAGTGTCGATCGACGTGCTCGAGTCCACCACCGGTAAGAGCGCCACCGATATGGTCGGTAAAGGTTTTGGTATCCACAACCTGAACCCACTGTTCTGGATCGGCCTGGGTATGAAAAACATCAACCTGGCTCGGATCGACAACATGCGTGCTAAAAACCAACAGCACGCCATGAAAATCTCCCAGGCTATCAACCGGCGTGATGGCACCAATGATCCTCAGATCGATCGCACCATTGAGATCTATCAAGAGAAAATCATCAAGAACGAACACGCCATCGAGCAAATCATCCGGAGTTACGACTGATGACCAGCTTCCGTATGGGAACCAACGGGTTCTTCAACGACCAGGTTACAGATGCGGAAGCCACAGGTCTCTTCCGTAATTTCGTGGCCTTGCGTCGTGATGCTTACGTCGATTTCAACGTGCTGCTGAAAGGCTACACTGCGATCGAAGTTATTCGCGCGGTACGTCGTCTGACTGGTGATGACTTTGCTGACTGGATGCGTGTTAACGCTGAAGGTCCATTGTCTGGCCTGGTGCGGGATATCCTGAACTACCTCAACGGTAAGATCGGGCACATGTCTCTGCGTACAGCGATCACCATGCACGAAGAACGGCTGCGTAATGCCAACCATTACCACGACGCTGTTTACGTTACCACCAGTCACGGCAGCAGCTCGATCGACCCACTGATCAAGCAAGGCCTGCAACTGTACCACTTCGACCTCTACCGCTTGATGGCAGGTGTCGGTACCTTGGAAGTAGCCAGGATCTTCCTGCTCTTGGGCGGAGGCACCTACTATGTCGAACAGTGATCTGCAACTAGCTGCTGAAATGGCGGTGATCTCCACGGTTAAATCTGCTGAGTTAGTAGAGAAAGCCAAGGACACTGCCCAACTCCAGCAGCTGCAAGAAAAGCTGGATGGAGACAAAGACCGGGTAACAGTAGCCAAGAAGGTATTGGTGTCGTTGAATGACCACGGTATTAACCTTACCCTGGCCAAGCAAATCGACAACCAGCTGACCCGGTCCGATGTAGACATCCCCGCAGACGATCTGGGAGACGTCCAGGGCTTCGAATGCCTTGGTCGCAGTCTGTCGCCAGCGGTATTCCGTAAAACGCGTATGCAGGGCTGTGAATCGTTCCTGGGTGACTTCTACCGTAAGGCTAAGGAAATCACTGCGCACATCAGTATTGGCTTCCAGGAGTCTTACCTGCTGTTTACTCAGTCGGTAGACTCCCTGAATGCTTTGCTGGACCTGCTGGAAAAAGACGTCGAGTCCGCCGGTACGTTTAAGGCTGGTACTGACACCATCCTCCTGGGCACCCGCCTGTTCAATCTGTTCAAGATTGGCGGTAAGGTAAACGAGGACTGGATCGGTAGTGTCACCAAGCTGAATGCGACTATCAATGCGCTGAGCAACAACTACTACCTGGCTAGCAACACGGCGTTGAACAACACTGTGCGCTATTTCGGTGGCTTTGCTGACGACAACGATGACCAGGCTGTGCAGCGTTTCCTCTTGCTGCCTAAAGCTGTGCCGTCGAATCGCTTCAAAGAGTGCTCGTATCCCAATAAGGAGTTCACCACTGGTAACGTGGTGGCTAAGCAGTCCGTCGAGTTGATGGGCGGTGCTTACTTCTTGGACAAGCGTAATGAACGTAAGAACACCAACCCCACTAACGTGGAACAGGTGGTGGGCTACGTCCATGCATTGATCGACCTGGATGGTGTGGAGTTCTTCAACAGTTCTCCAGTTGAATACCCGAAAATCGGCACCGAGATCAAGACCCTGTCGAGTGACACTATTCGCAGTCTGGTCAAATCCCTGCGCGGTACTTTGGTTAGCTGGCGTAAAGCTGCTGACCTGATCGACCGCTACAAAGTGGATGACTCGGAGTTCAACGACGTCATGCGGGGTATCTACGAGTCGCCGATGTCTGACGAAATGAAAGACAAGGTACAGACCGCATTTGCCTCGCTGGTACGTAAGAACCAAGTAGACCTGCTCACTAACCGTGCGGCGGTAAACAACTACCTGGTCCTGGTGTTCAACGGACTCATCGAAATCTGCAACACTTCCATCACCGCTAACCTTTCCGACTAGGAGGTTACATGAGTGAGTTAAAGCAACTTTACATCCAGGGCATGGAAACCCATTTGGAGCTGCTAGAGTTCAATAACGGTCTGCAAAAGCTACACGTGGCTGTCCACGAAGCAGTAACCGGTAATGAGGCTCTGACAGAAGTATTGGGGACCCTGGTAAATGGCATGGGTAGTTTGGGTGGTGGTCTACTTACTACTGTTGGTTGGGTAGGCGGTAAAACCGTTAGTGCCTTTGCCAACGTACTAGGTGGGGCTGGTAACTTGTTGTCTAAGGCTTTCGCTGATAACGATGTGTTGATCCGCAAGATCCTCCAACAGTTCTCACGGTCTGATGCTCACGAGGTCAAGATCACTAAGGATAAGCTCAACCTTATCACTAGTGGCGGCGACCACGAGGACATCAGTAAAGACCTGGACACACTGCTCCATACCCTGGAGTTAGTGGACAAGCACGCCAAGGCAGTCCTGGACCATTTGGATGCACGTATGGGTGTACTGCGTGGGTTGCGTAATGCAGATACCACCGAAGACCTGTACGAGATCATAGATAAACACAACGCCTTGAAGTACCCGGTGCTTAACTTTAGCCACCATAGTGGTAGTGAGTACAGCTCCGATAAGCTGCCTGGCGGTAAGGTAATGGTGTTCGATGAATCGAATACTAAATATCTTATGAACGGGGACACTACAGCTGGGTCACCAGCGACTGTTGAAATGTCGAAATCTGATGTGAGCTCTTTGCTCGTTAGACTCGATAAAGTCAATGGTATGCACAAACGCTTTAAAGCGAACTTTGAAAGTTATCTGGGTTTCATCAAATCCTGGGGCGACATGGTGAAAGCTGTAGAGCCTAGCTTAGGTAATTTGGACAAGGTAAGTAAGAGCGCCCTGAAAGACGTTGAACGTTTATTAGGTGGTGATTCAGATGCTCTCGCATTTTATAGCGGATTCACTCCTCGGGTGATCAGCTATACTGACCGGTACATTCATGGTGTGCTGGGTGTCTTTGTGTGAAACGTTTCCAAACACACTTTTCCTTCGTTAACGAAAAAGGGTAACAACATGGATCCTCTCCTGAATTACATGGGCGCCGAAGAACTGGGCCTGAACGAAGAAGGCCAGCACTCCGAAGTCGTCGGTGACGTGGCCGAGGCGCAAGTAGCGACCGAGATCGCCGAACTGACCGCGGTCATCGAAGAGCAAACCGCTGAAATCGAAAAGCTGGCCGACCACGTCGAAGCCACCGAAGAAGCGGTTGAAGAGCTGGAAGAAGCTGTAGAAGGCATGGAGTCGATGCTGAACTCCGGCAACTTCAACTCGATCAGCTTCACCAACACCTACAACCGTGCTCTGCGCACTGCCGCCAAGCTGGGTTGCGAGTTCACCGGTGAGCGTGTCGGCGCCGAATCGATGGGCGACATCGCCAACGCCAACCTGATGGCCCGTGCTGGTATCGAAGCTATCGGCGAAACCCTGAAGAACTGGGGTACCAAAGCCGTCAACTTCATCAAGCACATCTTCAACACCATCATCAACTTCTTCGTCTCCATCGTTTCGAAGGCTGATGGTCTGCAGCGTCGCGCCGAGCAACTGCGCAAGCGCATCAACGATGGCGCTGCCATCAAGAAGAAAATCAAGCTGGGCGGCTGGAACGTCTACATCGACTACGCCTCGGCTGGCCTGGGTGGCGTCTCCAAGCGCAACAAAGGCACCACCGCCGGTACCGACGCCGGTATCGCTGCTCTGGTAGCAGAAGCTGGCAAAGTTGATGGCATCGAGCTGGGCGGTGTGAAGTCTGCCTACGGCACCCTGGTATCCGGCCTGAAAGCCGACGCCACTGCCTTCGGCAAGTACAACGCCAAGAAGCAAGGTTCCAAAGACCTGCTGGTCTCGCAGTCGGCCGGTGTTCGTCTGGTCGCTTCCTTCAGCGAGCCTACCATGGAATCCCTTAACGACGCCGCTTCGGCCATCCGTTCGGTTTCCCTGTCTGTTGGCAAAGCTCCAGAAGCCAAGAAACTGTCCTCGGGCGAAGTTGCTGCCAAGGCTGACAAGTCTGGCCTGATCTCCGCTCTGGACAGCGTCAAGGCCAAGATCGCCGCGATCCGCGAGAACAAGCTGAAAGGCCAGTTCACCAACACCACCCGCGACCAGATCATCGGCAAGCTGAACAACGTCAAAGCTGCTGACGGCGACAAGTCCTCGGAAGTCAACGGTAAAGTGGCCATCGTTAAGGCCGTCTTCGCCCTGGCTGCCAAGCTGACCGCTGTTGGCGAGCGTGACACTGTCAACGTCGCTGGCGCCACCCTGGACGCCGTTGCTGCTCACCTGGGCTTCGGCAAGGAATAAGCTTCGGCTTAACCCTTAATGGTAACCTACCAGTCCTTCGGGGCTGGTAGGTTATTATATTTCTTTTTTTTGCATTTTCGCTTAAATGCTATAGGTCGCTATCGTCCAATTACCAGGATAACAAACATGTCTGAATACGTAGCCCCGTTACGCTTTGTGAACACGCCAACCGTAATGGAAGTCTGGGAACAGTCCCAGACTAAAGAACCAGAACTCCCAGAGAAAGATGAAGATGATCTTTCTAAGGAATATGACGACAAAGGTGACGTAACTGGTACTGAAAGTTTCTATCGTTTCATTATCCAGGAAGCCCGTGTACAACCACGTCGGGTAGATGGTAACGAAGGTTTCTTCGAGACTATCGGTAAAGGCTTTAATGCCTTCATCGAAAACATCAAGAAGTTTTTCAAATGGATCTTTAGCTTCTTCGGCAACAGCTCCGCACAAATCGAGCGCACTACTGAGAAAGCCGAGAAAGCGATTGAAGTAAAAGGGGTAGACAAGGATCCAGTTCCCTACCCTAAAGACTATACCCGTATTTGGGATGGTTCCGGTAATCCCGGTAGCGACATTGGCTGGGTAACTAAATCCCTGTCTAAAGTTAACGAGGTGATTACCAAGCAACTGGAACCTTACCTCAAAGAAGTACAGAAATACATCGACGACGTTAACCACATTAACGTTAACGTTAAAGACGGCATGTTGTCCAATGCCAAAGAAGACATGGACAAAGCCCGCTCCGAGCATATCAGTGCTATCAACAAGCTGTTTAAGGATGGCCCGTTCATTGGTGGTGTGGTCCTGGATATTGCAGATAACGGTAAACTGATCGGCCGTGCCAATGGCAAGATCACCAAGGCCAAGAAAGGAGTTACCCTTAAGTTCCAGCCCACTGCTGCTGGTAACCTGGCTGTACTTAAAGCAGCCCGCGCTAGTAACAAGTTGTCTAGTGACGCTACCAAGAAAATCACCGACATGGAAACGAATGTGGTGAAAGGTCTGAACGAGTCCATCAAGTTTGCCAGTTCGTTAGACGTTAAAGATTCGACTGGTGCTAAACTCGTTGCTAGCGGTGTTAAGTCGATGGTTACCACCGCTATGGCTAACTTGAGTTTCCTCCAGGAACTGATCGCTAAGTGCATTCGCGCTGCCGCCACTATTGGGTGCACTGGTGTCGTGTACAACCAAAGTGTGGACAAGGATCTTAAATAACTCCAGGCGTGGGTTATAAGCCCCGTAAAGCCTCTTGTGGTGTGTTATCTCTATCAGTTTGATAAATGGTACTGATAACGCACTAAAACGTTTATAAGGCCCCTCCTAGGGGCTTTAATCAAAGGATAAGCTATGCGCGCATTAAGGGAACTGGGATTACTCGGCATTTTGCTGGTATCCCCTAACCGCCCCACACAAGAATCCAACCCGGTGTTGATTCGCACACTTCACCAACTGGGTTACGATTTTGGTAACTGGGCTGAGTGGACCAACGAAGACATCCTCGAGCGCGCTCACAGCATCTTGAATGGCGCTGAACGTGAGATCGATTACTTCGATGCCAGTGAACTCGAAGTCAACCAAGTGTTGGACCGTTACTTGGTAGAACTGCATTACAACTTCACCAACGGTTCCAAAGACGACACCCACCAGATCGCTGCACTGATCTGTGCCTACGGTAACAAGGTAGCTGAGCGTGACTCCACTGCCGGCGTTAACCTGTGGATCGAACAAGCACAGCAACTCGTAGACGCGATGCGTGAAAAGTTCGACGAGGGTATCGAGACCGATTTCTTGGAACTCTATACTCGTAATCTGTCGTACTGTGTCAAGATCCTCCAGCTGGTAGACGTGTTCGTTACCGCCCACAACGGCATGCTGGCTGGGATGGAAGAATACGCCCCAGCTGACTACAACGACGTGTACCCAATGTACGTACCGGATTTCACTACCGGTGTTGAGTGCAGTGGCCACCAGGGCTGTGAGTGTGGTTGTGTGATGGACCACCCCATCAAAGTCCTAGAAGGCATGGAAGACCTGCTCAGCGGTCGTGAGGGTACTGAGGCGGCTCGTTATGCTGCCGGGGTACTGTTCGCTAACGACATTCGTCTGGCGGCTTACCAGGGTAACGAGGAAGGTATGCTCGACTCCATCAAGGAGATGGGTACCAAAGCCTACGAGTGGATCAAAGAAGCCCTGGCTAGCTTCTTCGAGTTGTTCTCTCCTGAGGAGGCCGAGGAGGTCGCTAAGGAAGTTGAGACTGTAGCGGAGAACAACAAGAAAGCCATCCAGTCGATGGAAAACAAAAACGTCCAGATCAACGATGCTGCTAAGAAGGGTATCATCGCCCTGGCTGCCAGTATTGATGCCACTGGTGCGGTAGGTAAGGTTGTTAAAACCTTGAATACCCCTGCTGACGCTAGTCGTGTACTGGATGCCTTGCAGGCACTGCTGAGCAAGCAGATGACCAAAGAAGGTAAGCTGGGTGAGAAACTCAACGCTGCTAAAGCCGCCCATGATGAACTGAAAGCCGCTAACACCAAAGCCGCTAGCACTAAGGCAGATAACAAAGACGTGGTAGCTAATGCCAAGTCCAACGTATCTGACAAAATCGCTAAGGCCAAAGAGAAAGTGGCTGAAGTCCGTAAGGCCGCACAGGCCCAGAAGAAATACGTCGCTGGTATCAAGAAGTGCATTAAAGGCATTGGTCCGAAAATCTTCAGCAAAGATGCTGAGGTCAAGACCGACGAGAACAAGCCTGCTGCTACTGAGCCAGCTGCTGCACCAGCCCCAGCCGTCAAGGGTAAGGGCAAAGGTAAGAAATGACGGAAGTAGAAAACCCAATGATGCATGACGTCTATCTGTTGTTCGACAGGGAGCTTCCTGTGGAGGGTAGTGTCATTACCAACGGGCGACTGAGCAGTGAAGCTCTAGATGTCGTCAGGACACGAGTAGAGAGTAATGGCGGTCTGCGTTATACCAGCTTGGAGGAACTGGCCGTAGGTCAGGTACAACCAATGGGGCACGACGGTACTATTTTCTACACTTGTGTTGGCACACCTAAAGGTAACTTCTCCATCCGTTTCAAATGTAAGAAGTCTTGAAGACTACTATAACTGGAGGGGGACCTCCAGTTATAGTTATTTATTAGAGGTTCATATGCTTCTTAAAACTACCATGATGTCGGAGGAGGACTATCGGTCCTTTGCTCGACCAGCTGTTATGGATTCCTTGCGTCGTATGCTCCGGTTCTACAACCTGGAGTCTACCGCAGAGATCTTCTACAATGGCCGTAATGAGATCGCCAAGTTGGTAGGTAGTAACAATGGCGATCGTGTGCGTACCGACTTGTACACGGACGGGATGTTCCGTAACAAGCTATTTGTGGTGGCTGAGTTCGAGGACTCTCCATTCAACTCTGGCTTTGCTAACCAACGTCGTGAGATGACCGAACGCCCAGTGTGGATGAACGACGACCCCAAGCCAATGATGGTTTATCCGTCGTATGCTGGTCGCGTGGTTAACGTAGCTGTAGTAGCCCACTTCAACAGTTCCAAGTTGGCTGACCAGTTTCGTCGCCGTATTAACCGGGCGCAAGCTCAGCAAGTAGTGGACATGAATTTCAGTGCAACGGTACACATGGTGTTCAACAACTCCATCATTGCATTGTTCCTGTCTATCCACAAACTCCTGGTAAAGAACGACCCCACTACACCAGAGTTCGGTGTGTGGTTCTCCAAGTACCGTCGCGTACCGTTCATGAACATCTCTGACGATGCCAACAAAAACCCACGGTTAGTAGTACCTGTGCGTTTGGATGAGATCGGTATTGAGTTTAAGGAACCTAAGGTTTCCCAGACCCGTAATGCCGACACTTACGGTAAGTACGAAGTCGAGATTGGTTACAAGTTCCACTTCCCTGAGTTTGTAGGTTGGGAACTTGAATACCCACTTAACGTGTACCAGGATGAGATCGACCAGGTTTGGATTCCTAAGCCAGAAGAAGGCTTCACCCAGCGTTTCAACATCCGAGTTAACCCGGAGATGGCTTTGGGTAAAGCTCTTACTGACACACGCAAGTATCAGGCACCGTACTACCTTAAACTGCCTGCACACGACCCATGGGTAATGCCAGGTGGTGACTGGATCCAACCAGTAGTACAAGCACGCCTTACCGTCAAAGACACCATGGGTGAACAGGTACTCGGCAACATCTTTGAGATCCCTGGGTTCAAATGGAACGAACGTGTTAAACAGTACATCCTGCGTAGACGTGCTACGGTGTTCGACCAGTTCCATTCGCCATTCTGGGTACGGGTGTTCTCTGAAGACCTCCAAGTGTTGCCAGTGCGACTGTCTATGGATGAGACTGGGATCGTCACCTTGAAGGACCAAGTGAACTTCAAGAACAAGTACCGGTTGGTAGTCTGTATCGACCATGCCGTACGTGATTATTTCCCCAGCTTCTGGGATGACTTGATGCAGAACCCAGAAGACGAGGCAATCCTCCCCACATTGTTCCAAGGGTTTGACTGGTGGAACTTGCCTAAACCTTGGGCTGCCTACCCACACATCATCCGTGCTGGTATCAACAAAGGTCGTGGGTTACCGCCTAATGACTTTAACCGCTACATGATGCAGATGGGTCTCAACGCACACTTATTAGAGGTATTGAACGATGTCGTTTGATATTACCCCGTTGGGTGAGGTTCTCCCACCAGAACCAGAAACCCCCAAGATTTACAACGAGCAATACCGACACTCGATCGTAGAGGGCACCTACCAACCCGAGACTGCACTGATTACCATGGTGCAAGGTACTCCGTTCGTAGTGGAGTACTACCGTCAGCGTGTAGCACCGGATGAAGAACCACAACCATTCGATCCGTTCAACGCGGCTACTTATAACCAGTACACTCGTATTCGTAGACTGATCGTCAAGTCTGAAGGTGATGGGGCATTTAATTTCGACCCACAGAAAGCCGAGTCGGATGTTAAATACACGGGTTGGGTTAGCTTTGGTCTCCCGCCTATCCGTGGCGACGTATTCATTGCTGAGATCATGGATGGTCGTGCTGGTTTGTTCCAGCTCACCGAGCAACCAGAACCCCCGAACTTCACTGCTAACAAAGCCTACCGCATTACCTTCCAGATGGTTGGTATCTTGCAGAAAGACTGGGCTGATGAGTTAGAGCGCCGGGTACAACAGGAGTTGGTCTACTCGATTGATTCGGCTCTTAGTGGCGGTGTTGGTCTGGTTAGTGAAGATGATTTCGACACCGAAGCCCAACTGTTCCAGTGGCGGACTACCATTGGTCAGTGGATCATGACCAAATTCTGGTGGAACCCGGAACGGACCATTGCATACAACACCAGTGGGGACACTGAAATCCTGGGTGGTTACGTTTACGACCAGTACTTGGTTAAGTTCCTCTCCGCGGTAATTGAACCAGACATGCGTGTCATGTACCCTGTAATTGGACAACTGTCTACACAATACGGTGGTCGTGACTTTGGTATGCATGGGACAATCAACATCTGGGACGTAATCCTGCGTGGTGATTTCAACCTTTTGTCGCAGTGCCCTAAGGGCGCAGCCATGATCGGTGTAGACCGCCTGGTTAACAGCCGTCTGTACGGTAACTTGCGTTCCAGTAAGTTCACGTATTTCATCTGTACCGACCCGGAGGAGTACAAGCAGTACAAGGTCTATTACAACATAGATGGTTACCCTATCCTGCGTCCTAGCCCTCAATCCAAAATCGGTAGCTATGTGTTCGGGGAAGCTTTCTATAACGGTGAACCAGAGACCGTGTTTGAAAAGCTGGTTTACAAGATCCTCAAACAAAAGATCGTGCCACGTAAAGAGTTGCTGGCGTACTGCAAGGATGAGTATTTCAAGCTCACTCCTAAGGAACAACTCTATCATGGTGCTATTTTGATTCTACTGATCCAAGTCAGTCGGAAATTCGGAGTTCCATCATGATGACATACGCGCGGTATGATTTTGTAAGGAAGCGTTTGATTAGTCTTTACAACATTGTGCAGCACCGAGGCTACCGAGTACACATCGCTCCAGAGAAAATGATGACTCTGGACCAAATCCGTACACGTCCTACGTACACCCAGGAAGGGTTTGCTAACGACCACGACTTCTATTCAGAGAAAGGTATGCGGGTAATGAAAATCCCGCAGATCCTCATGTACATGGAGAACTTCCAGTCGGCTGAGGATATCGCGTTCGAGCGCTACAACAAATCAGTGATTGAAGTCTACGAAGGGTTGACTGAGTATATCGCACTGTGGTGCGAGATCATCAAGAATGCCCCAGACTTTAAAGCTCCCACGTTTGCTGAGTTACGGGAACTCGAGTCACTGGCGTACTTGTTGTTCAACGTATACAAACGCATCAAGCCGTTTGTCAAACGTGAGAAAGAGCGCAAGCAGTACGAACAGGACACCCAACTGGAAGGTGCTGGCCTAGCAGGCTTCCGCGCGCTGTTTGGGATGTCTTCTATGGTTGAGCAGGTGATCCATGGCAGTAAGGATGGCATCAGCTTCTACAGCCCTCTGGACGAGCTTATGGGCACTAGTAGCCACAGCTACGAAGGTCCCGCTGCCCCAATGTACAACCCAGCTCCATTCAACCCAGAGCTGGCCGTACAGCAACAACAGCTACTGCAACCAGTTGTGCCGTTTGATACATTGTTTGCCCAACAGCCCCAAATGGTGGCAAACCCTGACTGGATATTTAGAGAAGGTTAATCATGGAAGCACCCCGTTCCTTACAAAACCTTATTGAGTACGTCCAGTACGTTGAGGCTACTCAGCGTAACGAACGTAAGTTCAATATGACCGCCATGGCTATCACCCCGGTGGAACAGATTCCATTACTGATCCCCAACGGGTTCGCAAGGATGTGTTCTTTTGTATCGGGACGGGGTGACGACTGCACTATTCGTGTACAGATCCAACCAGGTGTGTACCAGAACAATATCCTGCCGTATAAAGAGGATCTGATCATCGAGGTCTGCGAGCGCACAGGCGTAAACCAGACAATGTATCGGTTCCGTGCAACACCGATCGATGCAGACAACCCAGAGATGGAAGGTAGCCACACTGCCCAGGCTAACTTGGGTGGTAAGGACGAAACTAACATTATCACGATCTCGTTCCAGCTGTACGAGACCGGTATGGGTAAACTGCGCAACCTGCCAGCACAAGATATCTTGTTGATGTCTACGCTGGACAACGCGCTACATGACAAGCTGTGTGAAGCCGGTGAGTCTCTGGGCTTAACTGGGCCAGATGCATGGAAAGGGGTGGACATTGAGCAGCCTATCGACAACGACCGGGTGTTCAAGCACATTGTCATTCCTTTCGGTACCAGGTTGATCGACCTGGGGCAGTTCCTCCAACAGCATGAGGAATACGGCATCTACAATACCGGGCTAGGGATGTACTACCGTAAAGGACTGTGGCGCATCTACCCACTGTACCGCGACGGTCGTTACGAGAAAGCTAGACGGGTATTGAACATCTACCGTTTGCCGCAGAACGTATTCCCTACGTTGCACAACACCTGGATTGCTGACGATAAGTCCGTGACTATCTTTGCTACAGGTGAAGCGATCAACAGTGACAACTCCGACGTTAAACGTCAGAACAAAGGTGTGGGTAAGCGGATTATCACATCTGATGCAGCAATGGGTGAAACCGGTCGTTATTACAACAAGGGTGTGGCAGTAACTACCAGTCAGGACTCCTTGTCGGAATACCGTACCAAAGCTCGTATGTCTGGTGAGGAATGGATTCCTACAGAGTTCCTGCCTACGGGTAACCTTTGTAAGCACCTAAGCGACAACGCCTTGAGTGATATCAACACCACGACTATCCCGTGGCATAACTCGAACTGGGAAATGATTGACCCAGCAATGCCTGTGCGCTACTACTACATGAGTGGACCAGAACACTTGGTCTACCAGGAGGGTAGTATCGGTGCTCTACGGACAGAGTACCAGATGGATACCGAAGCACTAGAACCAACCTTCCGGGAACACTCTACCCTGGTGCTGTTAATCCGCCCAGAGGAAACCGTTGTTTCTTAACTGAGTGTATTAGTTTATACACTTAATGAGAACTGTCTGCGAAAGCGGGTGGGGATGGTTGGGTTATTTTTGAGTATAGGCTAAGCGGAGTAGTAGGGTACTATAGTACCCTACGTACGACATCATTATTTAAAGGGTATTTACATGAAAGGTTATATCGAAAAGATCGAAGACGGTGTTGCCACCCAACTGCAACCTGGTTTCTTTGCTAAGGGATTTGCGGCAGCAACAAACAGCATTGTTGAAGCGCTTGACCGTCGTCGTGGGTTCTGTGATGAAATGGAGAAATTAATTGGCGTTCGTCAACTGGATAAGCATCCTGATGGCATCAACGGGGGTGTTATTGCTTTACTGGGCATTACTGATAAACTAGCGCCAGAGTCTGCAGCGCGATGGAAAGACTTCGTTATCGGTGAGCTCTTGCACTACGTTAGAGGTGTAGGCACCACAGAAGAACTCATGGACACCATTGACGCCAAACAAAAAGCTCTGGTAGCGCAAATGGCGGAATCTTGGGGTAACTACACCACGGCTTTAGGTAGCCTTGATGTCGTGCAGATAGCCAAAGATAACCCATCTAAGTATTTGGGGGCTGCGGCATTCAAGCCAGGTTATTTGGGCTAAGCTCCAAATTTGCGAAATAAGCCTTACTATACCCCTGGCCCTAGTAGGGCCAGGGGTATAGGGTTATGTTTGCTTATGCGCTCAAATAGAGTCGATATCGGCTTCAATCTCGCCTAGTTCGTTTAGTCGTGTCTGCAAGCTACGGCGGAACTGTGGTTTACCATTGATATCGTGCTTCAACCCATGGACGGGATGGATATCGTAGATGGCAAACCGATGCTCGGGAAGACAACCTTCGCCGCGCTGCTTACCGATGGAGAACGTCCAGTAAGCTTTGAACGAAGTCTTGGCCACATGGAAGGTAATCTCCACATCGACTTCGTTGGTAATCTTGGTGGATGTTTCAGTATAAGACTTACCCGCAACTTCTCTGGCGAAGTAAACCTCAGACTCTTCATCCGACTCCTGCAAACGTTTCTTAGCATCGGGGCTAAGCTGGTGCGGAGTAATGAAGCAAATACCACGAGCAATGATGAACGCACGAATCTTCCGGAAGTGCAGTTGGAGTTTATCCGACTTGGTTTCACCCGGGAGCTTGTCGTAGTTCTGCAGCGCAGCGTAGTCGTAGGCGTAGAAAATGATTTCGTGGCCTTTGAGCTCCATGCGACGTACACGATCGAACATAGCAGCAGCGGTGTCTTTGCTCGAATCGATAACCTTGATGACCAGTACCCAGCCGTTGTTCTTGAAGCAACTGCAAATGGCTTCAACGATATCGTCGTTCTCGGCGATGTTGAAATCTGGTTCATTGTCAGTAGTGGCGGTAATAGCCAGCTTGTACATACGCTGGATAATAAGGTCCATGGTGTCTTCTGCCGACTCCAGGAGGATCGTTGGGATCTTAGCCTTATTACGCAGTTGTGGTTTGTTGTACAGACCTACCGATGCAGTAAGGTGCGCCACAGTCAACGACTTACCACGGTTGGTCAGTGCGTTGAGTAGATAGAACTTACTACGGCGGAAACCACCATCAGGACTGAGTGCCAGGTTCAGCGCCTGGATACCAGACTTAAGGATACCCTCGTTGGAGTTCTCCTTCTTAGCCAGATCGATGGTTGCATGGAAGCTAGTAGGGTCCGCAGTACTGACCTCACAAATAACCTCTGACTGCTTCTCCTCATACAGCGTAGCCATCCGGTCGTTGATGATGTCCGACAGGTTAACCCAGTCTTCTTTGGTGATCTCGCTAATGTCTTTAAAGAAGTACTGCTTAGTAGCGCGCTTCCATTTCTCAGCAAAACCCTTGTCTTCCAAACTAAGACGTATATCAGTAATCTGTTTGTAGATTACCTTACGAGTCATTTGCTCGTCGTCAAAGTCTTCTAAACCGTCTTCAATACTGAGCTTGATATCCTCGGTAATACCAGAGAACATCCGCACACGTTGTAACAATACTGATTTTATGATCGGTTCATCATCTGGCTCGTCAAACAGCCACGCAATTGTGCTTTTGATACTCTCTCGGATATCTTTGTTCTGAACAAAGACTTCTGGTGGAGGTGGCGGGAGTTCGTCCATCAACTCCTCCAGCTCCTTAAGCAAATTGACATCTTTAATTTTCTTGGCTTGGTAAATTGCCGACAACAGTTTGACCAACACCAGTAAGTCATTCATTCAGACTAACTCCTAGGAGTGCAAGTATGATTCTCAGGACCCCTAATGGGCCTTCGGTTCATGTATTTTATCTGCCCAGCCAGTTCGTACGACTGCTGGATCGGATGTCAATTCCTTTGAGGGAACTGGTAGCAATTGAGACATATCATCAAAAGTTGATGTGGCCTGAGCTTGCCCAGTTCTTCAAGTTCCAATATCAGGCGGCTCAAGAGATGGGTGTGCCCATGCTCGAACCTGATATGTTGTTCTCCAAGGATTACGAAGGTGGTATGCTACGCGAGGCATTTAATAGTGTCGACGGTAGTAACTTATCCGAAGTGATCCACGGTACTCGTTGTTTCTCTTATATCAATGCTGGGCAGAACGTCCTGGTGTTGGCGTTACACCCAGAGGAAGACGACAAACCTTTGCCAGGCTGGGTCTGTGCAGAGGCTACGTGTTTCTCTGGTGCTTTGCTCGAGATGATTACCCACTGCAAGGGCTACATGGAAAGTCATTTCGGCGCTATCCCAGAACCGCGCACCGGAGAGTTCTCTCTGGCAGTGGTTTACAAGCTACTTGGTATCCAAAACCCCTAATTAAATAAATACATTGTATGTGTAGCACCAAATACACAACAAATGCATTTGTTTGTTTGTCCTACGTCTGCAAGGAATTCCTTCCATGGCCTATAAAGCGATCAAAACTGGTCTGAAGAACGAGGGCAACCTCTTTCACATGATCCGACAAGCCGTTGCTACCAACGGTTTCCAAGCGGTACAAGGTAACGAAGCTTTCAACGACTTCTCCAGCAACTTCGGCCTGTCCCAAGTGCAGGGCAACGAAAGCGCCAGCCTGCAAAGCGCGCTGAAAGACAAGCTGACCGACAAGACCTATGCCGCTTTCCAAAGCGCCATGGCTCGTTCCGAAGCCATCCCACGTGGTGAGCTGGTCGACATCGTCGCCAAGACCGAAGACTACTACAGCACCGTAGGTGGTCTGGAAGGCTTCTCGATGCAGAACTTCCGCGGTTCGGAAGTCGACATCAAAGCCGCCAACATGACCCTGAACGCCCAGAGCCACCTGCAGACCCCTGCAGCCGAGGCCCTGTTCAGCACCATCACCGTTCGCTACGAAGACGAAGGCGCTCTGCTGAAAGTCCGTGCGGCCGGCCTGGGTACCTACGCCTACGGCAACAGCGCCTGGCAGCAAGCTTCCGACCTGAAGCCGATCTTCGGTCTGCTGCGTACCGGTGACATGTACAAGGACGACGTCCTGTCCATCCACCCGGTGTTCCCGGAAGACGCTGACGACGACACCCTCGAGCTGTTCGTCGACAAAGCCACCATGACCCCATGGCCAGCTACCTACATGGAAGCCGACGCCTACGGTCGCGAAAACCACCTGACCAACTACCTCAAGGTTCCTTCGGTGATCCCGAACTACCTGGGTCTTTGCCAGGCTCCTGGCCAGCGCGCCTGGACCAGCACCGACGAAATCGAGTCCAACTCGATCACCGTCGAAGCGCTGCAACTGACTGCCACCATCGGCGGCGTTGAGAAAGTGTTCTTCGTGAACACCAAAGCAATGTCGAACAACACCTTCAACCCGACCACCAACGGCCAGGGTTCCGATGACCGTCAGCTGGGCATGCTGCTGAACCAGCACAACGGTTTCACCCTGCTGGACAAAGAAGGCAACCTGGTCGGCGAGACCCTGTTCGCTGACATCAAAGCTGCTGGCTACCAGCCGCTGCTCGACGTGTCGATGAACGGCAACTTCCAACGCCAGAAGAACGTGATGCGCCTGAACGGTGGTCAACTGACCATCTCCGCTCTGCGCCACATCGCCTCGGGCAACGTCATCGATCGCGGCCGCGCCAGCGAAGATGAGAAAGCCCTGTTCAAGCTGCTGACCAAAGGTTCGGTCACCGGTGTCAAGACCTCGGCCAACGTCAACAACCTGAACCGTGGTAACTTCGGCTACCGCATCGAAGTGTTCGACGCTGACAAGCACCTGTCGGTACACCGTGGTTCGCCGGTCTCCGTGAAGTACCCGATCTCCAAAGACGACGTGAACCAGGACTCCCTGGACTACGCCATCCAGCAGATGTCGGTGGTGATCAACAACCAGTGCTCGAAGAAAGCCTTCGACATGGCTCACGAACACCTGAAGTACATCACCTCGATCGACGGTCACCCAGTTGTGTCGAACAACCAGGGTTCCAACGTTCTGCCAGGTATGCACTACGTGACTGCTTCGGCCGTCAACCGTACCATCACCCTGGAAGACGTGGTCTCGGTTCAAGACAGCACCGGCATCTTCGAAGCTGTATCGGCCGTGTTCACCAACGAACTGTCCGACATCACTTCGGCGCTGGTCACCAAGTCCGGTATCGCTGCGATCGCTGAATACGGTGGCACCACTGCTCCTGAGTGGAACATCATCGTTCACCAGAACCTGCGTCGCTTCCTGATGAAGACTGGTGATGCTCGTACCCTGGGCTCGATGGTCAACATGACCGCTATCGAAACCAACTTCGACAGCCAGATCGGCGAGATCCTGATCGTCACCAAGAACAACTCCACCAGCGACTTCATCAACCCTCTGGGTGGCGTCGGCGTTGTGGTCTCGAAAGAGAACATCGTTGTTCAAGGTAACGTGACTCGTGAGCAGCAAGACTACGGTGTGGTCATGACCATGCCTACCTACAAGCACTGGGCGCTGAACCCGATCATCGGCTCGCTGAAGATCACCGACGCTGCCAAGTTCCTGGGTGACGAAGGTCTGCTGACCAAGCTGGCGAAACAGAAGGTCGAGATCCTCGGCCTGGAAGCTGGCCTGGACAAAGTTGTTGAGGCGATCGAAGCAAAAAACCCTTAAGCCTCATCCCGGACACGGACTATGGAGTACTTAAAGCATTCGCGCAATAAGACTCCCTAGTTCAGGATGGGGCCGTAGCCTTAGGGTATAAGCTTCACTAATACCACCCCTAGCCCTTTGCGGGGCTAGGGGTGGTATTACTTCTTTTTTTTTGCATTTTCATTTTTGTTGGAATATTTCAGACCTAAATTATCAGGACAGTGCAACTATTAATGGTGGTTTGGAATGGCAACTTTCAAGCTTGAACGTGAAGTCGTAAATAACAGTACTTCTTTCGATTTGGTTGTAGCCCACAAAGGTGGTCTGCGATACATCATCCCAAAGAGCGCAGAAGCGACATATAACAAAGAACAGTACGTTCGAGTGTCCTTCCAAAACTTCAAGGTTAAAGAAATCCAAGTAGATCCTTCACAAGCACTGACCAAGTTTGATCGGGCAGTGTTGGAAGAAATGGCAGCTAAAGTGAAGACCCTGCGTGACAACGTAGACTTCTATCAAGATTTTCCTAGCTCTGCTAATTTCGTAGTACACTTGGGAGCACACCTGGCTGATGAGCACGGTGCGATCCACAGTGAGATGTTTGGCTTCACCATGTACAGTGGTCGTGGCAATATCGATAGGGCTCCACTCAACGTCCCCGAGTCGAGTCTTACTGAGGCCCTGGACCAACTGCATCGTAGCAATCCGCGATGCTCGATCAGTTACTGTGCATATGTAATCGATCCGCGTAAAACACAGAAACCCTTCTACGTAAACATTGGGGGTCGCGCTACTGAAGTGCCAGTAGCTGATGATCCACAAGCCACGCCAGGACTGTACATCGGAGTATCGGTCGGTACAAACCCACCGGTGGCTTCATTATATAGTTTTGATGACTTGTCGAAAGGCAGGTTAGAAGGGCTCGGCATCTTCCAGAGCAAAGCAGAAGCCATGTTAAATGGTAATACCGAAAGGTATCAAGAAGCTGAGGCTAAGGTTAATTCGCTATCTAAAGCGCTAGATAGTAAAATTAAACTACTGGACGATACTAATATCCGTTTAGACGGGGCGAATCGTCAGATAGAAAAACTGGATCTCCAGCTAGTACATCTGAAGCAGTCCCATCAAATGGATCTGGCCAGACTCAAACAAGAGTTCAAGGCGGCCGAGGATAAAAGAGAACGTGTTGACTTTAGTAATAAGGAAGAGATCCTCAGGCTCAAAGACGATTCAAAGCGTCGTGAGTCACGAGACAAACATGCAATAGATCAGATGAAGCAGAAAACCAAGATGTCCTTCGGCGTAGATTTGTTGAAAGGTTTGGCTGCTATCTCTGGTTTGCTTTTTGCGGGTATTAGATTCTTTACGACTTAACACATTTGGGGATAAAAGGATGTTTCACGTACTCGCGGACCGCATCAAAGAAAAGTATCCAAAGTTCAATCAGACGATTATGGAGGGTTTCCACCAGAAAGAGTTTGAGGGTGCTTTGCGCTACTACGAGAACGCGCTTCGCATCATCTTTAAGAGCATTGAGTCACGTGGAGTGTTTTTCAGGGGAGTGACCAAAGTACCACCTCGTGAGTATATCGACTACTTGATCAACTCGAGTACGAAGATCTACGATATTCACAAGGAGACTATCTATCCTGTCAAGTTGGCAATCGACTACCAGGATAAGTCGGGTCAGATGATCCGAATGCATGCGTACACCATGTTGCCGTACTGTGACAAGTATGGTGATATCTGGTTGCGCGGTGTGCACTATAGTCTGCAAATTGTACTGGCTGAGCGGGGGCTTCCTGTTACTAAGGAGAACTCGCTGTTCGTGAAAGTACTGGGGTTCAAGTTCAAAATCGGGACGGAAAACTTCAACTACGATTACGTATTCCAGCATGGTCATCAGGTATTGACGTCCACTGCAAGTATCAACTTGGCGTGCAACCGGTTCTATAGCCCTACAGCCGCCAGGAAGATCACTAGCAAGACAGTTCCAATCCCGTTGCTAGCGTGGTACGTGTTTGCCAACATTGGCTTCACAGAGGCCATGCGACGCTATGGTGAGTGTGAGTACGAGTTGGGCCCAGTAGATGCATTGCTGAGCGACTGCCGTGCAAAAGACCGTTGGGAAATTATCACACGGTCCAAGGCAGATAACCACAAGTACCTGGGGGAAACTGTAGTGCAGGATCTGGGTATTGCTTTGCGCAATGTCTCGCCTACACGTAAGACCCTCAACAACCTCGGTTTGCAGTATGCTGCTTCTTTGCAGTTCGTTATTGACTGTATGGGCAGTTACTTTGATGTAGAACGGATTGATGACCCGGACTATTGGAAGCTTTTGATCGGACGTACTTCGGTTAAGAGCGGGGATTCCAACGAAGCTATCATGCGGTTGATGTATAACCACTTTGATTCCATCAACGATTACCTGGATGAGGACTCCATCAAGAAGTTCCGCAACCAGGATATCGAAGCTAACGACATCTTCGATCTCTTCAACTACATTATCACCAACCGTAGTGAGATCGTGCAAACCACCGATCGTGCGTCCATGTTCCACAAAGAACTCTCGTCACTGGAGTTCACCATGGATAAGTTGATCACAGCAGCGAACAACTTCAAGCACGATATCAAGAACAATTCTGAGTTGAGCCAGAAGAAGGTATCGCGATTCCTCAATAGCAGGTTCCACGCTAAAGAGATCGACAATGCCCGTACTACCAACCTGATCCAGGAAGCCACTCCGACAGACGTTCCGTTTGTTGACTACATGTTGGGTTGTATTCCTCAAGATAAGGTGTTCACCAGTTCGTCTAAGAACCGTAAGAAGGGTGATTTCGATGCTGGGGATTCCTCCACGCATATCCACGCTTCCCAACTGTTTGTGAACAGTCACCTCAAGGTGTCCTCACCATGTCCAGACGGACGGGCGTATCTTTTACCTTGTATCTTCCTGCACGGCAAAGTTACCGGCTTGAACCCTAAGCACGCGGAGCGTTACGCTAAAGCAGAGAAGCGACTCAAAACGAGAGAAATTAACAATGGTCGGATCGATTAAACCAACTGGTCTCGGTGGCTTTGGTGGTTCACGCCCCGGATCGGTGAACTTGAACGCCGACCCTCCTCAATCAGATGGCCGTCAGGCTGCTGGGATGGGAGGGCTGCAAGGCGCGCAACTCCACCAGCAAATCATCCCTGGTCAAGCTATTAAGAACTTCCTTGCAGGGGTTGCTAGTAGCGCAGCCACTACAGGGGCAGGTGGTGGTTTCAACTGGAAGCACCACGGTGGCGGACTAGAGCAAAACGAGGTTCTAGCAGGGATGCTAGAGAACGGTGGGATCTCCCAAGATACCATCGAGTATTACATCGGTAAAGTAGAAGATCCGATGACCGTGTTTATGCAACACATGGTTCGTCGTCAACCTACGTTCTTTTACAAGAACTACCAGAAAATGAAGGAGCAGTTCACGGTTGACCAGGACACTGGCCAGATCTGCCCGCTCAAGAAAGAGTTTATTGATGACATTAATAAACTTCCTTCTTTCCACCAAACAGCAGCAATTAACGGTGGTGTCATTTTCGGTTATCTGTTGATCGAGAACATGCGGAAGTCTGGTAAGGAACAATGGTCCGAAGCAGACTTCAACAACGCATCGGAGATCGCATGTTACCAGGCGCTGTTCCTGGAGTTCCTCAACTGGCTGTTTAACACCAAGAAGGGCGTTTCATATACACACCGGCTCCCGAAAAAGCTGGAACTGCAGTTGAACAACTTGGAGACTATTAAGGAAGAGTTCTCCAAGATGTGGGAAATGTTTGATGTACCGTTTCCTTATGCGTCACTGTCGTTCTCCAATGCAGTCTCCACTCCGGTGGAACATGCACGGGTGTTTGACCCAGACCGTTATGGTGATTACATCGGGTATATCCCACAAGCCAAACGGGACCAGGCTTACACCAACTCGGATTATGAATCAATTAATGCAATGGTGGATCGTAATGTTGCATCCAGGCGTGGGGAATACTACCATGAACCCGCACCTAAACCGGCCGCTAGCCAACCAAATTTTGATAATGAGGTGAGTATGACTTGGGGTACTACTCGTAATGACTTCGACAACCTTACGCGGGAGAACATGCAGGATTACAACCTGCGTCGCTTCTTCAAACCGATCGGTCGTGACAATCATTACTTCATCCCGGAAACCGACTGGCGCAAAATCCAGAAGGTCTTCAAACGTCACCCAGAGATGCGTCAAGAGGAAGGTCTGCTGCGCGATTGCTATCGCGTAGTCGTGATCGATTTCGATAACAACGACGGCTGGTTCAGCCATGCCGTGCGAGCTGAGGGTCTCGATGTGGCACGTGTGTTCAGTAACCCAGAAGTGCTCCTGCCGCTCCTGGAGAAGCCAGAGAACGAAGGCGACCTGTATATGGTTGTTGCCGCTCCGATGGCTGACGTAGTAAAAGACGAGAAAAAGCTGGAAGTAGACGTCGAACGTATTAAAGAGCTGGGTGCTGGTATCCCGGCTATCGTAGTAGACGAACCAATCGTTGAGCAGAAGACTACTGCGCTGATGCAGAACGTCAAACTGATCACCGATCGTCTGACTTCCAAGTTCAAAGACAACAAAGCCGCAGTAGTGTTCGACACCCTGGTCGAGTGGGATGTTTTCAGCTGCGTCAAGCCAGAAGACAAAACTCGCCTGTTCCAAGATGCACCTTACCTGTTCAGCGATGCCGAGTTGAAAGACAACGAGCGTCCGTCGGTACTGAATGCCGGTAAGCATCTGCGTCGCCTGTTCAACGAAAACGTTATCGACAACAACGTAGCTGGGTTTATCAACAGCCGTATGACCGCCATTGTGAATGAATGGTTGGTAAACGTCTGCGGCTACAATGCTGTGGACGGAAAAGGCGGTGGCGGTAAACTGCAGATTGGCAACTTCGTGTCTGACATCGAAGACCTGGCCAACGAGCTCCAAAAGAACGATGATCAGGCTTACGGTCTGCTGACCGACGGTGCGGTATCCAACTACCTGACCCGTAACCTGCGTATGTTCCACAAAGTTAACCCGCATGGCATCCCACCTGAAGAGATGGGTGTCATCGAGAAACTCAAGGACGACGTCGACCTGTATGTAGTACGTGAGTTCTACATGGCCAACCTGGTCAACGACAAAGGCCCGTACCACGAAGAGTTTAATGTGCCGTTGTACATTAAACGTAGTAAGTTCCCTGAGTTGTTCAAGCTCATGGAAATCGTGGTAGAAGATCCGGAAGCACCAACGACTGCAGAAGTCCACAAAGACCATCTGTTGCGTTATGCTGCGTCGGGTCACGTCTGGTTGTTCAGCTATGTCGGTGGTGACCGTAACGTGGCCACGTTACGTCATGTGGATACCGATAAGCCACTCGTGGTAATGGGCGTTAATTGATACTGAGTTAATTGCGCAATTAGTTTAGAGTAGTCCCTACCCACCCTAACGGGTGGGTAGGGGTCTATTATGCATTTTTAATTTCTAGGGGAACTCAGGTCTATATAACTAGGGTGAATAAGAACAGTAATTCATTTGGATTACTAAATCTTCTAAGGAGTTCACCATGTCTAACTATGACTACGCTGCGATCGTTAACGGTATCACCGAAGCTCATGGCTTCATTGGTGACGACAGCGATCCAACCACTCGTGCCATGCTGAGTGGCGTCGCACTGCTGCACCGCGAAGGTACAGTCACTCCCGTCGCACTGTTTGACGATGAAAGCTTTACCCTTAATGAGGTCTACCTCAAAGATGGTAAAGTGCGTCTGTCTCGCCGTGCTGTAGGTAGCAGGATGTTCCGTGACTCCAAACCAGTAATGGGTGGCCAAGTTGCGGTTGATCTGCGTGAGTCGGTAGTGGAGTACAACGCTACTCATGCGACTAGCGAACACGGTACCGCGTTCCTAACCAACTTCTACAAGATGCGTCTGGGCCAACTGGTTCCAGTCAAACTCTTTGAAGAAGGTGATGTGGCTGAGATGACTGCAGTCGCATTCAAGATCGATGAAGCGCGTCGCGCCAAGATCGGTCAAGTAAGCTTCTAACCGCTACACGTGTACGGTGGTCCATAGGGGACCACCAACACTCTTTTACTTATATTAAGGAAATGTCCATGAACAACGTAAACAACTTCGCAGCAATCGTTGACGCCATCAACTTCACTTCGGGTCGCATCCTGGATGACCACCACGGTGCTGGTGGGATGACTGTAGCAGGCATTGCAGAACTGGTTAAAGGTGATTCCCGGATTCCAGTTGTACTGTGTCGCTCGATCTATTTCTCGCTCAACCGTCTGTACCTGGACGAGCGTGGCATTCCTCACGTATCCCGTGAGTCTGTTGGCGGTGTGGTAAAGTGCCTTGATGGCATAACCCTGGAACAAGGTGTCACCAACTACAACGCAGCACAGGTGGGTCAAAAGTTCAGCTGCGGTTCGCTGGAGTCGATCCACTACCTGGTAAACGGCAAGCTGGTGCCGGAAGTAACTTCGCCCGAACCAGTGCAAACCGAAGCAGAGCTTTCCAATGCCCGTAAGGATATGATGGAAAGTGTGCTGAACGGCGAAGTCAAGGTAATCGGTGTAGCAGCAAAACCAGAGTACAGCGAGTACGATGCCATCGCCGCAATCCTCGGCGCTAACGGTGGTGAAGTAATTGACGACCACACTCCCGATAATAAAGTACGGAAGTTGGCTGGCATTGCACTGCAGGCAGGCCACCGCGGTTACAACGTTGTAGCTCTGGGCCGTTGGAGTCACTTCAGCATCAACAAGCTTTACATCGATGACACTACCGGTATGGTGCATCTGTCCACTGAGTCCACTGGCTCTGTGGTAGTGGGTGCTGACATCAACCTGGAAGCGGCAATCGAGAAATACAACGCCGACCAGGAACAGGTCTTCTACAAAACCGGTAACCTGACAAACGTCTGCTACTTCTAACAGTTTTAACGAGTTTGGGTTGCCTAGGTTCCAACCTACTCATAAAGCTGCATGCAGTTTATAAACTCTCTGGTTTGGGGAAACCCTGTAAACGAAAGTTGCAAAGAGGAATAGATTGTATCGCCGTTTAATGAGTTTGGTTTAAATTGGGGCCTAGGTGACCCTCCTAAACAGCTAGCGCTGTTTCCCCTTAGGACTCTTCGGAGTCCTTCTTTTTTTTTGTCTAGGAGAATATGACATGGCTAATAAATTCCCAGGCGGCGAATGGTACCCTCTAGTCACAGAGGGCACGGGTTATCCAGTAAAATCTACAACTGTAATGAAAGTACCTGGTGGGGTAATGATGCGCGTTAACTCGCGCGGGCCAACTGGTATGATGTCTGAATCGCTGGCATTTATTCCAGGGGCTGGTATCAAAGCAGACCCTAACCGTTCTGAGAAGTGGGCTCTGTGCTTGGAGATCCAAAACGAGGTAGATGTTTAATGACCCCGTGTAAGAACAAACTGGACAAATTCACACTCACTGAACTCGCCGAGCTCCTGTCTTATTACAGTGTCTATGACACCACCAGGAAATCTGGTGAAGACACCCGACCATCTGGTCCGGAGTTCAAGAAATATCTGGTACAGCGGCTTAAGGAGCTGGATAAGGCCACACCGAAACCTCCCAAGGAACCAGGTAGTTGGTACGAGATAGACCTTAATGTCATTAATGATACTAATGGGGTTAGCATGGTGAATGCCATCGCTGATATACTGAACCCATTAGTGCTGAATGGTGACAAAGCTATCCGACGTAAACCTAAAGAGCTGGCACGTGAAATAGTGTTGGGTCTTATGGAAGAAAACCTGTTGGTCGGCGGGCACATGAGCAGACGACTATTTGCCATCTTTACTGAAGACCCTTACGAACCAGCCCCGCATCGCTACATCCGTGTACGTGGTGTTGACTGGGTAATTTACGAACAAATCCACGGAGTAAGTTAATATGACCAAACTTGCATTGAACCTGCTATTGGAACAAGACAGTAAAGAGCGACCGTTCGAGTTCACCAAGTTCCCAATACTGGTGAAAGGGACTGAAGTATTCAAACCGTCCATCGAGGTTGGTTATCCAGCATCGGTTAATCCGGAACCAATATTCAAGCAGTTCCGTGCTATTCGTCGTTCCGGCAATTGGCCTAAAGGTCTGCTACGCATGCCTAACCTGGAGCATCGCATCACCACCTGTTTGTTGAAAGCTCTAGACCGCCATGACAAAGATGGACCATGGGATGATGTTTATTTCTACATGGAAGCTATCGATGCCCTGAGTGACGCCTTCCTCGGCTGCGATCGAACCCACGTACGTGTCCTAACTATCAAGGAAGACTCCGTTAAAGGAATTACTGGCTTGAATTTTGTCAGACGTAGGCATTAAGCAAATATAACCCCTACCCAGCCATTGGCTGGGTAGGGGTTATAGACGTTACTTCTTTTTTTGCTATTTACGCCTTGCCGCCAGTAAACGGATCGTAGTTAGGGGAGCTTGGATCATTGCTACCCTTACCACTAGCATCAGCGTCAGCATCTGGTTCAGTAGGTGTGTCATCACCAGCAGACTGGTCATCTTCCGTAGAAGTGTCATCGTCATTTGCAGGTGTATCATCATCACCAGGTACTGAATCGTCTGTTTGGGCATCCCCACCAAACGGATTGTACCCACCTCCCTCTGCGTCATCGTCGCCTGGAGCACCTCCAGTGCCAGGAATCGGATTACCATCTTCATCCAGCTGTGGCTCACCTTCTGGTACCTCAGGTTGCTCATCAAACAGTTTCTGCAGCTTGGTCTGGTTCTTCTTAATGAAGTCCTTGGTAGCCTTCTGCTTCTCTGTGAGGTAAGCGACCACAAACTCCTGCATGTTGACCTGCTGATGCACGATACCGTGTACCAACGAAGCAATACCACCACCTTTACCGTCGTTGACGATCTCGTCGAACGGCATTGGGATGTTGAACTTCTTGAAGGCCTCCGCGTAGAAGTAAGCTTTCACGTGCTTGTTGATCTCATCCGGTGTAGCCATTTCCGTATTGAGACCCAAGGTCTTAACAATGGAATCCATGATAATGCCGTCACCGGCCATCTCCATCCACTTCTCAACCAGAGCCTGGATCGAGTCCAATTGGTTCTTGAGTTTGTCAGTGGTTTCCATACTGGTAGGTTCAGGGAAGCTAACCTTAACACCTACAAAGAAGTCAGCCAGCAGGGTCTTGATAACCGTGCCGTCGTCACCAGCAATTGCTTCCTTGGCGTTGTCTGGCTTCCAGTATTTCTTGTTGTCCTTGATGCACTGAATCAGCTTAGTGAGCAATGGAGCGTTAACACGGGTGTGTTTCTTCTGGAAGTCCACAATGAACTCAGCCAGAGCAGCTTGCCAGTTAACAGCCTGGTTGGTAACCATCTCGTGCTCGGTAATAGCCTCTATCTTGAAGTTGTTCTGATCGTCACTAACGTCCAACCAACTCCGAGGAGTAAAGAAGTAGTTAGAGATATCATTCAACACCTTCTGACGAGACTCATCAGACACCGGCTTGAAATAGTTTTTCTCCATTTGCTGCATGTCGATTTCTGGAGCAGCCACTAACGGGTTGTCTCCAGCATTGATCTTAACGGTCAACGAGGAGTCTTTCAGGGAGTTTACAATCGACGGGACAGACAGCTGGGCACTAGCCAGCATCGAGTGGAGTTTAGGGTTTTGTTCGTAGAACGCAGCCCGCGCAATAGCGACTGTGTTGTTTGGATCCCCGTCTTCCTTACCGTGAGTCAGAGTCATCAGCGTGTGAGGCTGAGCAGCCTCCAGGTTAGCCAGAGCATCCGCTACGTCAAATGCAGCCAGACGAGCAATGTGCATCTTAGCCAGCTGAGTCAACGACTGACCAGTACCCAGCCGACTGAATTTCAGGGCCATGTAGGTAACTGCTTCACCAGGCACATACAAGCAACGCACACCTTGACGACGGAACAGACGACTCAAGAAAATCTTGTTGGTCTCTTCGTCAATAGTGATGCTGATGTTCTCAGCCTTGTCGCTCAGAATAGCCGAAGTGAACTGCTTGATAATCGACTTCTTGGCAATGTCAACGAATTCGGACATGTCGAATTCGCATTCCTTACCTTCTTGGATCACCCGCAGACTGCTAATGAGGTTGTTCTCACTACCAGCCTTGTTCTTATTGCCGATGCCGTTCTTGGTCTTGTTGACCGACTGGTAGTATTCCGGGTCAGCAGTGTTCTTGAGGAAGGTACCCTCCTCAGGATCGATCAGGAAAATGAAATCACCCTGACGCTTGTTCTGACCGTTGTAGTGGATCGGAATTACCGCTTCACTAGGAATGTGCCAAGTAAGACCACGACCGTAAGGCGCTACCGACAGTGTGTCAATAGGCTTAACGAACTGCATCGACTGGTGATGGATGTTCCGTGCACGGTAAAGCTCACGCGCAGCAGCTGCGATCATGGGCTCGTCAAGGTTCTTGGTGGTAGCTTCCGAAGGCTCTGCCTTTTTCTGCCTTACCTTGGTGTCCTTGTCGGTGATTGGATCTTTCGGATCCTTAGCCTCAGGCTGGGTGAGCAACTGGTCGATCATCAAATCGAGGTTCTCAGCACCCATCACATTGTGTGCATGGTTGATCCGGTCTTTCTCTTTGAGTTTCTGGAAGTACAGCACCGCCGGGTTGTCAGTAAAGGTGATCCCCATGTCGTTATCGGGGTCCACATCACTACCGAACAGGTTGAATTCCAACCCAGCCTCAGTGGTACCGCCGCTAAGAATAGCTTCAAGACCACTCACCTTGGATTTTTCAGGTGCATTAGGGTCGCGGATCATCTTGCCAATGTTCTTGGCGCGGACTTGACCATTAACCTCTACGAATTCCCGACGCAACTCCTCCAGGGATTTGTTGCGGTATTCCATGAAAGCCTCGGTACCTTCACGGGCTTTCTTTGGATCGAACTCACTACCATTGATCAAGTAATCCAGACCAGGACGGCTCAAGTTAAAGAGCACGTAAGACCCAGTATTCCACAGGATATCGTTGATAATTTTGCTGAGTTCTTCCTCGATCCTATAGTCGTTGGTGAAGTATTCTTCCCACACCTTCAACAGTTCTAAGTGCAACGCGTTGTTCTTGAACTGCGACGGCAGAGTGTCATAGGTGAGGATACGTTCCTGCTTACCATTGGGGTACAGCAGAATGGTGTTCCAGATCAACTCCGCTTTGTCCACATACGGGGTAATTGCCCGCAGGTCGGTTACGGCATTGATGTTGTTACTGATTACGTCACTAAGCCTTTGCAGCTTATATTGGTTGACTGTATCCGTACCACCGATATCCCCTTTCTCAGGTGTGAGACCGTTTTGTGGTACAGCGTTTCGCACCGTTGACTGAATAGCTGGCGGTAGGTTGGTAAAGCTCTTGCTGATTTGAGTATAGTCAGCGCGCTGGTTACCTATCGTCGTCGCTCGCACTCTGTAGGACATATTGAACCCTTTGGTGACTAATTATGAACAATGCGGATAAGGACAAGTTCTTCAGGGACACGTTCGCCCTAACAAGAACTATGATCGTCAAGATCGAACTCTGGGCGAAGCGGTACAACCAAGCATTGGAACGTGTAGGACATGTGATCAGTGAAGACAAGACCACGTGGCGTTACTACATGAACCTTAACGGCGATTACCACGAGACTGACGTCCCTATGGTGATCCGGTCTCTTGACACCGATGAAGAAATCGTCTTCAACAAAGAGAACCTCAAGCTGCACTTGGCTACCGCACGCGAGTACGCTAAAGGCACGTACTGGTTTAATCGGTTGGTCGCTGAATACCCAGCCCAGCCTACGCTGATCCGGGGTATCCTGCAGCCGATCCCCTATAGCGAGACCATAGAGGCCGAGGACTATAAGATCCTCCGTTACAATACCAAATTGGTACTCTGGAATGAAACCCAGTTAATACCGGAGTTGCAGAAATACATCAAGTCGGTAGTGTCCCAGATCATGGGTCACGAATACAACTATACCGACGACCTATTCATGCCGATGATGTCGGAGCTGCTTTATGCGTCGATCCTGCAAGGGATTGGGACCATCCGCTTAGAGCACATGCGCACCCGGCATAGTCACGACTTCTTTATTTGGAGTCATATAGATTCGTACGGCGAGTTTTCAAAGTACAAAAACAGCCTGACGCGTAAACAGACCATGTGGCTGTTCCGCAACATTGCTTGGCTGCGTAATAACCCAGGGCAGTCGTTTACCTTTGATAAGCTATTGCAAAATATGCTTACCGAAGCAAACATCCCCCTCGCTAAATATGACATGGTAGAAGGTACCGCCACCCAGGTAGAAGACCTTACACCTACCCCGCTGTACCGTCGCCTTAACCTTAACCTGATCGACGACTACGGTCGCGATCCAACGTACATCGATACCCCCGCCCTTATCGAGAAGCAACAACCACTCGCTAAGGACAACTACGACTTCACCACTATCTACCAGGAAGACGCAGTAGCCAAGGGCGAGAACTCGTTACACTCAGAGCTTCCTACTAAAGCGTTAGAGTCTGCCATGCGCGACTACACCAACCGGCACGTAGACACACTAATGTCGGTGGTTAAGAACGAATGGGTTTACCTAGCAGGTAACAAGAAGTTCCTGGGGCGTGTTATCGTTAACGATCCAAAGACCGGTAGACAGGTCCGTCTCCCAGTTACTGACGCTTACCACGTCTGGAAGTATTTGGTTGATTACTCCAATGGTGACAACCCTGTACATATCTGTCCGGTTTACTACCAGAACGTGATGCGGATCAAGCCCCCTACTGTCAAGGAAATCTTGGCAATTGGCGGTAAGAAATACGTTTACCCGAAATACTTGGCAGAGGACATCCTAGCGCTGTGGTTCCCAGTAGCCAATTTCGTAGCGCCTGACTACTTGATCCAGTACGCATTCGATGTGTACGAGACCATGTGGAAACACAAGAAACTGTACAGTCAGTTCTACGACCTGAACAAACGTGCGCGGGTTAAACAAGCCACCAAGACTGTTTATACGTCCGGTATCGTTAAGCTGGGTGACTTCACTCGGTATGACGAGTTGCTTAACGAGTACAAGTTCGACTTTAGTGATTACACTGCTGCTGAGTGTAAAGCGTTTGCTTGGGACATCTTCAAAAGGGTAACTGGCTGGGACACCAACATCCAGCCTAACATGCGCATCAAACAGAGTGACCTGATTGATATCATGACCCAGCTTAGTTCCTACACCATCCACGTCATTAAGCTGATGGACGATGACGTAGCGGTTACTGAACTGATTAACGAGGTGTTCGTAGGTAACTCGGACCTGATGGGTCCTGGTAACAAGCTTACTGCTGACTTCAGTGGCGTAGAGTTGAACTACCAGTCCAACATGGACGGTATCCGCAGCATGGACTCGTTGACCAGACTGTACACACCGCTTAAGCCACATATCGTAGCCAGCACCACTGCTAACGGTAAGTTGACTGATCGCAGCGTGCTCAAGTCAGTCAACTTGGAGAAAGACCCACGTCGTTACGCTGTACGTGGTATCGACAACTCCTACATCCGCAAGTTGCCGGTGGAAGAATGAATAAAGTCTTAGCACTTATCAAACAACGGTATTTGGAAGACAACCATATCCTTGATGCCACCGAGGCTTTGAACACCACGCTTACCCACACGGCTACTAACGCTAAAGGGAACGCGGTGTTCTTGGTGTCTAAGGCTAATGGCGACAACGTCTATTACGAGCACCAGCGTGTAGACCTCAGTTGCCTGGACATGGTCAAAACCCTAAGCATACCAAAACAGTATCGTAACGATTACGATGTAAACCATAACAAAGCCATGATCGCTAACTGGGTCACCCGCTACTCCGGACACCACGTCCTGGATGAGGACATTGCCTATTTAGTGCCTGATAAAGAGACCCTCACAGTGGTCCTGGTGTCAGATTCTATGCGCTTTACACCGACGAGCTTCAGGCTCATCCGTCTATAAGGAATTTACCCAATGGCTTTGTCCAACACCGACGTACAAGACCAGAACCGGTCGGAAGTACCTACCCAGACTACCACCAACACTGCCTGGGGTAACATCATCATGAAGTGTCTGGCCACCCGCCAGAGCTTCAACCTGCCACGTTACACCACGCTCAACGAGCTGTACAACATCCTGGCGGCTGAATCAATCGGTGCTAAAGCGGCCAAAGACTTCGAGTTGAAATACTTCGGCGTCGGTATCCGCGGTGCGAACTGCAATGGTTCTGACAACATGGGCGTAAGCCGCATGAAAATCAACCAGCACCAGCCGACCGACATGAACCTGTTCACGGCTATCCCGTTCATCTGCCGACCGATCAACGAAGACCTGGACAACGTCAACCGTGCCAAGTACCGCATGCGTGTGGTAAAGAACGGTTACGACGGTAACTCCTACGTGTTCTACTACCTGAAACTGATCGACTTCACCAACTACAACCCACAGGTTGCCAAGGTGGTGCGTGACGAGAACGGTAACGAAACCGCTACCCCACACGTACCGGTGCGGGATGACCTGTTCAACCCACAACCAATCGACTTCACCAGTGAAGGTTCGGTGGCGCTGTCGAACACGTACATCAACTCCTCGGGTATCCTGGGTTGCTCGCTGAACCAAGGTGACCTGCAAGAGATGGCCAACGCCTGCCGTATCCTCTACAACGATGCCAGCTATGCTGCCGTCAACGAGGTAATGCAGTGCTGGGGTGTAGATACTATTACTGACGGTGTTACCGGCGGTGCTGGTGTCGTACGTTACACTGAAGTGCGTAGCGCTGTTGCTGCCCACTACATCACTGAGCGTGACGCCCGTAGTGCCCTGAACAACACCATGCTCAACATGGATTACGACCACGGTGCCAGCGAGCCAATGCTCCTGCACACTAACGCAACTGCCGGCGCTGGTAGCCAGAGCAATTAATAAGAGCTGCCTATGGTTAAGGACTTAACAGTCCCCCAGGTATTGAGGGTCATTGCAATTGACCCTTCTACCACCAACATGGGGGTGTGTGTCATGGACGTCGATCTGTCCAAGCGCACACCCTTCAAGTTGGTGTACGTAAATACCATTAAAGGGGACAGGGTGTTATACGACATCCCCGAACAGTACGACGACACTATTAATGGTACTGGGGTATTGGCACGCTGCTATGGGTTGGCTCGTGCACTGGGTGGGATCATTGACGCCTACCTTACCGATTGGATCGACAAGGCTTGTAAGTTCGTTAAGGTGTGCGTCACGGCTATTATCGAGGATAACTACCTTGGTCGTAGCCCTGGTACCTTTAAGCAGCTAATCCAGGCTGTGGCTATGTTGCAAACACCTTTCATTGAGCGTGGTATCCACGTGTCTACCGTTACACCCATCCCTCCAAAAGAGACGGTAGGTGTAGTGGCTAAGAAATCAGAGAAAGAAGACGTCCACAACGGTGTGATGGCATACGAGCACTTAGACTCCGAAGGGTTCGATCTCAAGGTAATCGATGAGCACTCGTCAGACGCCACGGCTATTGCTCTGTACCGTTGTGAGATCATCGCTAAAGACTACGGAGTGTTTTATGCATGAATAAACCAGTGGAGGAGCAACCGGTAACTCCCGAAGAGTCCCCTGCTGTTAATGGGGGTATTGAACGGGAACTGTTTGGTAAGTGGACGATCTCCCTGCGTAACCTGGGCGGGATCCTTTCCATTATCACCATGTGTGTGGTTGCGGTGTTCAACGTGTACACTACACACCTGTCGGTTAAGGACGGTGGTGAATGGCCTAGCGAGCTGACACTGGTCATTGTTAACATCGGTCCGATTATCTGTGCTTGGACTTGGGTCAACGCCAACAAGACGATTTCGACTATCATGCAAGGAAGTGGCCTTACTGATCAGTTACGGAACCGTCTGGCAAACGTTATCAGCACCGATAAGAAGCAGAACGGTGATAACAGTACCAATGGGCAGTAATGCAGCTATATACCCTCCAGGAGCCTTTGTAGGGCTCCTGGAGGGTATATTAACTTATGTCTGCATCAGGGGGGAACTTTGTCTATGTTAGGCTGTGGTGCCATTTCAATGACTTTGTTCAAATTACCTACCAGCTGCTGGATCGTCCGCTTAGCAGCCCACACGGTGGTGTCTTGTGCATCAAGTGCTTTCGTGGTTTGAATCAAGTATACACGAGTCACTTGGTAGCAATACACCCGCTCAGTAGGTGAGAGACCTGGGAGGAGACAGTTATTCTGCTCCAACCACCTTGTCAGATCGCCCACCCTGGACTGAGGGGGGAGGGGAGCTACCTCCCGAAACTCCGGTGCTACTTCCGTTAGCTGTTTCTGAATCGCTTTCAACTGGGACGCGTACGTGTTGTACTCTATCCGGTCCGCCTGGATCTGGATAAATTGGGAGCCCTCCGAGACTGAGGGGTTGTTTGTGCAACCCAAAGTCAGGAGGAGGCCCACCGTCATAACTAGGCGGCTTATCGCCTGTACCGTATTCCCCCATAAGGAAATCATAATTCGCCTCCCTTAAGTCAGCTTGCTTTTGCATCATTTCCTTGATACCGGCAGTAAACACCTCGTTATCTTTAACGATTTGTTCTGACAACTGCGCGGTCCGTCGCATGGCTTCGGTTGCTTCTTTGATGGCGTTGAATGACTCGGCTTCTAACTTCACGGGTTTGGGGCTGTAGGTCTGCCATGCAAGCAAACCCAGACCAATCAAGACCGCAAAGAAAGTAACCATGGAACGAACGCGATCAAGGAATAACCATCCTTTAATTGCTTTTCCCATGTTTAGGTACCTTGGATGATGGCACGGATATATAACAAGTAACCAGGGTGTAATCGGCTGGGGGCGTACTTGCTCTTAAAGCCGTGGTAGAGATCCCCTCCGTTCTGGATACCGGTAGTTTTGTTTACGTATAACTTTTGAACTCCTATGTCGATATCTAGTAGTCGTCGGTTGATGATCCTTCTGGTGAAATACTTAGGCAACAAACCGTTACCAGTCAAAATTGGTAACTGTTTGGTTTCCTCGGTATGGTAGGTGAATGGGTACAGGTAATTGACCATGGGCTTAACACTGATGTCCAGATATGGGTTATCCAGGACAATAGTGAAAGACGATTTGTCAGTTAACAGCTTAGTGAAAAACTCTTTGGTACGGAAGAACCCTTTATCCACTACCATGCGTTCCTTAGCGATGACACTACTAAGGTCGATCAACTCCTTGGAGTCAAAGATAGCGGAGAACCAGTCTACCTTGTTGATGTTGATCGCAAAGGTAGTGTCACCAGTGGGCATGGCCACGTCATTCAGATATAACCGACCACCGATGGACATTAAGCAAGTCTTACCAGACATATTGACTGGGGACTTCACATGCAAGAAAGGAATACCGTTGATCTCTTTGAAGTCGATATCCGTCTCAGTGATCGGATAAGTCTTCAGGGTAGACACAGTGTTGAAGTTAAGGTAGTTGACGTGGATGTTATCATACACGTTGAAGTGTTTACCGGCATTCAGCAAGTAGGCACAACGATTACCTTTAACTGCACGCACTAAGTGACCATTGATGGTGAACAACCCACGGTTAACCAGTGCATCGAAATCTACGTCGCTGTTATCCGTTTTAACTACACGGATATCCGGGGCCTCTACAGTGTCCAAGGAGTCTTGGTGTCCGTCGCCCATGTCAGCATTACCGGGCTTGAGGCTGAACCAACGATACTGGATGTCGTGGGTAGTCACGAACCGGTAGCGGTCGCCTGGCAGTACGTTGCTAGTGATCAACACCGTAGTAGCTTTGCTGGTGAGCCACTGTTGGATCTTACCGGAATAGCTACCCAGTTCCACGTAATAGTTCTGGAGATCAATAGCCACTTGACGGTTGTTAGCCAGGCCATCCGTAACTACAATGATTAAACGACTGTACTCAGTAAATAATTTATTGCACGCCATGGCGCTGATATCGACGAGTTCCTCACCTTGCGGTGCTCGCCGGCTAACGCCAACCGCCCTTTGATAAGTGTACATAAAGGCGCTGACTCCTCTGAATTATATGACCTGAGACCGCCCCTATACTGCGTATAGGTGGCCTTTTATTAATAGGGTAGACTATAAAATGCCCTGGGAGACCTGTAAATGGCTGCTATTACTTACCCTTGGAACCCCTTCCAGGAACGCATCGATTGCCGAATCACTGATGAAGTAATTAAAACCTCTTCGGACAACACCCGTAAGGTGTTTGTACCCCGTTACGGCCCTTTCTATCCCAACGCTCCTTTGGCCGGCCAAGGCCAGAAATTCGTACTCCGCCGCCAAGGTAGCCAGACTGCATTGGTACCTGGCCAAGACTACGTATTTGCACACGACTTCAGTCGGTTCATCCTGAAATACAGCCGTAACGTATTCGGTGCTATCGTACTGCTCAAGGACTACCCTAACGAAGCCCTGCTGGCTTCCTATGACACCATTGGTGGTCCATTCATTCTGGACGACACCGCCTTTGCTAAGGTGGTAGGTGACGTACTGGTAACTCCACGTTCGGTAGACTGGAGTGCCCTGGTTAACGTACCAGATGACTTCCCGGCAGATCCACACCAACAGCCAATCACTCAGACCTACGACTGGCTGGAAATGTACACTGCGTTCAAGAGCCTGATCATGGTACTTACCAACACCCAGGACTCCTCCAGTGTGCTGTCGTTGCTGGAAGAACACATGAACAAGCGTCTGCCAGAAGCGCACCCGGCTAACAAGACCGACCTGGGTCTGTCTGACGTAGGTAACCTGATGCCAGCGAAGATCTCCGACCTGGCAGGCAACAGTCCTACCATTGCGGTTACCATCGAAGTACTCAAAGAAGCCTTCCGTAAATACGACGGTTCCACTCTCGATTTGAATTAAGGTGCTTGCTAATGAACTTCCCCTTAGTTCCCGAATACAAAACAGACCTGCTGCATGTAAACCCGGATAACCAGAAACGAGGGGAACCGTTCACTTTAGAGCGTAGTACCTACAGCCGTATCCTGGTGCCGCGGCATGCACCGGCATTCGCCAAGAGTGTGCGTCTGTACAACGCCAACCTCCAGGAACTGATTCCTGGTAAGGACTGGCGTATTTTCAAGATCATGCCAGCACTGACCGAGCTTACCGCTACGTCGGTAACTTGCATGATTGAAGTAATGAATACCGAAGTCCTATCGGGGTTCATTGATTACGATATCGTCGGGGAGTTCAGTCTGTTCGATGAGTCCCTGATGCAAATGATCGCCGAGATGGTTGGTCAGGATATCGACAAGGTGTCGTGGGATCAGATCCGTAACAAGCCGGAATGGTTCAAACCTAAGCTGCACGGTCATAGCCTGATCTACGATATCATGTATTTCAAAGACTTCGTGGATCTGGTAGACGGTGTGCTCACCATCGCCAAGACCCAAGGACGTACAGTAGTAGAGGCGAAAATCTCGCACTACTTCAATACGTTCACTAACTACCTCAACGCATACAAGACCGAGATCAAGGCTAAACTGGATGCCCACAAAGCAGCCTATAACGCCCACGGCCTTAATAAAGGCCATATCGGTCTGCCGCTGGTAGATAACTTCGGCACCGTACGTGGTCAAGACGCGCTGGTCAAGCGTAGCGACAAACACTTGACCCCAACCGGGCTGAAAGCGATCATCCGTACCCAAGCAGCTGATCTGGATAAGCTGCTGCCAGTCAACCAGTTGCCCATCTCGCAGTTTGGTAACAGTAACTTCATTCCACCATCGATCGCTGGTTCGTTTGAAGGCCTGGGTGGTATCTCGGAATCCGCAGCCATCTGCATGGAAACCGACGGCACTATCGTTATGCTCGAGAACCGCATGGACGGTCGTGTCCAGGGTCTGTATTTCTCGACCATTACCAACCCGTATGTGAACCCAAAACGTACCTACTCCGCTTACCAGTACGAACACCAAAAGTTCAAAGCTGAGAATAGCAACCCGGACCGTGTTGTTCAGGGTTCGGGTAGTGAGATCATCATGGTAATGGACTCGCTTAACGGCAAGTTCTTCCTGGGTCTGACTAACGGTACACTGGATCCTGGCAAACACGTTTACTCTTTAGTAGACATGTCTGCGGTTAAAGCAGTTTTCCCAGACGGCTCCGATAACCTGTTGTCTTGGGTTGGGCAGATGTCGATTGTCAGCATGGGCGACTGGATCTATCTGTTTGCTGCGTCACCGTACGTGAACAGAACCGCACCGTACCCTGCTGGTAACAACTTCCGTCACTGCTTCCGTGCGCCTAAGGCAACCGTACAGTTAACCAACCCAGTGGCGTTTACTCCGGTTAACCTTACGTATCGGGATGGTGACAACGTTCAGGTAACCAACCAGCCTTACTGGCGTTGGGGTACTCCGGTACCGGTACCAGGCGGGACTCCCGACGAGTACAGCAAATGGTACTTCACCTTCGTGCAGACTACCGGCGTTAGGAGTACTGGTAGTTATCGCTCACAACCGTCCTATGCCTGTGAGATTCCGACCAAGCCTGGTAAATACCAGTTACGGTTTGCTTCGGCATGGTGGGCTAACTACACCATTCCCAATTTGTCGCAAACCTTTAACTGCATGATCGAGATGGTGTACGAGATCGATCCGGCTACTAACGTCATGACGTTAGTACGCCAAACACCGAAGACTGCTCCAGTAGACTTTACTGCCGGTGATCACGAGTTGTCTAACACCATGTACGGTTTGGTGTTCCTCGACAAAGAACAAGGTTCGGCTATACTCGAAGACGGTACGTTGATTTGTTCTACTGCGGCATACCAGTCGTTCCCACGTGGCTTTGTCATGTATCGTGCTAAGGCGGCTAAATCGCGCTGGGCGATGATGAACCGCGGTTGGAACCTTGGGCTAGGTGAACTGGAACAGTACGTAGACCAAATGGAAGAGATTGTTAGTCCATTGAAGTCTTCGGTCAAACCAAGATCCTTCCTGCTAGGTAACAAAGGCGACTTCTTCTGTGCAGCGGATCCAACCACGTTGACGTTCAACCGTTTGTACTACCGGTCTTCGCCTGGTAAGCTTGCGCCACAGGCTAACGTGACTAACCTGTACCTGGGCAACATTTACGCACGACCGTTATCTAACGACGTACGTGAAGTCCGTGGTCCATCTACCATGGGTGGTGCTACAGTTACCGGTCCGTCTGCTTCGTTGGCAGGTATCACGGACGCCGGACTGGCTACGTTCTGCTTTGCTACAGAGACTCGTTGGCAGAACGGTGGTACTTTACCTGGAGAGTGGCCTACTACTGCGAGCTTGGATGACATCAAGTTGATGGTGGATCACACTATCCGCAACGAGGCTAACCTTGAATGCACGGTAGTGCCTAATGGGACCATCCTCTACCCTAAAGCAATCGTTGATCGCTTTAAGAACGAGGTGGCTGATCCAGCAGGTCTTGCAATTTGCCCTACTGTTATCGTGCAGGTATGTGACCCTACTGGTGGCCCGCTTACTGCCAAGTTCGGCTGGTTACCGGTGTTTGTGGTGGTTAGTTGGGCAAAGGTCGGAACTACCCAACGACGCACTACCCTGATGTCTATTGCTCCTACCTACTCCGGTGGTACGGACAAGACTGTCACTAACTACACAGTGTTGGACAAAATCCATTATGGTGAGGGTATCGACAACGTAGCCGCTGATCTCACTCCCACTAAATGGGTTGTGGCACTAGGCGGTAACCAACCAAACGGCACCCATGGCGCCATGCGTGTAGGTTATTACGTAGACGGTAACACCGTGCATGGTTACGTAGACGCAGGTCTCCAGGCAGCGGGTATCGGCGACGCGTTGGTAGTTAAGTTCCTCTTTAAATACACCGACCGTGCTAGTAAGCGTTGGTCTGCAACACCTGGTGACGTAGTTGGTTACATCATCGGTCAGTCTGGCGGTGGTAACCACCAAGCAGTTGTTCCGGATGGCGGGGTGGTGCAAGCCTATCCTCACATCACAACTACTGGTGGTGCTGCTACGATCTTCGAGTCTTACAACGGGAGTGGTATCAACTACCTGTTGGGTTCGGTTTACCCACAGTCCGGTTGGTTCTTGTATTTCCAGACTGAAATCCAGGCGGTGTTCAACGGTATCCCGTATACGTTCCCGGTGGGCTCGGTTGACCTTCGGACAATTGATCCATCACCTGGTAACAAGACGTTCTATATCTACGCAATGGTGGAAGACGGTAAAGCCACCTACGTGATTGCTCAGGATCAGCGACTTGAATCGCCGTTCCAAGTTTGGGTAGCCAAGGTAACCACCAACGCCACCCAGATCATTGAGATTGAACGTTTCAACGTATTCGCCATCAACGGCAACCGCGTATCTGAAATCAAACGTGGTGGTGCTATCCCTGCGACTTCTGGTCTTGCTAGCAAAGAAGGTCAGCTGCCATGGATTCGAGATAACGAACTTATCCCTTAACCACCCTAGGAGGAAGGGGGATACCCTTTCCTCCTATTAACCTCTAAGGTGCAAAAGTGGATATTAAGCTGATCAATACCTTCGATATCCGGGGGACTAACCCGGCTAACAAAGTAGTAAAAGAAGAGATTACGATTGAAGACGGCTGCCCTTGGGTTATTCCTAACGGGTCGCCGTTCTTTGGGGATTACCCCACCGGGGCACAACAACCCCTTACCATCGTCTATAACGAGGATGGCGGCGAATTAAAACGGGACCGGGATTACTTCATCGAAGAAGAGTTCATGCCCTTAGTGGTCGTCTCTGGACGTCCTATCATGTGTTTCATCCGGTTATCCGATGCAATTCTGGAAGCCAACAAGAAAGTCTTTGTAACTTACCAATCGGTAGGTGCGTATTTTGTAATTCGTAACGGTCTGAAAGAACTGTTAGCACAAACGTCGATGCCTGGCCGCAAATGGGACTGGTCGCAAATCATTGGTTTGCCTGATGGGTACCCTGCTAGCCGCCACTTGCATTCGGTACGTACCGAGATCGGGGACTGGTTTGAGATGACCGGGTTTTTCAAGCACATGGCTAACAACGTTAACCTGCGCGACTTAGGTGACGTTGGTGAAATCAGCCCTGCTGTTAAAGTCTTCTTTGACCAGCTGTATGCCCTGCGGGATACCAACAACACCAAGATCAACACCCACGCAGCTAACTACAACAACGCTCACGTTATTGTTAAAGCGGATCTGGATTTGGGTAACCACCCGAACTATGCAACGGGTACGCAAGCAGACCACAACGCTGGTACTGCTGCTAACCTGTTGGCTACTCCGGATGGCGTGTACAATCTGGTAGAGCAAACCCTGACAGATACGTCGATGTCCATGGACGTAGGGGTAATGCCCGTCAGTAAGTTTGGTGGTGACTCTTTTATCCCCCCAAACATCTCCGGTAGCTTTGAGGGCCTTGGATCTTTGTCGGTGTCTTCGGCCTTTTGTCTGGAGAAATCCGGTATCGTCATGATGCTGACACCTCACAACGACGGACGTAATGAGGGGTTGTACTACTCACAGGTAACCGAGTTCCAGTCGGATAACCCCAAGATCACTTATACCGGTTTTAAATACGACGCACCGTCACTGTTAAGTAAAGGGTTCAACCCTACGTCAGTAATCGGTGGTAGCAACCACCGGGTTATCATGGTGGGTGATGACAAACTAGATCGTTGGTTTGTAGCACTGACCAACGGCACACTCGATGCAGCGGCCCACATCTACACGGAAGTGGATATGGCCCCAGTATTAGCTAAAGGTAAGCAAGTACTGTCCGCCTATGCCAACAGTGACAATCGGATGAGTATCCACCTGATTGGTGAGTACGTGGTGTTGATTATTTCCCCTGGCACCAGCAACCAAGATATCCACTTGTTCTTCAAGATCCCAGTGGCACGTTTCAAAGAAGCCAATAACCTCCTGCAATGGGAACAAATCCTCTTAACGTATAAAGACTACGAGGGTACTCAATATACTGCGGTAGAGCGTTTCCAGCCAATGAAGCAAGTGTTGGAAAACGGTGCAGTTAAACGCTGGGGTCCAATCACTTACGCACAAACACCACTGTCGACCAACCGTGGCGGTAAGACGATGTTCCTGAATGGCAAGAAGCCCAATGACTCTGTGTCAGAGTACTTGTTCATTCTGCAAGGTAACAACGCCAGTTATCGGACAGCTTCGGATACACGTACTGTGTCCGCTGTACTTGGTACGGGATATGAGCTTAACCCGGCTACTGGTGTACTAACCGAGGTGTTCCGTACACCTTCGTGGACCGCTGATTTCGAGAACACCACGCAGGCTCAACGAGACGACTACACTCGTCAGCACTACTATCAGTTCTACGACGGTTATGGGCAAGCAGCAGGATCGTGCGGGGTTATACTCAGTACGGGTGAAATCCTGATGGCTACCTCGTCTGGGGGTAACAACTTCCCGGCGTATATGACCAAGTTGGTTTACGAGAACCGTAAGAGTGCTGCTGAAGTCCTGTCGCAACGCATGGACATTATCTTCAGCCCGATTGAGTACCAAAAGCGCATTAGTCAGACGGTGGGATCTCCATTGCTCAGCGGCGTGTTCCCTGGAAGCATGACCTTTGAACCGGACGGGGAGCTCTACTCTGCAACTGACCCAGTCACTAACACCCGCAGAACGTTCTTCCGTAAGGTGACTGGTCCGTACGCTGTAAGACCACAGGTGACAAACACCACCGTAGATAACATCAAGTCGCGTCCGTTAACCAACGATGTGTATTTGACTAACATGGCTTATTACGAGACCCCAATCGGGATTACTGGTAGCGCCGCTGAACTTACAGCAGGTGGTGTGGAGTGTGGTAGTACCTCGTTAGCATCGATGGGTTATAGCAGCATGGGTGCTAGCCACTCATACCCGCGTACTGGTGCTTTCTTGGCTCCTGCGGCTAACGGTATGTTGCTGTCTTGCCCTAGGACTTTTAGCAAGGTCCTGGATGACAGCACCAAGCGTGCTACTTACAAACCGGATAGTTTCTACGGTGTGCGTCAGGCACTCATCGACAAAATGCAAGCGATGATCCCAGCCCAGTTCACTAACTACACTCCGTGGTCGGTATGTTTCCACATGCTCGGCAACGAGGTCGGTGGAATGTTCAAGGGACTGAACCTGGGTGTTGCGGTAATTGCATTCCACGAACCTAGTCGGTCTTTCTCTAGACAGATGTTTGTGCTGTTCCGTCCGGTAGTAGAAGAACCCAATGCTGATCATCCTGATGTGCACTGGATTAAAGACATTACCGTACTGGATGTAACCGCGGCGTGGAGTTCCTGTCTCAACATTCGTATTCCGGAACAAAACCTGTTGGGACTCATTGGTGCACGAGCCAAAGCCGGGGTGTACATTTACCGTGATGGCAACAAACTGTTGTTCTACATCATGAACCCGTATACCTCCAACACCACATCGACAATCTACACCAGACAGACTGCACGGTTTGATGTAGATATCTCGACCAACAAGTTCGAGAACATTTACTCTTATCAAGCATCCTGGTCTGTTCCGGACCTGTGCGCACCTATTCCGAAGGTTGGGATGAGTGACGTTGGTCTTACTGGTGGGGTGGATAACTCGCGTATCAACACAGTTACTCCGGCGGTATTTGACTATACTGGTGGTGCGGCTCGATTACTGCACCGTACGGATCCCAATAATGGTACTGTTGATTGGTACATTGGGCCGACTGTTTATCCTGACGTAGTCTGGACTCTGTTCTTCCAGGACGGTATCCGAATCATGATAAATGGTACTGCTTACGAAATGCCGGGTGAAACGATCGACCTGTTGAGCATTGATCCTAGTCCCGCTAACAAGGTGTTCTACATCTACGTCACGCTGGAGGACCAGAAAGGTCGTTACGTCATCACACCTACCAAGCTACGCCACTCTGGGCGGTGCATGCACATTGCTACCGTCACTACCAGTGCTACGCAGATCCTCACTATCGAACGGCTCCAGCCTTTCTTGATTGGCGACCTGGAACTGAGCACTAGCCGTAAAGGCGGGATCATTCCTGTCAGTACGGGCTTGCCACAGGTTGAGGGTAACTTCGTGTTCCTCAAACAGAGTGAGCTCTTACCGTAACCACCGTAGGGGGCCTAGCCCCCTATTAACCTTCAAGGTGTTACAGTGGATATTAAAGTAATTAAAGACTTCGATGTACGGGGTACGAACCCCAACAACAAAGTCGTTAAGGAAGAGATCTTGATCGAGGATAAGACCTGTCCATGGGTTATTCCGAACGGTTCTCCTTTCTTTGGCGACTACCCTGCAAATGGGGTACCCATTGTAACCGTCTATAACGCCGCTGGCATAGCTTTAACCCGTGACATCGATTACTGGGTAGAGGAAGAGTTTATTCCTCTCGTAGCGGTTACTGGGCGTCCTATCATGTGCTTTGTAAGGCTGTCGGATGCTGTATTAGCGACGAACACTAAAGTGTTTGTTAGCTACCAGTCTACCGGTGCTTACTTCGTGGTGCGTAACGGTCTCAAGGACTTGCTGGAGAAAGTGAAGACCCCAGGGCGTACAGTTGACTGGAACCAGATCATAGATCTCCCGTTAACGTTCCCAGCTGGGCTGCACTACCACAACATCAAGACGGAATTGACTGGTTGGTTTGAGCTGACTAGCTTTTTCGTCCATATTGCTAAGAGCATCCAGCAGCGTCCATACGGCCCATGGCAGCAGATCTCTACTCCGATCAAGGCGTTCTTTGATCAGTTGTACGCACTGCGTGACGCTCAGAACACTCGTGTTAATGACCATTCGTTGAACTACAACAACCCCCATGTTTTTACCAAACTCATGGCGGAGATGGATAAACACCCTAACTACGCCACCGGCAACCTGGCGGATCACATTGTGGGTACCGCAGCCAATCTGTTAGCTACACCGGAAGGTGTAATGGCAATGATTGGTGACACGACGTTAAACACTGATGACTCGATGGACATGGGTGTTATGCCTATCAGTCGTTACGGTGGGGATTCCTATATTCCACCAAACATCAGTGGTTCGTTCGAAGGTTTAGGTGGATTGTCTGTGTCGTCGGCTATCGTTCTGGAGAAGAGCGGGTTACTGATGATGGTAACTGCGCACAACGACGGACGTAACGCTGGACTGTACTACTCGTATTGCACCGAGTACGACACCACCAAAGCCAACATTGTGTTTACTGGCTTTAAGTATGACGCACCTTCTTTAAGTTCGCGTGGCTTTACCCCTACCACGGTAATCGCTGGTAGTAACGCGGATCTGATAATGGTAGCTGATCTGAGCACCAGTGAGTATTACCTGGCACTGGCTAACGGTACTTTGGAGGCTAGCGCCCACCAGTTCGTGAAAATGGACATGACTGCGGTATGGGCTAAGGTAGGTGCTACTTACAAGGATAACGAATCCCGTACCAACATTCTGCGTGTTGGTGATTACGCTATCCTGCATATTGGTAACGGGGCTGGGATTAACGAACTCAGTACTTTCTTTAAGTGTCCATTGTCTGCCTTGGCCAACGCCTCTGATGCGACTTGGGTACACATGCCTGTTACCTACAAGGACTACGATGGTGTGCAATACACCAATGCCGACTCGTATCGTCCATGGGTCTGGCAGAGTGCTGCTCCTGAGGCTGGCTACAAGCGTGTAGGGCCTACCACGTTCCTGCAACCAGCAACAGCGGTTAACAAGAACGGCCGTACTGGATGCTTTGCTGCTAAGCACGCCACTAACACGGCACTCGGGTATATCTGCTTCATCATGTATGCCAACGCTTCTCGTTTGGTGAATGGTGCACAAGCAACCGCTCAAGGTGAGTACTCGATAGCTTACCAGCTCAACCCAGTTACTGGGGCACTGACCGAAACGTCACGACCCCCTACTAACGAGGTTGATTTCGTTAACCTCACTCAGGCACAACGCGACGCACAGTCGCAACGGTTTTATCGCCAGTTCTACAACGCTGTCATCCAAAACTCTACCGCCTCGGTGACTATGCTAGACAACGGAGATATTCTCATCTCTACTTCCGGTAGTGGTTTGAATTTCCCACGGTCCTTAACGGTTTGTATTTATGCAGACCGGGTAAGTGGTGCGGATGTAATGACCAAACCCATGGACAAGGTAGCGGCCCCGCTTGCCGTATCTAGGAACGTTGTACCAGTAGTTATGTCTCCATTGCTCAGTGGTACCACTCCGTCTCGCGCTACATACGAGGATGATGGCGAGCTCTACATGGCACAGGACCTTGCTGCTAACAACCGTAAGGTGTTCTTCCGCACGGTTACCGGTCCGTATGCAGTACGTCCGGAGTTAACTAACTTGACCTACAGCAACGTACGGTCTCGTCCATTAACCAACGACGTGTTCAACACCAACCTCACTTATGAAGACCCGCCGATCGGCATGAGTGGATCTGCGGCTGTGTTGACCGCAGGTAATACCGAGTGTGGTAGTACGTCCTTCTCGTACATGGGTTACAGCAGTATGGGGGCTAGACACCTGTTCCCTCGCGCTGCCTTGTTTAAACCACCTGCCGCGAACAACATGGTTCTCGCGTGTCCACGCACACATTCGAAGACCATCGAGACAGCAGCTAAGCGGGTTACTTATAAAGCAGATACCTTCTACGGTTGCCGTCAAGACCTGCTAGATAAGTTCAAGGCAATGATCCCTGCTGAGTATACGGACTACCTGCCGTGGAGTGTTTCGATCAGCCTGCTCCAAGATGTTGCTGGCGGAGCATTCAAAGGTCTTAACTTGGGTGTGGCGATTATCTCGTTCTCTGACCCTAGTAAAGCCTTCATGCGGTTGATCCACGTACTGTTCCGCCCGGTCATCGAAAACCCTAATGCCGATCACCCTGACGTGTACTTGTTGAAAGACATTACTGAGTTAGATCGGTCAGCAGCACACCGGTCTGCTGCTAACGTACGGGTGGCTGAACAACAACTGGTTATCCCAGGGGCTGTGACACAGAGTTCGCTGCAGATGTACCGTGACGGTAACCTGATCCAAGGGTTCTCTATTCTCCCGTACAGCACTAACTCAGTCGGCACCATTTACACTCGTCAGACTTCGTACTTCGTCATTAATACGACGACCAACAAGTTCGAGGCAATGACGGCACACAGTGTAGGGTGGAGTCCGGGTGACTTGACTGTGGCCATCCCTAAAGTCGGCCTTGCTGATTTCCGGGTTGGCGGGACTACTACAGAGAACGGCACGTTAGCCTTCTCTACCACCATCCCACCTTATGAGGCAACTGGTGGTGTAGGTAGGGTCTTCAGCAGGACAAACCCAGATAACTCGGTAGACATCTACATGGGTCCTACTGGCTATCCTGCGGTAGGGTGGACCGTGTTCTTCCAAGACGGTGTAACCATGATGGTAAACGGCACACCTTACAGTGTTCCTGGTACCAGCATTGACCTACGGGATATCGACTCAGCCCCATACAACAAAACGTTCTACGTTTACGTTACCTTGGAGGACCGTCGGGGGCGTTACCTGATCTCTGATACCAAGCTACGTCATTCCGCTCGGCGCATGCATGTGGCGACGATTACCACAAGTGCTACACAGATCCTGACGATCGAACGTTTCCAACCATTCTTGATTGGTGACCTCGAGTTGAGTTCCTACCGTAAGGGAGGAATCATTCCTGTCAGCTCTGGTCAGCCACAAGTTGACGGCGACTTTGTGTTCCTTAAGCAAAGCGAACTCTTACCTTAACCCAGCTAGGTGGCTTGTACAGCACCTAGTTTATTTGCAGGAGCTGGGAATGCTTACATTTGACGAAGCACAACCGTTCAGCGAAGACCCCAACCCCCGGTTCGGTGGGGTCATCGAGAAAATGAACGAACTCACGTTTTTCGTGGAGGAGAAAACCAAAAACTTCTCCGGCGACACCAGTGCTAAGTTACAAGGCTTTACCGATGCACTGAACTCGTTCATCCAGGAAGTAGTAGTGCCAATGGATGAACACATCAACGCACGTGGTCCTGTGCATGGCGAAAACAAAGCCACCGTAGGGCTTGGGAATAAGGATAACTTCCCTGCAGCCACCTTAGCACAACAGTTGGCCTTCGCTGACGTAGATGCCTTTGTAACGGTGCAGGGCGCCAAGCAGGCAGTAACCGAGAACACCGGTACTTACGACAAAACGGCTTACCAACAGAACGACGTGTTGCAGATGTCGTCCTACTACTACCAAAACAACTACCCTACTGCACTGCCCAGTACGGTAGAGATCCCTCGGTATTTCACCAAGGCAGAAACCAACGATATTTACCCAAGTATCATGCTAGATTCGGATCGCTTGTTGTTCACCACCGTAAGAAGTTCGCCTAACTACTTGCGCAATACGTATTTCCTCAGCGGCCCTACTCGAGCATTCGATAAGGTCCCCATGACGGAGATCCGGAACATCAGTTCTACCTACCGTCCACGCGGGTGGCGTTCTTCGTGCGCCCCTAGTACTAGCCGTACAGTCAACTTTTTCCGTCCGCTCCAGGATAAGAAGATTTTTGACTACAAGAACCAGACAACTGGATTGGCAGGCGCGGATACCATCGCCTACCTGCTGTTCCGTGGTTATGCTGGCGCTGCGTATAAAGGGCTAGGGGTTTCCATTAGTCGAACCGGGAACATCGTTACCGTTCAACCACGGTTTTTCAAGGTCAATACTCCGGACACTGATCCAACGCTGGTGGACTTGTTGGATAACACTTACATGGCATCGGTTAAGCCATTTGTGGGTGCGGCAGTTAACCAACCAGCCAACGATCCTTTCACAATAGACATCGGTCAGTTTATCTCCTTGCCAGCAGGCGCTACATTAACTGGTGGTGGTAACCGTTCCACTGACAACATCTCGTTGGTGTGGAACATCCAGGACGGCGAAGCTTACCTGTTCATGGCTATCGGTTGCTACGTGCGGTATTCAGACGCAACACTCAAATACCTCACCTTGAACTTTATCGTTTCGATTATCCCTGGTACGTTACGTGCTGGTGGTAAAGCAGCGATCAGTATTGTTTCTGAGGCCCCGCCGGATGTAATCCCTGCTGACAAGTCTGATCCAGTAGGTGCTGCGTTCTTTACGGTAAGTGATCAGTGGGATGTCAACTCTACTGTGCACTCGCCAGGGATGATCTTGGATGACGGGACTGTAATTAAGTCCAAAACTACCAAGTACAGCCTCAAGGTGAAGAAATACGAGTCGTCGTTTGCTAACCACTTGGAGTGGATGGTAGGTCCACGCCCGCGGGTACCAATGAACCAAGCGACACTGACTACCTACGTACCAGGTCGTCACAGTCCGTTTACGTCGTTGCCCGATCGGATTATCCCTATCTCGCAAGTAGCAGCAAAGACCATGTACTTGGTATACGGTCTGAACATGCAAACTGCACAGTACGGATGGAAAGAGATCTCTTGGGCTACCAACAACCTGATGGGTAACGTTATCGACACTAAGACTGGTCTTAAACAGCCAGAAGAAGTGACGACTAACAATAACCTCAAGTTTTTCCCAAGCGGTATTGTGAGTTACACCACTACGACACTCAACTCCGTGTCGAACACCCCGCTGGTGTTCACTGAGACGAATGGCTACAAATCCGTGAGCAGTTTCACCTACGCCGACGGTGTGCTTATCTTGGGTGACCCAGTACAGCTTAGCAAGGCCAGTCAGATCAAGATCAAAGGGTTACTCCCTGCGTTCTTGGAGCGTACTCGTACGCGTCGCCCGACTATCAACAACAGTCTGCGTAAGCCTTCGTTTGCTGTGTATGTACTGCCAGCTAACAACAAGGCTCTGTACATCCTCTCGGATGGTCTGGGTTCGGTTGAGGGCGGTATTGTCAACTATACCAACGTCAACGGGATTGTTACGTTGAATTTCAGCAGTGGTATGAAACTGGTTACAGCACTATTGGGTGACGCTACTGCGGTACCGGGGCTGTCCCGTGAGTCGAAGTCTGGGGATAACTTGACATCTGAGTTCTCCGACATGTTGATTCATCGTACAGCCACCAACAACTATGCAGTGGTGATCAACCGTCCGTTTGGTAAACTGTATGGTGACATCAGCTTTACCATTACCGGTCTAAACGCCGCTGTGCCTGAGATTGCCATGGTTGCTGTTAACCCAGCACGGCTGTACCCTGGTAGCTCGGCTATTGACGTAGTGGATGAGTTGTACCCTGCGTTCAATATCCCTGGTAAAGGCATCTGGCAGTATGATCCGGTAAACGCTACGGATTTCAGTACGCTGTGCACTAACGTCGCTAACCCTGCTGACCAGATCGATCCGTTCGATCCAAATGACGTGGGGTTTGTGATAGTTCCGTCGGGTACCAAAGTGGTGATCAACGGGCGGTCGTTTGCAACTGACCGTAGTTACGAGATCCAAGTGGACCCTACACTCACTTACTATTTGTACCTTATCCGTACCGGCATGAAGTTCATTGCGAACGCATCGCTTACACTGCGGGAATCGTCCAACAACGAAGTGATGATCGGGACTATCAAGAACGGACTATGGGAAGCCAACACTAGTTACATCGTGTTGAACAACCATGTAATCAGCGCTACTCGTCAGGGTGGTGCGATTCCGTTCTTCACCGACGACGGTGCAAACGGTACCAACAAGTTCTTCACGCAACGCGACCGCATTTAAACCCCAGTACTACTCCTACCGGCTTTACGCCGGTAGGAGTAGTTAAGGATATATCAGCTAGGCAAAGGTACACTGGTAGTATCTTCACCGCCACGCACACCACCGTGCAAGTGCAGGTTAAGACTAACCGTCATAGTACGTACATCAGTGAAGCCCCATACGAAGCCAGAGGTATACGAGTTACCAGTACGACGAGTGTCACCTTCTTGTTGGTAGAAGCCTACTTGTTCGTAGTTACCAGTCAAATCCCAGTTACCGATCTGACTAGTGTCACCAGTACGTTCAACTTTGCCTTTCCACCGAGTGAGACCGATATCGATGTTGGCTTCCTCAGCCTGGATATTGATCTGTTTGGTTTTCAGATTGAACGTATTATCTGCAAAGATAGACAGTTTGTCTGGCAGGTATAACGTACCCTCTTTCTTTTCAATGCGAAGTAACGCACCTTCTTCGTTGGTATACGTGAACGAGTGGTCTACGTCGTTCAGGTTTAGCATGCTGTGGTTTTTGGCACCAATCGTAATGGTACCATCTTTGGTGTTGATCTGGATGTCAAACTTGGAGGCTTCACCATTGCGTTCGCTAGTGCGGAACTGGACGAGCCCACTGCGGGTATCTATCGCGAAGATATAGAAGTTGTCTACATCGTAATCACCGTTCTCTTCGACCTCAGGGTTGGCGTTCCAACCATACATCACCGTCTCCATACGGAGTGTATTAGGGTTAACCCCATCCAGTGTCCAGTAGTACTGGTTCTGGCCAGCAATGTGGTAAATAGCTACCGGGGTGCCCTCCCGTACGTCAGGAGAACTGATCCGGTTAGAGTCGTCCATTTTCTTCCAGACAGCAGGAATACTGTTGGACTTTAAAGTGACACTGCGGACTTCTTCATTATAGGCGTTCTTACTTACCCGTTCAACTTGTTCCGCATTCGCCGACATACGGCCTTCTGCTTGCGGGAAAAGGAATGGACAGTAAACCATGATTTCATCGCTATCGGTTTCCTTGGTGGCGGTTACTGTACCCACCCCAAGGAACTGCAGTAAACTCATACTAGTAGCCCCATACTTTAGTGGACAAATGTCAAGGAATCTATACCATGCTTGGTAGGTTGATCTTAGAGAACTATATCCCGTTATTGTCCAGCGGGATTACGAGTGTTGACATGGATCTGCAGTCCATGATTAACCTCTTTATTGCGCCTAATGGCGTGGGGAAAAGTAGTATCTTGCGGGAACTCAACTTCCAACCGGCTGAGAACGGTAACTACCGTAACGGCCGTAAGTATGTTGAATGGCACGCAAACAAGAAAGTGTATAAACTGGATTCCCGTACTGGTGTAGGTAATGGACACAGCTTCCGTATTGATGACGGCCCTGAGCTAAACACAGGTGGTACGTTCAGTGCACAGAAAGAACTCGTGTATAACCACCTGGGTAAAGCTGACGCTGCTTTAATACGTGTGCTCAATGGTTTGAAGATTACCGATCGCATGTCGGCCATGTCTCCTAACCGGCGTAAGGAACTTATCCTCCAGATTTATCCAAACGATACCGAGTATGCACTGGGAGTTTACCAGAAGCTCCGACAAGAACGGAACGACCTCAAGTCCACGATCAAGAAACAGATCGAACGACACACGGAAGAAAACCGTAAACTCACTACCTTGAACAACTGTGGGGTGGATGAGCTCGAGCGTCGTATCAAGCAGATTGACACGGACTTACAAACCAGTCTGCTATTGCGTGGTGGGTTGGCTGCTGCTGTACTGGATCCTGAGCTACAGGTAAAGAACGCCAAACACAACCTGTTGGTTACCAAGTTAACAGTAAACAACATGAGTGGGGTGCAGTTCAGTAAGGAAGAACTCGAGCAAGCACATCTGACCGCTGAGGGTTTCCTTACCAAGTACCAAGATCAGGTTAACATGATCAAAGGTTCGATCGCAGAGAACGCGAGCTTCTTGGAGGGTATGGATGATCTCATCAAGAACCCAGGTGCCATTGAGGAACAAGCCAAAGACCTCGGCGAGGATTTGGCACGGACCGAAACCAGCATGGCTAACTTCAAAGCAGTACTGGCAACTCAACCGGTGTTTAGTGACGAGGAAATGGTTCTTACGGGACTGGAGTATGTAGCGGATGAATTCCGTGAGTACCTAAGCCGTGTAGTGATCGCCTCAGATCCAGACATTACTAGTGCAGCTTATAAACAGTACTTGGTGGACAGTGAACAGATCGCTAACCACTTGCGGACGCTACGCGGTAACCTTGAGCAGATGGAACACAAGCTCAAGCATTACCAGAATGCTAGTGATGTTGAGTGTCCTGACTGCACGCATACGTTCAAGGTGGGGATCTCTCCTAAAGATATCACCATGTTGCAGGCTAGTATCGAAGGTACCAAAGAACGCATTGCCAAAGGCGAGCTAAAGCAAGCCAAGCTACTGGAACTAATCGAGCAGGACTCCGAGTGGTTTAACTCGATGAACCAGTTGTACAACTTTGTACGGGCTAATGGTAATGTGCGGTGCCTTACGGAACTGGTGCGTGAGTACGGTATAGGTCGTTTGCCCCATGGCCCCCTCTGTAACGCTCTGTTAGCCTACGGCGGGCTTACTGCGGTAGTTGCTTATAGACAGACCCTGTTCGATCAGAAAGCGCTTGTAGATGGCCGGTTGGAGCTTATAAGCAAGAACAACGTTTTGGATATCGCTAACCACGTATTGGACCTCGAGCGACAGCTCCTGAGCGCCACTGGTAGAGTGAACTTCTACAAGCGTAAGGTCCATCTGTACGCCACTGAGCTCCAGGCAATCGCTGACTATGAGAAAGACCTGGCAGAGCTGAACATGCTCCGCACGGATTTGATCAAGTCGATAGCTAACAAGGCCAATGTAAGTCTGCGTGACTTAGTAGACTCGTGGATTAGTGAACTGTCTAGCGACAAAGACGCCTGCCTCACGTCCATCATTAATGCCAAGTCCTTAACTGCCGTAGTGGAGTCCATCACTGCTGATATCAACCGCATGCGTCATCGACTAAAGATCGTCGAGGTGCTGCAAGACGGTTTGTGCCCTAACAAGGGGATCATCGGTAAACTGATGAGTGACTTCATTAATACGCTGTGTGGTAATGTCAACGCAGTTATTAAGCAGATCTGGAACACCACGTTGTATGTAAAGCCGTGCAGTAAAGAGAACGGGGATCTCAACTACAAGTTCCCGGTCGTTACAGGTGAGGCGGATCCAACGCCAGACATCCTGGACTGCTCGGCAGGGGAAACCGATGTAATCGACTGGGCGTTCCGCTTTGTGTTCGGTGATTACGTAGGCTTTACCCCACCGTTGATTATGGATGAGGTCGGTGTGTCGTTTGACGAGATCAAACGCGGGCGGTTCTTTAACTTCATCCAAGAGTATACCCAGGGTAAGAACCCTCGGCAGCTGTTCATGGTATCGCACTACTTCGGTCAGTACGGGATTCTCAAGAACCCCAACATCATTGCCTTCAAATACGAAGGACTCACAATGCCTGGTGAACCTAACCGCAATGCTGTCATCGTGTAAAGGGATTATAAACCTATATTACCTTGACGTATCCCTGCTAGGTTTAACGGGCCAGCCATCTTCTAGGTAGCCAGCCTTAATGTACAACTTACAGGGAATTATTCCAATGCAAATGCCAGTTCGTGTGAACCAGGATGCTACTGGTGTGCTTACTCCGTCGTTCGGCGGTACCGGTACTGCATATATCACAATACAACAAGGTGATGGCCCTAAAACCGCCATCATCAACTTCTTTGGGATTAACCAGGCAATGGTTTCTTTCTGCTCTTTGGGCTTGAAAGGCCTCAACTATACCTGCCTTAATCCGCAAGTAACCTCGACGGATATGCAGTCAATCGAAAACATCATTCGTCATATGAACGAAAACATGTTGGGGTAATGTGTATGAGCCTAGATCGTGATGCTGTTGTACGTCGTTACAAACAACTCTGTGTCGAAATGGGGTTGGAGTACAAAGACGTAATTCTGAGTGCTGGCGCTGCAATGGTCTTGATGGGTGTGCGCAAACATACCCAAGAGATCGACGTAGACGTACCGGCAGCTTTCTTCAATCAGCAACGCGTGCGTAAAGGCTTTACCAATGGATTGCTCGGTGAGGCAGTTGCGTGGGACGGCATGGTGGATATCCACCCCCTCCCCGCACACTTCACCGACGGTGATGTAATGAACTATTTGGGTATATGGATATATAGCCCAAAGACCTTGATGAAACAGAAACGCAAACTGGCTAAACACAAAGACCGTGAGCCACGTAAGGCGGCACAAGACCGCTGCGACCTCGTCAAGCTTAAAGAGATAATGGATAACGTTAATGACGCTAAACGCCAGTTAGAGAACGCTGGTGTTAGCCTTGTAGCAACTAAGGTTTAACAATGACGCCAATCATTAGCAACACTGAAGTAGCATTGATGGTTACGGGGTTCGCCGAAAAGAACAACATCCCAATGGAGTGCATCGTGATTGGTGGGGGAGCCAATCTGATGTTGCGGGGATTGCGCACCCATACCAGCGACATTAACATCTGGATTGACGAGGAACACTTCGCTCGTCTGGCAGAGCAGGAAAAAGTAATTTGTCACCCGCTTGTCGATACTGTGTTCAACCCGAAAGACTTTGAGTACTTCTGGGTTCGTAAACGCAATCATTACTTCAAAGTGGATGAGTTCGACGGGATTCAGGTGTTCGACGTCCTGACCTGCCTCATCCACAAGCGAGGTGGTATCAATCGAGTAGAACGTCCACTGGCTAAACGTCAGCAGGACCGACTCGACCTCATTAAACTGGATGCCCTATTCAAGGAAATGCACCCAGTCAGACATACAGCTTGATTAGTACCTAGTAGACCCAATGGGTCTACTAGGTTTAACCTTATAGCTGCTATACGGTTTTTCAGAGGTATTTATGTTAAACAAGAATTCAGTGTTCGTGGAGATGCAGGAGCTCAATAATGAGATCCTCTACCACGCCGATCTGTATTTCAACAAGGACAATGCAGAGATCCCTAACCACGTCTACGACGATATGGTTAAGCGTTTCGATGAACTCAAGGCTAATAACCCTGAGATAGCAGAACTGTTCGAAATCCAGAACAAACCAGTACCGATCCACGAGCCGACTGGCGCTGGGTTGGACGTCGTAACCTTTGACAACCCAATGCTCAGCTTGAAGAAAGCTTTGTCCATAGAGGAAGTCACGGCGTTTACTGATAAACACCCAGACGAAGAGTGCGTTGACGAGTACAAACTGGACGGTATTGCACTGTCGTTGTTCTACGAACGGCAGCCAGATACCTGGATGCACCTGAAATCCATTACTACTCGTGGTAGTGGCCTGGAAGGTGAGGACGTTACCCACGCGCTGCCAATGTTCCAAGAAGGGCAGATCCCTACAGTTATCAAGGTAGAAAATAAAGATATCAAGTCATTTGAAGTACGTGGCGAAGGCTACCTCCCCATCTACAACTTTGACTCTTATAACGAGATCGCCCCTAAACCGAAAACTACACCACGTAATGCGGCCAGTGGCTTTATCCGAGCGCTGGAAAAGAACCAAGACCAGAACGCTAAGGGGTTGGTGCACTTCGGCATCTACTGGACTGACACCACGTTTGGTCGTAAGACGTACAAAGAGCTACTCCACTGGTGGCGCCTCATGGGGTTCCGACTGTCGCCAGAAGCTAGCGAAGACGATTATCGACGGAACCGTTATCTGCGTGAGATACCGGTAGACGGCATCGTCAAGAAACTCAACAGCTTGGCTAAGTGGGAAGAACTGGGAGTAACCAACAAGTACCCTAACTACGCAATCGCCTACAAGTTCCCTAACGAGGAGAAGGAGACCGAACCTCTTAGCGTAGACTGGCAAGTCGGTAAGACTGGGCGTGTGGTGCCGTGTGTTAATTACAAGCCTGTAAGACTGGGCGGGGTAATGTGCGATCGCGCTTCCCTGGACAACATCTATCAATTCTTGGCGCTAGAACTCCGTGCGGACTCTATTATCTCAATTTCTCGGAACGGTGATGTTATTCCTCGGTTGCATAGCGTTGTCGATGGTGGACACGGGGAGCTCTTTAAAGCTCCTACAGAGTGCCCTAGCTGTGGTTCAGTACTAGAGACACGTACAAGTAAGCTTAGCGCCGATCTCATCTGTAACAACGTCTCTGAGTGTCCTGCGCAGCTACTGATGCGTTGCGTAGCTCTGGTTGGTAAACGTTGCTTGGATATCGAAGACCTGGGGCCAGTCAAGCTGGGTCAATTGATCGACTTCGGTATTATTAACGACACATCAGATGTAGTGTCTATATTGAAAGTGTCCCACGTCGGTCAGAAAGTTTATGACCGTATTGAGGCGGCTCGCAGACAGCCATGGCATATCCTGATTAAAGCATTGGGGTTGCCTGGTGTCGATATTACACGAGCTAAAAAGCTGGCTGATGCATTGCCAGAAGACGTGCGTAATGACCGAGCACCTACTACTAATGCTCTGGACTTCCTGAAAGATCCTGAGCAGGTACGTAAGGTTCCTGGGTTCGGTCCTGGGCTGACTCTTAAGATCACCTCTGCATTGCGCAGAGAAGCGTTTTGGGAGAATGCCAAGGATTTGCTTAAGTGGCTCAACTGCACACCTTATACCGGCCCTGTATGCGACCTCAAGGGTGTTATCACAGGGTCTTTGGGTCCTGTCCGTGAAGAACTGATCGAGTACTTTGGTAACCACGGGATCGAACTCGTGGAAGACCTTACCAAAGACTGCCAGTTCCTACTGAAAGGAGAAAAACCTAGTAAGAGTAAAGTGTTAAAAGCAACCGCGCTGGGTATCCCTATGCTAGAGGGATCTAAGGCTTCCAGCATTGACCAACTGATCACCGCCATCAAGGAAATGCAGCAATGACTGATAAAGCAAAAACCGAAACCGTGACCAAAGAAAAACTTCCTGGGAAGAAGCCGGAACTCGCTGTGGTGTCCCCACCGGCAACTGCCAAGGTAGTGAAGGTATTCACCAAAGACGACCAAGCGGCTGCCAAGAAACCAGAAAAGGTAGACGGCCCCAAGTCATTCAAGTTCGGTCCGTTTGATTCGGAAACCGTCAGCGATATCGGCGGCGCAGGCTCCGCAGTACTGGACGCAATGGTAAAGGCTGGCCAGACCAAAGCTATGTTCGAAGAACTGGGGCGCCCTATGGGGCATTTCGGTAATCGTAAGGCGCCTAAGGGAATGTATGTTCCTAAGCTGTCTGATATCGAAACCGATAAGGTTTATACCCGTGGCGAATTCAATGCCGCTACCCATGGTCTGTGGGTAATGGGTATCAAGCTCAAGCCTGTTGCTACCGGCGTGCGCAAGAAAGCCAATGCTGGGCCTTACTACAGTTCCGGTTTTGACGTCGACCTGGGTCTCGATCCTAGTCAGAATCTGTTCACCTACCGTAGCCACATGACCGAGATCAAGCCGGACATGGAGTTCTCGGTTTACCAGTTCGAGTCGGAAGGCAAGATCCATACCTACATGCTGGACTCTACGTCCAAAGTGTGGATCATGGAAGACCAAACCGATCGTCTGGCCATGCCTTGGGTCACCGCCAAGCGTCAGATCCGCCACGACATGGGTAGTGCGGTAATCATGGTGGGCGCCACCATCACCCACAGTACCTGCTACAATGCGGTTACCCTGATCGGTGGTGTCCATCGGGCTTGCTTGTTCTCTGATTCCAGCGTGAACTGCCTGGAAGAAGATAAGAAGGAGCTCGATCTGCCATGGGGTGGTCGTAAACACGATGGTCGTGACGATTCCTACGATCTGAACCAATGCTACTTGGAACGTACCCACGCCATTCGTAGTAAGCTGTCGGGCGGTAGCTACTTCCAGTCGCATATCCGTGACTCCAAGGTCGAATGCCCAAGCAATGTAAAAATTGACATGTCACATCTGACCAATGCCAAGCTCTCTTCCAACAACATGATCATGTTGCACGGTGCTACACTCACCGACTACTGGATCCGTTGTAACCGGAACCTGTTGCTGGCTAGCCAGACCCTGAAAGACGGCAACCTGGAAGTCGACGAACTGTTCGCACTGAACAAACTGGGGATCTCGACGTTCGACAACCCGTTCGGTAGTTCGTACAACGTGATCAAACTGATCATGGTTGATCGTGACACCATGGAGCTGCAAAAAGGTAGCTCCACGGATCGTTGCAAACTCCGTACGTTCAAGGCTGATTACGCATTGCGTGATGACGTCGAAGTCTGGGTAGAGAAGGCTCTGGCTACCTACGATCGTTACAATGACGATCCGGACCAGCAACCTACTACCTCGACTGACATTATCACCAAGTCGATGATTCGCTACCTGGTGGATTCCATCATGTCGCGGATCGGTGTGATCAAGACCGCTAACCAGGCGATCGAGATCGGCCGTATGTTGGAATCGCGTGAAGCATCTGACATGCTGAACTATTTCTAACGCTTGATACCGGGGAGGGGTAACACCCTCCCTAGTTAGAGGTATTTATGTCCGCTAAGTTTTTTCATAAACGTAAGGCTAAACCAGACAATCGTCAGATTAAGGAAGCGCTGAAACAGAACCCGTATATCTGCTATACTGACGGTGGCTGTAAGAACAACCCAGGCCCTGGTGGTTACGGTGCGGTAATTATCAATAACGACGTTGTAGTAAAGATGTCGGAAGGTTATAACCTCACTACTAACAACCGCATGGAAATGATGGGGGTAATTGCGGTACTGGAAGAATTCGGTCCAGGTAAGCATTTCATTATCTGTACTGACTCCCAATACACCATCAACGGTTGTACCCTGTGGGTTAAGAACTGGGTACGTAATAACTGGATGACTGCTCAAACCGGTGAACCAGTTAAGAATGCCGATCTATGGGCAGTGATGGATGAACTGCTCAAGCTTAACAAGGTAGCATTCTACAAAGTACCTGGTCACGCCGGTGACCCGTTTAACGAAATGGCTGACGAACTCGCTGACGAAGCTGCCAAAAATCCAACACTTGATGACACTGGCTACGTAGCCAGCTTAGGCTCCTGAAATGTCCGATAACCCGCAATTCGATTTCATTCACAAAGAGTCATATTCGCAACGTTGCATTTCCCCGGAATGGATTAATACCCGGGCTGCTGCACTGGGTGGGGGTGACGATGCTATCCATCAGGCTATTACCGAAGCGTTTGACCAGTTGATGGTGCGTATCGGTGATAACCGTGACTACGATCGTGATCCAATCGTCTACCCACCGGATAACGTTGGTGACCCCTACGTTATGTTGATCCCGATCAAAAACGTAACCAAGAAAGCTAAAACTGAAACCCCAGCTCGTCTGCATGTCGCTAATCCAGATAATCGCCGGTCTTCGGTTCGTGAAGAATTCGAGATCCTGATCTTTGAGATAGAGCCATCCCTCAATAAGGAGGACTTGGCCAGAGACGCGGACGGTAACTACATTAACCAGCGGGTACAGGACAAGTGGGTTGGGTTCTTCCTGTACCACTTCAAACTGACCCAGACCAAATCGGCTACCTTCAAGGATATCCACAACAATATCCTGGGTCGCTATGTAATCGGTAAGGTAGGTAAGAATGGGGTTGCGCTGTTCAACCGTGCCCCTTACCGTCACCTGACACTTAAAGATGCTACTACAGAAGCAGTTCGTTTGGTAGCAGAGACTAAAGAAGCCTTTGGTATTTTCCGTTGTCTCGATGTATTCGGGACACCGGTTGAGGAGTATGATCGATGAATAATTTGGTACTAGCGGAAGAATACGTACAGCTTGTAAATGACCGGCGTTGTGAGCCTAGTGCTTACCACTCTATCGACAAGCTGTATAAAGAGTTGGTGTACAGTCGTCATTCGTTCACCGTGTTCAATGAGCGTGACAACGTACTGGGTGTTTACAACCGCACTGGCTTGTTGCCGATGGTATTGATCTACGACTACAAGCGTGCGTTCAGTCCAATCTGCTACATCCGTAAGTCCGACACTGGCATTGAAGTTTATGTCAAGCGTAGCGAGCTCCAGGATATCGAGGAACTTATCGATATCGTGAAAGCCTCCATGAACGAGATGATCATTAAGGGGTAAGTATGCCGCAGTTCTCCTTCCTCCGTGTGCGTAGTACAACACTGAATAAACCGCACCAAGAACGTTACCTGGACTTCCGTAAACACCCCCATATCGACTTGGCTGTTGATATGGCCGCGGCTAGCCTGTTTAACCGTACGGAAGACGCTACTCGCCACGCCCAGGTCTACTACGACAAACTCGTCAAAAGTCCGCAGTTGATCAATGCCTATTTGGGTAAAGAGTCCGAAGTAACTGTGGTCATTGACGTAATCCATTACACCGGTGAGTACGTTACCTCTTTGGTAGCTACTACCGAAACCCTCCACAAGATCCGGTTTGTGCCCAAGCACATCTAATCAAGGATTGATGATGAAACATAACGATAATAAACTGCCGGAGGCGCTTAAGAAATTAAGTGCCCTGCGCAAGCCACAACGCTTTTACACCATAGGGGAAGGACGTTACACCGTCCTGTTCAAACGTACTGTCCGCCGGGGGCCTACGCGAACAGCGAGCAGCACTGCACTGGTACCCGAGTCTTTTGTAGGCGCGCTTTATATCTACGACTCGGAATCCCATGAGCGCTCACCAATTTACACTGTCGATGAAGTAGGTATCCTGGGACTGCATGGCACTAAACCTGCTGTAGTAGAACAGCTCACCCTTATCGACGACCTGGTCATCAAAACGCTACGTATGGCAACTACTATGGATGGGATGAAATAATGGAAAGTAAGTACCTGATGGAAATTGACGAGTACACCTTCAGCTACATCGGTATTCCGGGGGCTGATGAAGCTGCTCGTCGCCTGGGTAAGAAGTGTGTCAAGGGCGACACCATTGTCCGCGTCCAGGTCAAGAACCCTCGTTATAAGCTCAAGGACTAATCATGTATCGTTTCTACAAGCACAATAACGAGTGGCGTTTCATCGAGAAAGGTGCCGAGCAATCCCAAGTTATCAACACTTTTGCTTTGGAGCATGTGCTGGGTGTCGTAGGTGCTCGTCCAGTGCGCATCACTGTGCCGCAGCCCGATAAGAATGAGTTTTACGTATACGTCGAGAATGGTTTCATCACCAAGGTCGAGCACGTGTACGAAGAAAACGCTTATCACGATGAAGCTAACGAGACCGGCGCGTATATCGCGACTCGTGTGGTAGAGAAAACCGAATTCTTTATTAAGGGCTGAGTTATGGAAAACCGTTACCCATTAAGCAAGTTTCGTCGTCGTGTAGTTGCCGAGACAATGAACTACAAGGTAAAGCCAGAATTCCTGTTCTTTGCCAAACGTCACCACCTGCAAACGGTTAGTGGCGACACCAATGAAGAGCGCACTGGCATTCGAACTGCTGCTCTTCGTGCTTACAAGCGTATCAAGCGATCTCGCGGCACCATTGTGTCTATTGGTGTCAAAAACCTAGAACATAAAGAGTGAGGATGGGGTTATGCCTCATTGGGATGATGACGACCCTCCAGGCTGGTTTATAATCGCACTATTTATAATTATCGTATTTTGTTTGTTTGGGATGTACAAAGGGTTTAACAGTTGGCGAGAAGCCTCTAATAAAGCCCGTTGTGAAGGCCTGCACAACAACTTCGATTGCCGTGTGCGACAACAAATAAAAGCTGACGCTAGGTTAGAGATTAAGCGCCAGGAAAAGATCATTCGGGATAACGAATAAGGACTTTATTGTGGCCATCGATTTACAACATGACGTAGTGGTGTTGTACCACAAGAACTGCCTGGACGGACTGGCATCGGCCTGGGTAGTGTGGAAAGCCTATAAAGGCGATGTGAGTCTGGTGTCTGTGCAGTACGGCGATGACTTCGTTGAAATGTTTGGCAAGAACTGGGATCTGCTGACTGGTAAGACAGTCATCTGTGTTGACTTTGCTTTCAACCTGGCAGAAACCAAAGCCCTGGGTGCAGTAAGCAAGCTCTTGGTACTGGATCACCACGCTACTGCCTGGAAAGCACTGGAACCCATTGCATGGCGTTCTTGGCCACGAGCTTATGAACAATGGGACCTGGTTAAAGACGATTTCGGTGTACCGGTGGTAGTGGTAGATGACCGCCATTCCGGTGCTATGCTGGCCTGGATGTGGTTCAACCCAGGTGCCGAACCGCCTAAGGGTATTGCGCTGGCCGAAGACTACGATTTGTGGCGCTTCGCATACCCAGAGACCAAGCACTGGTCTGCCGCTGCATTTAGCCACGAACTGAATGTAGAAAACTTCAATCGGGTAATGCAAGCCTCTATTGAAGAAGTGGTGCAAGAAGGTCGTGCCATCCAGCGTCATATCGACAAGACCGTTAAAGGTCTGTCTAAGCAAGCTCGCCGCTTCATTATTGACGAGTACGACGTACCGGTCGTCAATGCGAACTCACTGTTCCGTAATGAGCTGGGTGCGTTGCTGGCAATTGACGAACCGTTCTCCATGACGTACACCGACGGTCGTGACGGACGCCAGTACTCTTTGCGCAGTAAGAAAGGTACTGGTGTGGATGTAGGTGAGATCGCCAAGCGCTTCGGTGGCGGCGGTCATCCTAACAGCGCTGCTTTCCGAATCCCCATGGATGACGAACAGTTCTACCACTCACACGCACACCTGTCATCTACCCGTCCGGTTAAAGTAGGTAAAGACTGGATACAAGCACCGCGGTATGCAGAAGGGGTTAACTGATGAGCTGGACTTTCACCAAGAATAATTTCAGCTTTGATGCTTTCAACGTTGGTGGCCCACGTGACAGTGAGATGGTTGCTGCTGAACTGGAAGCACTCCGTATTAAAGCTTGGGAACGTTTGGCTACTCTGGGGTACTTTGCTCCAGAAGCCAAAGAGCTCCAGTGCTTCAATGTAGAGATCCGTGGCGGTCGCCATTACTTCGAGTCCCCTGGGCTGCCAGACAAGTTCACCTTCCAGGTAACCACGGTTCAGAAGCCGTCGTATGCGTTTATCATTACTCGTAACTACCATATCAAAGGTAAACGGTTCAATGCTGGTAAGTGCTTGGAGCCGTTCACTGCGTGTGGTAAAGAAGGCTTGATCTTTGGTAGCCGTGGTAAGGGCCTGTATTTGGAACAGTACGAGTCCATCCTGCGCGCGCTCACTGCTTGGAATAAACCTCCAGTCAAAAGGCCAACGAAATGAATGAAGGCTCTTGCATTAAAAAGGTAATGGACATTGGCCAAGAACTAGTTACTGACTTTTTGGCCAATGGTAACATGCGTATCCGCACTACGCAGTTACCCAGCCGATGCCATTTGGTATTTGCTAAGGTCTGGGATCACACCGAAGTAAATGCTTGTTTGTATGACTTCGAGGTATCGGCTGAACCAGTCTTGGTGTTTGGTCCTAATGTATATGACCCACGTCTACCAGATATTGATGCATCCATCTGGTTGGGCTTTGCAGAAAGCGCCAGGCAACAGTTTATCGTCGCCAAAGGGCTTGACAGCATCATTACTAGTAGTTGGGGTAGAGTTGCTCACGGGCCTGGTGTCGCACGTGCTCGTAAGGACACAGGGTTTATCTCGGAGTCCAGTCCACCCGAGCCAATAATGCCAACAAGGCCACAAGTAACTTACCTTACTAATGACCAGCCCAAGTGATCGTATAGGCTCTTACCCCTAGGGGTAAGAGCCGTACCTTACTTTATTTTTTGGAGTTGTGTATGGACCTTCCACTAGCTAAAATTGGTGAGAATGGTGGTGCTGATTACATAAAGCATTCCTACTACCATCAAGAGATTCCTAACAAGGAGCAATGCAGTCGTACGTTAAGAGTCGCTGCGTGTGAGCGTCTTGTAAAAAAGATTAAAAAGGGCTCCTGTATTACACAGATAAGTGTCCGTAGCAAGGTCAAGGAGTAAAGGAAATGGAACTGGATTTTAGCTATATCAACGTAACACTGCGAGACAACTTGGTAGAGGACGTATTTGCCGCACTCATGGAGGCAGGGTGTGCCCCTAGTGACAAACACGACCTGCACGTTACCATGATGTACGACGAACGTGAATTGGCTGAACCTTTCTGTTTGCTGGACAGCAGTAAAGAGTTTACAGCTAAGGTCATCAGTATGGGTGTGCTGGGGGAAGCTTACGTATTCCACCTTACGTCCCCACAAATGCTCGAAGAATTCCGCCTGCTCAAAGAAGCAGGTTACGAGCACTCATATGGTACCCCCATGTTCCATATGTCCCTGGGCTACAAACTGTCCCCACACGACCACCTGGCATTAGACCAAGTGTTTGCTACCTGGATGGGGCGTGAGCTGTATTTCGGCGATATGTCGTTCGGTATCAAGAAAGATAAGTAATTACTTATGGGCGGTTAATTTAACTTCTAGGCTATTATAAACCTGTATTACTTGGGTGTATAGGAACAAGAGTTTTGTACTCTTTAATAGTCTAGGAGTTTGTTATGCATCAGTTCGAAACTATCATTGCTGCTGTTGAACTCGCTATCCAGCACAGTGTCAACAACGCAATTCCAGCCATCCTGAAAGAGTACATCATGGATGAGCATTACGTTGCCAAACAAGACCGCCACGATCTGCTGGTCTTGATCAACAACAAGCTCGACACCAAGTACTCGCTCACTGGTATCAAGAAGGGTAATCCGGTCATCCTGAAAACCCTCCCATTCGAACTGCCAGAGAAAGCAGTTCTGGTCCGTACGGATAAGGTAATCGGGTCTACCGAAATCCCAGCCGACTCCGCACTGATCTCCCACACCCACACCGCCAACACCGCCCAGCAAGGAACCACCGAAATGCAAACCAACGCCCAACAGTCCCAAGCCCAAGAATCCAACCAGTCCTCGAACACCGAGCTGCGTAACACCCTGGTCCAGGACAACACCAAGCCAGGCAACCCAAGCAAGAAAGACAAGGCCAAGAAAGACAAGCGCGTCGAAGTGGCAACCGAAGAAGCCGACCTGGCCAAAGCCGAATCCAAGCGTTTCGCCAAGGCCTTCGTTGACGCCCACGCCAAGGGCAAGGTCAAGAAAGCTGACCGTCACGTCAAGCTGGCTTTCGGCATGGACTCGATCGACCAGTTCGGCATCAACGTCATCTACGCTTTCATGCGTCCGACAATCAAGTTCATGGTCAACGCGATCAAGGAACTGCCGGGCATGAAAGACGCTGGCCAGCGCGCCACCGTGTTCGAGTCCTGGGTCAATGGCGATGAAGACCGCGCCAAGGCCTTCAAGCGTTTCAACAAGCGTGCCAGCAAGGTCCTGGACAAACCAGACCACATCATGGCGATGTTCCTCCTGCTGTCGGAAGAAAACCTGCGGGTGTCGATCGAGTTCGCCAACTTCGCCTATACCGAGGCCGAGGCGGTGGAGACCGGCGACGACACTTACGCATTCGTGCGTGAGAACTCCAATGGTGTCAACCCACGCTGGACCGCAGCCGCTGGCGCTGTGATCGGCGGTACTGTCGACATGGCCATGAACGGCTTCGACGTATCGGCCATCGCTGGTGCTGCCATTGCAACTGGTAGTGCGTTCTACGCCGGTGGCCTGCTGGAAGACTCCATCGAGAACCCACACCTGCGCGACTTCGCTGCTGGTGCACTCGGCGGCATCATGGGCGTTGGTGGTGCACGTATCGGCCGAAACATCGGCCGTGCACTGAGCGACGATGACGAAACCATGGTAGAGCAATCCGACTCCACTGTGGTAGCGACCATCCCTGCTCAGGTCATCACCCAGCGTACCGAACCAGTGCACGAGTCCGGTGGCATGCTCACTGGCCTGGCTGCGCTGATGGCTGGCTAAACCTCAACTACTACCTACTAGGGCTCAGGCTCTAGTAGGTAGTTACCTTTTTCTTTTTGCATTATGGTGGTGC